AAATTAAGAAAATGTTTAGGACAACAATCAAAAGAAGGTTTATATGAATTGTTAAGGTTTTGTAACAAGATAAATACTTCTGTTGTTGGTGGTGCTAATAAGTTGTTTAAGTATTTTATAAATGAATATAATACAGAACAGATTATTAGTTATGCTGATAGAAGTTGGACAATGAATAATGGTAAAACTTTATATGATAATTTAGGTTTTAAATTACATTGTATCACACAACCAAATTACTATTATGTGAATAAAGGAATTAGAGAAAATAGATTCAATTATAGAAAGGACGTTTTGATTAAGCAAGGATTTGATTGTGATAAGTCAGAACATCAGATTATGTTAGAAAGAAATATTTATAGATTGTATAATTCAGGACAATTAAAATTTATTTTTAATATGTGAGGATAAAATGTCATTCAAAAAGTTTTTGGCAGAGCAAGAAAGAAATGTAGCACTGGAAAAGGAAGATATGGTGATGGGTGCTATTATAGATTTCTTTTCTTCTAGTGAGAAACCAACAGATAAAGAAGTTCATGAATTAGCAGAACAGCTTGGAATAGACGAGCATGAGCTTGAAGAAAAGATATATGAACTTTTGTCAGATTTCTTTAATGCTGGTGAGTATAAAAGAAATCCACCGGAAGAAATTGACGAGGAAGAACTGAAGAAGGGAATAAAGGTTGAGATGAAACATACGGACTCTGAAGCGATAGCTAGAAAAATAGCATTAGATAATCTTGCTAAAATGTCAGATTATTATTCCAAACTTGAGAAAATACAGAAATAAGGAGACTCAAATGAACTTTTTAGAAGAACTAGACAGATATGCTGAAGAAGAAGTTGAAGGTCTTGATGATGTTATTGAGACGGCTAGAAGAATTATGAAGAAGAGAGGAATAGACTACTTTGACGACGATCTTGGAATGGAGCTTGGTAAAATGTACGGTTGGGAATATATTGGAGATAATCTTCAAAAGATAATCAATGCTCTTGGAGTAGAAGATAAACAGCAATACTAAGGTATTTTTATGATTTTTTATTATTATCCACGAACCATTAAAAATGTAACTGTTGCTTTGATGGACTTATTTAATGATCTAAAGGTTCACAAGTACACATCAACAGGTGAATTCGTAAAGGAGTACAATGTTCCTATTTCATTTGGTCCCGTGGAGAAAGAACACCAAAATAGAATAGAAGATCATGAATATATAGCAAGCGCGACCGATGAGAATGGATATGCTCAAGTTGAATCACACGGTCAGAGATATTGGATTTCTACACCAAGAATCGCACTAGTTATGAATGGTATCGCTTATAACGCTGAAAGAGCATATGGTGTGAATGAATGGAGAGAATGGTTTCAGGAGATAATTGCTACCAGTGGAGTAAATGTTGATGAAATTCTTAGAGACTACCAACCAGCACCATATGATATAAGTTATACGATGCATATAATGACAGACTCTATGGATTACTTTTCTCAAATAATGGAAAATGTTTTACCATATTTCAACCCTGCTTTGTTTCTAAGAGTCAAGGAATTTTCGTTTCTTAATGTTGAAAGAGACTTGAGAGTTACAATGCCAGGAGTGGTTCCAGAGTTTATATCACCAGAGATATCAGATGATGATAGAAGATATGTTAATGGAACACTAGATTTGACAGTAGAAGCTTGGATGTACAGACCATTCGAATATAGCAATATTATCAAGATCATTGATAGTAAGTACTTTGTTGTTGATTCATCTAGTCCTGCTGTTTCAGCAACATCAGTAAGTAGCTCAGACTTTGATGGAATTGTTGTTTCTGCTGATACATTTAGTACTTCAGGATTTTTGTTTACTTCTGCCGATAGTCTCACGACAAGCGCACTTCCAACAAGTGCTCAGTACACATTCAGTGGAGATTACTTGGATGATGAGAAGGGCTTTAGATGGTTTACAAGCGCAGACACAATAACGTAAGGAGTGTTTATTATGGAAGGATTTGAAGGATTAACAAGCGCGTTCGACATAAAAGAAGAAGAAAAATTTGACAAAGAGGTTGAGTTAGTCAAGAATGATATTCAAACAATAGAGAATAGAAAGGAGATTGTCAAAGCTCAAGCTAAGAACCCTGCTGTTTTCCAGGACGAGGATTTTATAAGAAGTGAATTGAGAACGTTGATTATGTCAACTAGGACGGTTCAATATAAGGTCGAGCAGGATATAAAGATTGGATGTGACAATAGGAAGATAGAAGTTTACTCTAAACTAATAGAGTCAATCGGAAAACTATACAACTCACTTCTTGAACTTAACAAGAGCATATTTGAGGCTCATGTTAAAACAGGACAAGTAGATATTGAGGATATTGGGAACAACAAGATATCACTGAGTTCTGAGCAGTTGCTTGATATGATAAACAAGGCAAGTGAAAGAAGTGAGATGAATGCTATAGAAGCAGATTTTGAAGTAGAAAATGAAAACATTCCAAATAGAAAGGATGATTGATTATGTTTCAAGGTAATGCCAACTTAAGAAGATCAGGAGAGAAGGTAGACTACACGCAAGATATGATAAACGAACTAATTAGATGTAGTCAAGATATCATATATTTTTCTGAGAAATATTTCTACATAATTCACCCTGATAGAGGTAAAGAGAAGATAACACTTTACGACTGGCAGAAAAAGGTTCTGAAAGCTTACGTAGAGAATCCGGGTGGTAAGAAGCATTGTGTCGTTAAGATAGCCAGACAAAGTGGCAAATGTTTTTGTGAAAACAATCACATAAAGGTTAGGAATAAAAAAACTGGAGAAATTAAAGAAATATCTGTTGGTGAATTTTATGATAAGATAAAAAAATCTTAGTTTTTTTATATTTTTTTGTCATTTTGGGTTGAATATTGGATTAAGAAAGGATTTACTGAAGAGGAATCTACGTAAAAAGTTAAAGAAAGACAGACTACATTTAGCAAAGAAATTTGTATTAAAAAGTATGGTAAAGAAGAAGGTTTAAAAAGATGGCAAGAGAGACAAGATAAATGGATAAAGAAATTTGAAGAAAAAAAGATTATAAAGACAATCCTGAAAAAGTAATAAAAGACTGTTTGGAGTTTTTAAATGATTAAACAGATAGAACCTACAGATGAAAAATTTAATGAATCTTTTGAATTAGATGAATGGGAAATTGAAACTGAAGATGGTTGGAAAGATATAACTCATTTACATAAAACTGTTAAATATGATGTTTGGGAGCTAAAGACATTATCATATAGTCTTAAATGTGCAGACGATCATATTGTAATGGTTGAAGGGATGAAAGAAAAATTTGTAAAAGATTTAACTAAAGATGATAAAGTTATTACGAAGTCTGGTTTACAAAAAATTATATCTGTTGAAAAGTTAAGAGTTGAACCAGAAGAAATGTTTGATTTGACAGTTAATTCAAAGAATCATACATTATTTACAAACGGAATACTTTCACATAATACGACTATTTCAACAATATTCCTTCTTTGGTACGCATTGTTTAATAAAGACAAAACGGTAGCTATTGTTGCTCATAAACAAGATGCCGCAATTGATATCTTGAAGAGAATTAAAATGGCTATTGGAATGCTACCTCTTTGGTTACAACAGGGATTGACAGATGATGGATGGAATAAGAAGTCTGTTGTTTTTGAAAATGGTTCAAGAATAATAGCATCAGCAACATCTGCTGAAGCTCTTACATCATTGATGGTCAACCTTCTTTTCCTTGATGAGTTCGCAAAGGTACCAGCACACGTAGCAGAAGAATTCATCACATCAACTTATCCTGTTATATCAAGTGGTAAAACTTGTAAGATAATAATGATTTCTTGCGTTACTAAAGATACTTTTGTGTTTACTGATAAAGGTATTAGAACTGTTGAAAACTTTATTGATGAAAATAGAGAAGAATCATATGATGTTCCAGAGTATAAAGTTGTTGGTATGGGTGGTCTTAGAAAAGGTATTACTATGTATAATAGTGGACGTGTTAAGACTAATATTTTAAAAACAACTTTTGGAAAATTAGAATGCTCTAAAAATCATAAATTGTGGGCATGTAAAAATGGAAAATATGGTTGGTATAAATCATCTGATTTAGATGTTGGAGATTTTATTTCTATTAAATATGGTATGAATGTTTGGGGTAATGATGATTTTGTGGGTTTTAATTCAGAAAAATCAAATAGATTTAAAAATATTTTCGAATGTAAAAAAATAAATGAGAAATTGGCTTATTTTTTGGGTTTATTTTTGGCGAAAGGTAATGTCTATAAAAAATATAATGAGAATGATATATTTGTTGGGGGTTCTGTAACTATTACATGTGGAGATAATGTAAAGAAATATTTAGATGATTTGGGTTTAAGTTATTATTTTGATGGTAAGTTTCATTATAATATTATGTGTAAGGACTTAGTTTTATTTTTAGAGCATATTGGGTTTAATTTAAAATTAAAGGCTGAAGAAAAATATATTCCAAATAAACTTCTTTCGATGAGTAAGAAAAACATTTTAGCAATGTTATCTGGAATTTTTGATGGAGATGGTTACTCAAGAAAAGATAATGGTATTGTTGGAATTTCTATGAATTCAAAAAAAATGATATTACAAATTAAAATGTTATTATTAAATTTAGGAATTATTACTGATTATTTAGAAATTGATACAAAACCAACTAAAAAAGTTAAAAAAATAACTAAAAATTATAGATTATTGATGGATAAAGAAAATTCATTAAAATTTTATAATTTAGTTGGATTTAATTTTGAAAGAAAACAAAATAATTTAAAATTTCTTGATTTTAAAGGAACTAGAAATAGTCATGATATAATTCCATTTTCGAGAGAAATTATTAAAGAAAATTATTCTAATGAAGTTCGTAAAATGAATTTGTTTAATAATGGAGTTGGTAAAAAGGTTTTTTCGAGAAAATATTTATTGAAAAGAAAAAAAGAAATACTTGATTCTGAAAATGATAAATTGAAAATTTTTATTGAAAATAATGTTAGAAGTGATTTAAAATGGTTTAAAATAAATTCTATTGAAGAATCTGAGAATGAAGTTTTTGATTTTTCATTGAATCATATTGAAGATGATAAATGGTGTCATTCAGTTTTATACAACGGATATGTCGGACATCAAACTCCCAAAGGTTTGAACCACTTTTATGAGTTCTGGTCAAAGGCAGTAAGAAAGGAAAAGTCAAACAACTTCTTTCCTATTCGTGTTGGTTGGTGGGAAGTTCCTGGTAGAGATGAAGAGTGGAAGGAAGAGATGATTGCTGATATTGGACCTATTAGATTTGCCCAAGAATTTTCTTGTGTAAAATCAGAAACTATTATAAATATTAGAGATAGAGAGACAAATTTGATAAAAAAATTGAAAATAGGAGATTTATTTAAAGATAAATAATATAGAGGTAAGCAGAACGGCAATTCTGCAAACAGGCGAGTCCAATTGGCCTGTCTGTCCCTCTAAAATTTATTTATAAGGAGTCCAAAATGGAAAAAGAAAGAATATTTTGTAAGATTTGTAATACTCAGACCAATTTAACAATTGATAGTTTCAGTAGATATCATCTTAAACCAAATCATAATATGAATATGAAAGAATATTATGATAAATGTATTAGAAAAGAAGATGAAGGAAGATGTTTACATTGTGGAAAAGAAACTAAGTTTTATGGTTATTATAAAGGATATGCTAAATTTTGTTGTTTAAAGCATCAACAAAAGTCTGAATATGTTAGAAATAAAATTATTGAATCTTTTAAAACGAGAGATGTTGATAAAGAAAATGAAAAGAGAAAAAAGACTTGTTTAAAAAAATATGGAGTAAATTCTGCTGGTAAAATTTCTAAATCAATTAATAAAGCTAAAATAAGAAATAAAGCTAAAGCAATACAAAATATTAATAATATAATAAATGAATTGGGTCAAAAAATTAGTTTAGTTGAATATTTAAATAAATCTGAAGTTAGATATTATTGTGAAGTATGTAAACAATTTTTTGAATTAGATTCTCAAATTTTATATGATAGATATAGAAATAAAGAAAACATTTGTTTAATATGTAATCCTTTTGGTTTTGATGGAATTTCTAAATTAGAGAATGAATTGAAAGATTTTATTAAAATAAATTACACAGGCTTAATATTATTAAATGATAGAAATATTTTAAAAGGTAAAGAATTAGATATTTATTTACCTGATTTAAAAATTGCATTCGAATTTAATGGAATTGAATGGCATAATGAAAAATATAAAGATAAAAATTATCATTTAGATAAAACTAATAAATGTGAAGAAAAAGGAATTCACTTAGTACATATTTACGAAGACGATTGGGTTTTTAAACAAGATATAGTTAAATCAAGAATACTTAATTTACTTGGTAAATCTAAAAAGATTTTTGCAAGAAAGACTGAAATAAAAGAAGTCTCATATAAAGATTCAAAAGAATTTCTCGAAAAAAATCACATACAGGGAAATTGTGTATCTAAGATTAGATTGGGACTTTATTATGATAATGAATTAGTGTCTTTAATGACTTTTGGTAAATTAAGAAAATGTTTGGGTAATAAAAGTGGAAAAGGATTGTTCGAACTAATTAGATTTTGTAATAAGCTAAACACTACGGTTGTTGGTGGTGCTCAAAAATTGTTTAAACATTTTCTTCGAGAGTTTACTCCAAAAGAAGTTATAAGTTATGCTGACAGAAGTTGGACAATGAATAATGGTAATACATTGTATGATAAGATTGGTTTTAAGTTATATCATATTTCAAAATCAAATTATTATTATATTGTTAATAGGAGACGTGAAGGAAGATTCAAATATCGTAAAAATGTTTTAGTTGAACAGGGTTTCGATGTTAATAAATCAGAACATGAAATAATGTTAAAAAGAGGTTTATTTAGAATATATGATAGTGGAAGTATAAAATATGAGTTTAAAAACAAACACGAAATTATTGAATAGTTATGAAGTTGAAACACTAGGAAGAAGTTTAAATTTTAAAATTTACTTTAGAGATATTAAAAGTAAATAATTTGTTAAAGTTGACTTTTTTTTATTTACAAAATTATAATATATACAAAAGGAACAATTAAAGATTTGTTTTTTAAGGAGTTTATAAATGAAAAGAGAATTGTTTATTAAAAAGGCAAAAAAGATTCATGGTGAAAAGTATGATTATTCTTTGTTGGATAATAATGTGAATTATAAAAGTAAAATAGTAATAATATGTAAAAAGCATGATTTAGAATTTAAACAGAATCCGAATAATCATTTGAGGGGAAAGGGTTGTAAAATATGTGCAAAAGAAGAAAGAAAAAGAAAATTAAAAATGAATAAAAATGAATTTATTAAAAAAGCAAGAGAAGTACATAATGATAAATATGACTATAGTAAAGTTGAATATATTAATTATCATACTAAAGTTTGTATAATTTGTCCAGAACATGGTGAATTTTGGCAATCGCCTTCTAAACATATTCCAAGAAAATTTGGTTGTAAAAAATGTGGAATGTTAAATAAGACTCAATGTCAACCAATGAATAATGAATATTTTATTAAAAAAGCAAGAGAAGTACATGGTGATAAGTATGATTATTCAAAAGTAGAATATATTAAAACTCATAAAAATGTCAAAATAGTTTGTTTAGTACATGGTGAATTTGAACAATTACCATCTAATCATTTGAGATATAATAGAGGTTGTCCAAAATGTAACGCTAATTTTTCTAATGTTGAAAAGGATTTTTTAAAATTTATTGAAAAAAATTATTTTGGTGAAGTGTTGGTAAATGTAAAAAATATTATTAACCCATATGAATTAGATGTTTATTTACCAGATTTAAAATTGGCTTTTGAATTTAATGGATTATATTGGCACTCTGAAAAATTTGTTCATAAAAATTATCATTTAGATAAAACTTTAAAATGTGAGTTGAATGATAAAGAAATCCATTTAATACACATATATGAAGACGACTGGACATATAAACAAGATATTGTTAAGTCTAGGATACTTAATTTACTTGGTAAATCTAAAAAGATTTTTGCAAGAAAGACTGAAATAAAAGAAGTCTCATATAAAGAAAGTAGAGAATTTCTCGAAAAAAATCATATTCAAGGTAATTGTATATCTAAAATTAGATTGGGACTTTATTATGAAAACGAATTAGTTTCTTTAATGACTTTTGGTAAATTAAGAAAATGTTTAGGACAACAATCAAAAGAAGGTTTATATGAATTGTTAAGGTTTTGTAACAAGATAAATACTTCTGTTGTTGGTGGTGCTAATAAGTTGTTTAAGTATTTTATAAATAATTATACGTTTAGTTCTATTATTAGTTATGCTGACAGAAGTTGGACAATGAATAATGGTAAAACTTTATATGATAATTTAGGTTTTAAATTACATTGTATCACACAACCAAATTACTATTATGTGAATAAAGGAATTAGAGAAAATAGATTTAAATATCGTAAAAATGTTTTAGTTGAACAGGGTTTCGATGTTAATAAATCAGAACATCAGATTATGTTAGAAAGAAATATTTATAGAATATATGATAGTGGAAGTATAAAATATGAGTTTAAAAACAAACACGAAATTATTGAATAGTTATGAAGTTGAAACACCAGAAGGATTTAAACCTTTTGCTGGGGTTGGTGAAATTGAAGAAGAAGTTCAAATTCTTAAATTTACTTTGGAAGATGGTAATGTAATTGAAGTTTCCACTGACCATACATTTATTATAAACGGGAACGAAGAAATTGCCAAGTATCTTCTTGAAGGAGATGTTTTAGAAACAAAAGATGGATTAAAAGAAATAGTTAAGGTTGAATTAAACAAAAAGAAAGAAAAAGTTTATACTCTTCTTGAAGTAGAATCTTCCGATAATTCTTATTATACAAATGATATTGTTAGTAAGAATTGTAAGTTTCTTGGAAGTCAGTCAACTCTTATTGACTCCGATGTGCTTGAGAGAATACATTTCAAGGACCCAGTTGCTACAAAGTGGGAAGGACTTCTTTCTATATTTAAGCAGCCTGTGCCTGGTGGTGAATATGTGCTTGGTGTAGATACTGCGAAAGGAACCGGAAAGGATTATTCTGTTATTCAGGTTCTTCGTATAAAGAATGAATTTGATGTTGAACAGGTGGCAATTTATAGAAACAACTTGATAAGACCACATGACTTCGCTCAAGTATGTGTCTCTGTAGCAAAGTATTACAATAATGCTCATATGATGGTTGAAAATAATGATATTGGACAGACTGTTGCTGATTCAGTTTGGCATGAGTTTGAATATGAGAATTTGATTAATGCTGATCCTAAGGGACTTGGAATAAGAAGCACAAAGAAGACAAAGCTAAAAGCTAACATGTTATTGAAGGAGTATCTTGAAAAGGATAGACTTTCTATATGCGATGAAAAGACGCTTTACGAGCTTAGTAGATATGAGGAAGTTAGACCGAATGTATTTGCTGCTGGAAGACATGACCATGATGACTGTTTTAAGAAAGATGCTTTAGTCAAAACTAAAAGAGGTTATATACCAATCGTAGATGTAGTAATCGGTGACGAAGTTTTGACTCACAAAGGAAGATGGAGAAAAGTAACAAATTTAATTGAAAAAGAATTTGATGGTGATTGGTACGATATAAAATTCGAAGGTCAATTGAATTTGTCTTGTAGTTATAATCATCCAATTTATACATCGGATAGAGATTGGGTCTTCGCTAGAGATTGGAATGAACAATCGTGTATTAGTGTAAAAATGCCCCTGAAAGATAATGAAGATGAAAAATATTTGTATGAAGACTATGTTGAAAGTAAGGGAAATAATAAGAAAATTGATATAAAAATGGATGATAACTTTGCTAAGTTTTTGGGTTTATTTTTAGCAAATGGCCACGCTTATAAAGATGGTAAAAAATATCATTATAGAATGACAATTGCTTTTGATAAAAAACACACTGACTTGATTACGGAAATGAAAGAATATTTGAATTCTTTAGGAATTTCTACTTCATTAAGATTTGAAAAAGACAATAATGGTTGTACAATTCAGTTTGCAAACAAATTATTACATTATCTTATGAGTTATTGCTATGACGACTCAAGAAATAAAGTATTACCTTTTTATGCGTTTAAATTAGGTTACGATTTAAAATATGTATTAGAATATTGGTTGAAAGGTGACGGTTATGTTTGTGAAAGAAGTAAACATTCTAAATGTTTTGTTGGGGCTACTATTAGTAAAAAGCTAGCTTTAGATATGAGAGATATAGCAATTTCAATAGGCAAAAAAGCAAACATCCAACACGTTCACAAGAAAAAAATAAATGAAAAGGATCAATATCACGTTACAATTTATGATGATTACAACGGAAATTGTAATAGTAAAAGTATAAATGAAATTTCAAATTTTGAAGTTAGTCATAAAATATCAAAATCAAAGAATATAAAACAAATCAAAAAAAGTCATTTTAAAGGAACAGTATATAATATTAGTGTTGATGAGGATGAAAGTTTTGTATGTGATGGAATTGTTGTTCATAATTGTGTTACTTCTTTACTTTGGGCTCTTTACTTTATCATAACGGATGATTTTGAGGGAAGGACCTATGATTCCAAGTCAATTGAAGACGAGTATAATATTCGTGTTGGTGAATGGGAAGATGATATCCCTGACATGAGGGAAGAGAAAGATAGTGAAGCTGATCCGAGATGGATGCCTTCAGTTATTTTTGATGGAGATTTGTAGTAAAAGTATAAATACAACTGAATTAGTATAAATATTTTGGAGGATTTATGAGAGATTCGAGAAAGCCAAGAGCAGGATTAGCAGTCAAAAGCACTGCTAATATAAATAAGAAAGAGACTGATAAATTGAAAGAACCAGAAGTTGTTGAAGTCAAACAGTCATCGGAAAAGAAAGTTAGTAGAAGAAAGAAAACTTCTAGTCAAGATAATTAATTTTTGGAGGTAAACAATGGCAAGAGTATTCACAACCCCTGGTGTCTATCGCAGAGAGATTGATCTTTCTGAAATATTAGTCCCAACTGGCATTTCCAATGGTGGAATTGTAGTTAGATCAAAGAAAGGACCTGTCAATAGACCAGTTCTTGTCACAAACGACAAGGAATTTATTGAGGTTTTTGGTGAACCAATTTTCACTTCTGGAACAGATTCCACAACAAATGGAAAGCTTATTCCAGAATACGGATATGGTGCTTATGGAGCACTTGAATATTTGAAAGAGTCCAACAATCTCTACGTTGTTAGAGATTTCACGCCTGGTTCAGACAACTATGCTCATGTAGATGTTTCACCATCTACATTGGACTTTACTATTCAGAGTGCTGGTATTTCTGGAACAAGATGGGAAAGAGGTAATAGACTTGACACGCTTGACTATATTAGTATAATTGATGATTACGCAGACGATTCAGATGGTCACGACAAATTTGTTATTGGAGCACTTGGTCCTGGTACAGATGGTAACAGTATTGCTGTTACTATTGAGCCATTTAGCCCATCAGCAGACTGGAAGTTCACATATGATGAATATCCAACTTCAGCACATGCGGTTTCATCTGACACATTGACAAATGATGATTGTGCTGAGTGGTATCCAATCGGTAGTAAGGTTGCTAAAATCAATGTTTACGTAAAGTCAACAACACAGAGTTGGGATGATCTTTATAGAAACAACGATGATAGAAACGATGGAAGACTTTTCTTGTCTCCAGTAGAAACATTCTATGGTTCTCTTAGTGAAGACTTGAAGGATGAAAATGGAAACAACCTTTTCATCGAAAAGGTTATCAATGGGAACTCTCAGTACATTTATGTCAAGAAGGGAAATAGTGTTGGTGTAGAATGGGAAATTGAGAATGGTCCTAGTGATGACCTTATACCAACAGCAGAAATATCTGATACTGAAGAAGAGTATGTTAAGTTTGTTTCTTCTGCGACAACACAATCTAATAGTAATAGATTGATGATACTTTCTGGTGGTGAAAGTGTGAAGGATGATGGATTGAATGACATTACTGGATGGAATATATTCGAGGATAGAGAGAACGTCAATGTACAGATACTTATCGGAAGTTCTCATAATACTGCTGTCAAGCAGGAAATGGGAAGAATAGCAGCAACAAGAGCGGACTGTATTGCAACAGTTCAGGCTGGTGATCTTGATGCCGATACGACAACGCAAGTTAGAAATGCTGAATTGTATGGTTACAGAACACCATCTTATGTTGCTATCTATGCAGGATATTCAAAAATCTATGACAAGTACAACGATAAGTTCGTTTTCTTGCCAAATGCGATTCTTGGAGCATCTTTGTTCGCAAGAGTAGACAACATTGCTAATCCTTGGGAAGCTCCTGCTGGTATCAATAGAGGTACGCTTTCGGTTCTTGACCAGAGAAAGATTTGGACATTCGATGAGATTGGTAAGCTTTACGATAGAAATATCAACGTGCCGAGGTTCATAAGAGGAACTGGTCATGTTATGTGGGGTCAGAAGACTGCTCAGTTGAAGGCATCTGCTCTTGATAGAATTAACGTAAGAAGAAATCTTCTTTACATTGAGAACAACATCGAGACAGCATTGCTTCCATTTGTTTTTGAGAATAATACTGCTAAGACAAGATTGAGAGTCTTTAGCTTGATAGATGAGTTCTTGGCAGGTGTTCAGGCTGGTGGTGGATTGACAGCATATCAGGTTGTCGTTGATGAGAGTAATAATACTCCTGCTGTCATTGATGCTAATAGATTGAATGTTGACATTTACGTACAGCCAACAAGAGCGATTGAATTCATCCAGTTGACTACTGTTATAACACGTACAGGAATTTCATTCGAAGAAGTTAGAATTGCTACTGCGTAATTGACAAATGTTAATAAATATGTTATAATATAAAAGTGGGACAGTGGGTTGCAAACCATTTCCTGAAACCTTGATTAGTAAGGATTACCACTTTTTTATTAAATCTATCAAGGAGATTATATTGAAAAAATTAAACGATTCAATTTTTATACAAAAGTCAAAAAAAGTTCATGGAGATAAGTACGATTATTCTAAAGTAAAATATATTAATTGTGAAACTAAAGTTTGTATAAAATGCCCAAAACATGGATATTTTTGGCAACAACCTCAATATCATATAGGTAAACAGAAATCTGGATGCCCATCTTGTGCTAATGAAAACAGAAACAATTATAAAAGATTAAATACAACCAAATTTATAAAAGAAGCTATAAAAATTTATGGAAATAAGTACGATTATTCTTTAGTAAATTGTAAAAACAATTATGACAATGTTACAATAATATGTCCTATACATGGAAAATTTGAACAAAGACCAACAGTACATCTAAGAAAAAATGGAAAAGGTTGTCCCAAGTGTTGTGTAAACTATAAGAAAAGTTTAGAAGATTATTTGAAAGTTTTTAATAATATTCATGGAGATAAGTACGACTATTCTCTAGTAAATAATATAAATAACGGCCAATCTATGATAGATATAATTTGTCCGTTACATGGAATTTTTAAACAAAGGGCAATTTTACATTATAGAGGCCATGGTTGTAAATTTTGTGCTAATAAAGAAAATGGATTAAACCATCGCATATCTGTTGAAAATTTTATTGAAAAAAGTGTTAAGATACATGGCGATACTTTTGATTATTCTTTAATAAAAGAAATAGAAAATGTTCAAATAGGTGTTCCTATTAAATGTAAAGAACATAATGAAATATTTTATCAAAGACCAGACAATCATATGAATGGTAAAAATGGTTGTAAAAAATGTAAATGTATGGGAATTTCTCATTTAGAAAAAGAAATGATAAATTTTGTTAAAGAAAATTATTCAAACAACATTAAAGAAAACGTTAGAAACATAATAACCCCATATGAGTTAGACATTTATTTGCCAGATTTGAAATTAGCATTTGAGTTCAATGGCCTTTATTGGCATTCGGAATTATATAAAGATAAAAATTATCACTTAAATAAAACCGAACAATGCGAAGAGATCGGAATACATTTAGTCCATATTTATGAAGATGATTGGATTTACAAACAAGAAGTTGTAAAATCTAGGATTTTAAATTTGCTTGGTAAATCCAAAAAGGTTTATGCTAGAAAAACCGAAATTAAAGAAGTCTCTTACAAGGATTCGAAGGAATTTCTCGAACAAAACCATATTCAAGGTAACTGTATGTCAAAGATTAGATTTGGACTTTACTACCAAGATGAATTAGTCTCATTAATGACATTTGGTAAATTAAGAAAATGTTTAGGTAATAAAAATAAAGAGGGTTCGTTTGAATTGTTAAGATTTTGTAATAAGATAAATACTAATGTTGTTGGTGGGGCTAGTAAATTATTTAAATATTTCATCGGAAATTATTGTCCTAAAGATGTTATAAGTTATGCCGATAGGAGTTGGACAATGAATAACGGGCAAACCCTTTATGATAAATTGGGATTTGATTTAGATTCTATAAGTAAGCCCAATTATTTTTATATAAATAACATTAAAGAAAATAGGTTTAAATATCGTAAAGATAAACTTATAGAAGATGGATTTGATGAAAATATGTCAGAACGTGAGATTATGACAGAAAGAAAAATTTATAGAATATATAATTCGGGACAATTAAAGTATAAATACTTACAAAGATGAATTTGAGAGATTTTTGTAAATGTATTACAAATACTTTTAAAAGAAGACAATTTAAAAAATAATTTAAGAAATAAGGAGAAATAAAATGAATGGATTTAAAGAATATTTGAATGAAGTTTTAAACTCTAATGAAGGTGAAAAAGTTTTTCGCGTTTTTGGTTATGGAAATGACCTAGAAAGCGGCTTAGTTGGATATGTTAAAGCATTTTCTATCAAAGACGCTATAATTAAAATGTGTAAGAATCCAAAAAAAGTTTTCGGCTGAAGAAGTTAATCAACAAAAAGCTTTACGATATGCTGAAATGTACAGAAAACAAATGGAAGAAGCAAGAAGTGAATTAGATGGTCTTTCAAGGTTTTTTGAAATTTAAAATTACATCTAATTAAGCTGAAGAAATTTTAGGAGGAAAAAATGGCAAATTTAACAATAGAAGGAAGAGCAAAAACATTACCTGACATTCAGAGAACATGGATGTGGGAACTATTTATCCCATCCATTGCTGATGTTACGGATAATATTATGGGTGATGTAGAGGACTTGGTCATCAGAGCAAGAACAGCATCGATCCCTGCTCGTGGAAACGAACCAATTGAAAGCCAGTTCATAGGTATGAAACAGTTCTTCCCTGGTAAACCAACATTTGGTAATACATTTGAAGTTACTATAGAAGAGACTGAAGATCAGATAGTACATAGAGCACTAACTAACTGGCAGAATTTAATATTCAACATCTCACCAAATGCTGTTGATGGTGGTCAGTCATTGAGACCATTGAAGAGAGATGTTGCTAAGGATGTTTATTTGCTTATGTATAGATATAATGGTGACGAAATGAGAGAAAGAATTCGTTTCTACAACTGTTTCGTTCAGAACGTTGGTGATGTCGCAATGGCATACAGTGACAATGCGGCTGTTCAGTTTTCATGTACTTTCCAGTTCGATTTCTGGTCATTTGCGTAATATCTTCAAGATATCTTTCTTTTTCAATTTATAAATAAGTGTGAGGCATTATATGTCTCGCACTGAATTGATTTTAGCACTAATCACATCAAGGACAGAAATATGCCAATAGGTATAAATGGTATAGAATTACTCAGGTACTTTAGACAACCAGAAAATGCCTTTGGAAAATCTATTCAAAGGAACTGGCAGTTCTATGGATTTTTTCTTTACAATCCATTTCAAGGTGACACGGTTGGAAGAAACGTTGAGTTCCCTCCAGTAATTCAACCATTTCATATTTTGGATGTTACTATTCCTACATACAGCTTTAAGAAAGAAATAATGATGTATGGTCAGGTTCCAAGAACTTTTCCAGTGCTTGAGTTTGAAGGATTTGAAGTGGAAGTTGCAATGGAAGAAGATGAACAAGGTACTGTAGAGTATTTCATAAACTGGAACCAAAGAAATATAATAAATAGTAGTGGATACTATAATGCTCCTAACAAAGTAAAAATGAGAGCATTTACGGTTGAAGTCCAGGATAAAACTGGAGTTCCTGTTGTTTACTATATATTTCATGATATGTATTTTTTGAATGCTAGCAGTGCAACATATTCTTATACTGGTAATGAGAGTGTAAAGAGAACATTGACTTTTGCTTGTGATAGGATGAGCACGGTGTTTGCAAAACAGAATGTTTTAGCTCAAGGGGTTGGTGCTGCTAGTGGTATTGTAGGTGGAATACAGAATGCGGTAGCCGGTCGCCGTACATAAACTTTAGGAGGTTTATATGCAAATGAAAGATGTTAGTGATGATGAACTTAGACAACTTGAAAAGAATTCAAGACAATCCAATTCAAATCCAAATGAAGTTCCTGACAGTAAGATAATCGATATGGTACAGCAAATTAAAGAAGGTAAAAATCCCGTTCAACAGGGTCAACAGCAAAACCAGAATATTGTGGAACCAGAAATGCCAAGAACACAAGAGGTGGCATCACCAGCACAATTTACTAGTCAGATGAATTCGAACACGAATACAAATTCTAACTTTTGGAAGATAAACGGACTTCCATCTAAAGGAAAGTTTTATTCTGCTGGTACTGAAATTCTAGGTAGACCTATGAAGGTTTTGGAGGTAAAGAAGGTTTCGTCTCTTGGAGAAGAGAATGGAGATTTCATTCTAAATGATATTGTCAGAAGGACAACAACTGGTATCGTTCACGACGATTTGTATGTTGCTGACAAACTATACATTCTTTTTTGGTTGAGAGCAAACACTTATAGAGACAGTGGTTACGTCGTTCCTTTCATTTGTCAAAAGTGTGAGAAAAAGTCAGAATATCATTTTGAACTTGACAATCTTGAAGTCCAGCAGATTTCAGATGACTTTGATCCAAATAAAGAAATAAAGTTGATTAATGATACTATAACATATGACTATCTCAGAATTAAGGATGAGCTTTTCATTGACAGATTTAAAGAGTTGAACTATAATACTGTTGGTGATATTGATGATGAGCTTTTAGCAATGGCTCAGATGATAAAGACAATCAATGGTAAAGAGCAGACATTGTTACAGAAGTACCATTGGATTATAGAACTAGAACCGGGAGATTACTCTTACTTGAGAACTTACATGGAGAAGAAAGGAATGGGTATCAAGCCATTTGTAAATATCACATGTAAGCAATGTGGAGGTACCGCCGCTGTGGCGGTGTCCTTTCGCAGCGACTTCTTTATTCCCGAATATAAGTTTGAGTGATATACTTGAAGTTGAGTTTCAACTAGGTTACGCGATGGGTATAAGACCCAGCTTTAACGATATGGAATTCTTTGAGTTGATTTGGATGTACGAGAGAATGGCTGAGCAAAGAAACAAAGAGAATGAAGAAGCTAAGAAAGGTCAAGGTAATATGTCAATAGCTGATATGTTAGGAGGACAAGGTGCTAGAGGAACAAAATAAAGGACAGGACTTTGTTTCGCAGAGAAACCTAAAGAACCAGTTGTTTGGAAAGAAAAACGAAGATGTAGGGGCTCTTAATAGGACTATGAGTTCCTTTTCAACAAGGAATATCAAGGCTCTTGATAATCTAACCAAACAAATGTCCGTTCTTAATCAAAATATCCTTAAGATGACAAAACCATCTCAAGAAAAGAAGTCTTTCGTTAGTAAAGACCTAGTAAAGAAGTTAATTAAGGGGGTTGATGACCTTGAAGAACTTTCAAAAGAACAATTGAAACTTAAGAAGATGACAAAACCATCTCAAGAAAAGAAGTCTTTCGTTCGTAGAGAAGACCCAGTTAAGAAGTTAATTAAGGGGGTTGATGACCTTGAAGAACTTTCAAAAGAACGATTGAAACTTGAGAAAGAGAAGAAGAAAGGTAAAGGTCTTCTGGGAATGCTTGGTATGATTGGTGTTGGTTTGTCCGCTGCTATTGCCGGTAGTGGACTTATTGGTTTCTTATTAACAGGAAAAAGCGAATTCTTACACAGTGTTGTTAAGGGTATTAAAAAAGCTGTTTGGGATATTCCTAAATTAATGTTTAGTGGATTTAAAGGTCTGAAATCTTTGAAACCAGCTAAAAGCTTATTTAAAATTGTTGATGTAGTTAAAGATATAGGAAAGTTTGGAAGACTTTTGTCAAAGACCTTTAGTAGATTTGGATTCAAGGGTGTTGGTACATTGGTTGGTAGAAAAATTGGTAAAACTATGTCTAAAAAAGCAGCTACGAAAATTCCAGGTATTGGTACCATTTTGGGAATAATGTTCGGAATAAACAGATTCAGAAAAGGTGATATTCTTGGTGGTATTGGTGAAATTGTTTCTGGAGTCATTCCTACTCTATTACCAGGAGCGGGAGTACCTATTTCCCTTGCTATTGATGCTTTGTTGTTATTAAAAGATTTCAAGTCTATTGGAAAGAAGAAGGAAAAGAAACCAAAAAAGGGTTCAAAGATTGATATGAGGAAAGTTCCATTCATTGGTGGTTATATTGATTTTTTCGAGGGTGTGAAAATGATTTTCGGTGGCGCGCCAATGGAAGGAATTAAGATGGCATTACTTGGTTTGAATACTTTTCAAATACCAGGTATGGATTGGTTAATTTCTAAAACACTATTTCCTTTGGTTGATGGTGCTTCGTGGTTGATTAAAACCATACCAGGATTTATTGGAAAGACTGCTAAAGCTGCGGTTTCTATGGCACCAGCAGCATACAAAACGTTGAAAAAAGTTCCCGTTATTGGGTGGTACATAAGCGGAATAGAAGGAATTATTAATTTTGCTAAAGACCCAAAGAAGGGAGTAGAAAATATCGCTAATTTTATGAATAATATGATTCCTGGTTCTGGTGATTTGGTTCTTAAAGCTGGCAATGCTATTTTTGGTGCTGCTGATTGGATAAAAAGTAAAGCTGGCAGTATTCGTGGATGGGTAGCCGACAAAGGTAAAAAAGCGTCTGATGCTATACAGAAATTAGATAAATCTGTAGAAGAAGAATTGAGAACAACAGCAGCCAGAAAAGCTCCACAGGTAACCCCACAATCAGCAAAACAGAAGAAAGGGTTGTTACAGAAGTTTAAGAAAAAGGTTGCTAGTTCTCTTGGTGGAATGGTATCAGGTGCCCAGGAGATGATGTATGAAAACGAAAGACCCGAGAAAGATTCGAGAAAGAGAGGAATTGAATCAATTGCTGGTGAGAGAGGAGTTGGTTGGTACACATACAAACCTTGGAGTCCTCAGATAGGTGATCTCAATAAAGATATGTGGAATAACTTTACAGGAATGGCTAAAGAATATTTCAGTGAAACAGGTGACTTGATTCAGATAAACTCAGCATATAGAAATCAGAGAGATAGTGTTCATGGAGCTGGATACGCAATTGATATAAATTCTTCAAACGCAAACGCACTTGAAAGAATGGGATTGATGAAGAAGTGGGGATTCCACAGACCTCTTTTGAACTGGGAAGAGAAGAAAGAGACTTGGCACGTTGAGCCATATCCAGGCAGTGATTATGGTCCAAGAAACACTAATAACTTTGCTATAAGACATGCTGTTGCCCAAGGAAAAACTGACTTTGGTGGTGGTGGTCTGAATATGCCAAGAAATCAAATCGCTGGAAAGTCAAGTTCTAATCAGAAAGAAAAACTTGACTTATCAGATTCTACTATACAAGCACTCGCAAACGCAATGGGAGCTTCTTTCAAAGGTGCTATTCCAAGACAATCAAGAGGGGCACTTGGTGCTTCAGCAGAAATGAGAGGATAAAATGGGATTTTTAGCAGGAACTTTTGACAAATCTGTATTCAATAGAGAATCTTATGGTAGTGCTATTGGAAAGGGTGATAATAACGGATATGCTGTTGTAAGAATAATTCCAAATTCTAATAGGTTGATGAAGAAAGATAGAGACCCATCTATAAAAGGTGTATATGATGCTTCGAGTGGAGGTCTTAGTTTTAATATTGAAGCAAATTGGGCAGATTTGGGTGGTATTGGTGGGGCTGTATTACCAACATTTTCTAATAAAATTAAAGGTGCTATTGAAAAATCAAATCAAGCGGCTAGTGTCGGTGGTTTGTCAAATATTGGAGCAGGTCTGACATCTCAGCTTATATATCAAAAAAGCGGTTATTTGACTATAAAAGTTCCTATGATTATAGTTGACTGGGACGGTATAGGTCAACCGATTATTAGTTCATTATTATTGTCAAGATATTGTTTACCAGACAATATCTATGAGGGTGAAGATATTAAAAGGAAAGCCAAAGAGCTTAGAGAAGCTGTAGAACAAGGTGTTGAAAAACTGCAAGAGAAATTGAATGAAATGGCTACTAGTAAGGATAGTAGTTTAGGAGAAAGGGCCGTTGGAACTGCTGGTAGTTTTGCTGCAGAGGGTGTTGAAGTTGGTAAAGATTATACTCAAAAGTTAAAAGAATATGTTAGTGATAATGTACCAGCTTTGAGAGAGGCATTTATAAAATCGAAAGAAAACATTGGAAGTATAGATGACGCTTTTATCTTGAGAGCATCTCCTACATCTGTTACTGTAGAAATAGGTCAATATTTTAGCAATAATGATATGATTATAAAAGGAGTTGATTTTGAGTTCTCCAAGGAGATGACAGAGGCTGGTCCACTTTTTGTAAAAGTTAATTTGGATTTGAGTACAAGAAGAATATTGACTGATTTGTCAAGTGTTGGTTTACATGGAGCTCAAAAGAAGAGTAGATATCTTTCTGTTCAAGGTAATACATTATTAGAGGATAGAGGTTCTAACGCAACTGGATTATAATATGGCAACAAATAAATATCGTAGAAGTAACTTCACAGAAGAAGTAGAAGTTAATGGTGTTCTTGAACAGGATTTGCTTGACAACAACTGGGACTTGTTTGAGATAAAAAGACCAATGACATTTTTTACAGTTGGTAGAAGTTATATAGGAAGACCGGATTTACTATCTCTGAAACTTTATGGTAAAATGAACTACTGGTGGATATTGGCAAAAGCTAATCCAGAAGTTCAAGATTGGTGGAATGACATTGAAGTTGAAGATGTTATTTCAGTTCCTAATATTAGAGATATTGAGGATTGGTACTCTGCTGTCAGGAAAAGAAGGAAGAATAATGGATAGTAAGATTGGAGAATCTTGATTATGGAATTTGGCCAATTACCAGGACAAAATTTCTATCTTGAGTTGAGTATTGGAGATGAGAGATATAATCCAAACAATATTCAGTACTTGGTTATAAGAGAATGGATTTTTAATATTCTTCCAACAATAGAAATTCAAATTGTTGATGAAGGTTACTTGACAGAAGTTATCCCTATGCAGGATCAAGAGGATATTGAGATTTTGCTTGGTAAACATGAAGACGACGAAAATCCTCTTGAGATGACTTTCTCCTTGGATGACTATAATGTTGGAATAGTTGGTGATAATAGAAGAAGTATTATTACGATAACAGGACATTTGAAAGTAGATGATATGTTTGTATTGAAGACTAGGAGCTTCTCAAGACAGAATTCTTCTTCAGTGCTGTCAACCATTGCTTCTGAAGCGGGACTGACATTTAGAAACCCTCACAACATAATTCCTTCGGATAATATGATTTGGTATCAAGCATCCTTGAGTAATCTTGATTTCATAAAACACGTTCTGAAGAGGGCTTATCTACCAGACGATGTAATGTTTTTCTACGCAAATAGTCAAAACAATTTTATATTGACATCTCTCAACTCAGAAATTTCCAAAAAAGAAATTGGTAGAGCCAAATTCAGTGTAGAGAATTACGAAAGAAATGATGTTGATGAAGATGATCCAGACGATACGATATGGTTCAACTCATACAATATAGTAAACTACTCTGGTTACTTCAACAAAAAAATGACGTATGGAGTAACTCACGGATACTATGATTTAGAGAATAACAGTGTTTATAGAATATATTCAAATATAAACAGAAGTCTAACAGACCTTTCATTCAGAAACAGTAGTCTTGCTGGAGAACCTGTAAGATGCTCAGATTGTGGTGGTGGAGACTTTATAGAAAGAAACATTTATGGAGTTGAGTACTTTGAGTCTCTCGCAAGAAACAAGTTTCTGAAGCAGAACTTTTTTGCTAATTCTGTTGTGTTGAATGTAAATGCTCTTAGTCAGGTAAATCTTATGGATACTATAGATGTGGACATTCCTTCTTTGATATCTTTTGAGCAATCAAACGAGGTTATGTCTGGATTCTATTTAGTAGCTGGAGTCCAACATGAGATTTCAAACGGAAGTACATATAGAAAAAAGGTAGCTATAAGTAGAAATGGAATGAATAAGTCACCAGAAGTAGATTTTTATGAGGTAGAGTCATAATGAGAAATGAAGTAAGAAGACAGGTTGGTAAAAGTCCAATAGAGACAATGAATGATTTCATTGATAAGGATTTCGATTCTATTGATGCCGATGTTGACCTTCATACTGGAATTGTCGTAAACAACAACGACCCAGACAAACAAGGCAAATGTCAGATAAGAGTATATGGTGTCTTTGGAGAAGAGGTACCAGATAATGATTTACCATGGGCACTACCAGACTTTGGGTTTATTGGAAGTACTCTCGGTTCATTTGTGGTTCCTCCTAATGGTGCTCTTGTGAAGGTTTACTTCGATAGAGGAGATATCTACTTGCCACATTATACAACTAAAGCAGTAAACATAAATAGTCAACCAACACAAAAGGATGTTGACTATCCTGATAACATGGTAATGTTTGAGACTGATGAAGGTGATTACTTTACAATAAATAGAAAGAGTAAGGAAACCACTTTTCATCATAATTCAGGTACAAAGGTTTTGATAAATGCCGATGGTTCTACAGAAATTTTTAGTATCGGAGATTTGAAATTGAATCATTCTCCAGGTTCTATAAAAGTTCAGGGAACTGTAGCAAGTCCAATACCACCGCCTGGTGGACCTCTTTGTGCTTTGCCGGCGTGTTTGTTCACTGGAGCACCTCATTCTGGAAATGTAGCACCAACAGGTCCGGCAGTCCCATAAGGAGTTTTTGAATGGCTGAACAATCTATTACAGCAGCCGGTGAAAAACTTTCGTCAATAGTTAGAAATAGAGTAGAAGAATATTTTAGAAAGTATGACACACCGGATTCAGATGTTTATAACGTTTTTTCTGCTTCTGATAATTCTTCTGTATCTGCTAGAGTAAATGGTATTGTCTCTCATTTCTCGGTTGTGTATGGTATACAAGAATACATCAATAATTACTGCTATATTAATTTGAATCAGAACGGCTATGCTCAAGGTGTTGAAATAGGATGGTCTTTACAGAACGCACCAACCGTTGGTTTGATTGATCCTAAAGACTTGGATTTTTTTCCACTTTATATGATGCCAATGATTCTTAGACCAACAGAAACTGGATACGTTACTGATAGAAAAGAAGGAATGGAGAAATTTTTAAGAACTATTCTTCTTTGGTTAAGTGTTCCTTTTATGACCGCAAAAAGCCATTATCTCGACGACAAGTTTTATTTTGATATTGATTTAGTATTTGGGTTTGGTTCTGCGTATGATGAAATTGATAATACTATTGATAAAGTTCTTAATAAGTTTGACAACCTAATAAACCAGGGAAATATTAACCAAAAGATATTTTGGGACGTATTGGGTTCTGCTATAGTTGACTTCATTAATTTAAATGAAGTTTACTCCAGCCAAGCGGATGTTGGTGTTGGTGCTGTTTACGCAGGTACTATGTTGGCATCGCCTGTTCCACTATTACCACCCGCTTTGGGATATACGGAAGGGGTTGCTTCGTTCGGAACAGATTATTATGTTAACTTGGATATGATAGTTGTTCCTGGTGTTTTAGGAATACCAGATATGAAGCAACCATATTCAGTAAAAGTTAATCCAGGTTTCCCAAGTATAACTTATAGTGATTTGTCAAAAGGTTCTGAAACAACTATAGATGTTAATGTTCCCATTGGTAAAATTGAAGGTTCCACAACAAATATTTTGGATAATTTAATAACTGAAGTAAAACAGTCTATCAATGAAGAATCTAACTTTATATATATGAAGTTAACAAATGATTCTAACCTATCAGAATTAGAGATAGTTAATTATGTTGTTGAACTTATGAGAACTCTTGAAAGCTTGATTAATCCTGTTGCTGATTACTTAATTTCAAATATAGGAATAGCAATAGAGAATGCTACTAAGCTAATGACAAGGACTCAAAGAATAGTTGTTTGGGGAACTTCATTAACAGCAATTCAACCTTATGGGTATTCTATTTACCTAGAAGAAATTTTACCAATATACATAAATACCATTCCTAATATAAATACATCTATAACAAACATGGTAAATTCTGTTGATGGTTTGGCTGATAATTTGGGAATTGTTGGAATTCAGTCTATTATTGAAATTGCTTCAAGTAAATTAGTCAATGGTGCTATTCAACCAATATATTTTCCAAATGACGAAAGTGTATTTTCATATGATGATGTTGAAAGTTCTTATGAGAGTATATCGGCTTTGGTTTTATTGGTTCAGAATGCTGTTAAGATTGTTGCTGAGTCAAAAAAGACATCAAATAGTGCGGCTCTTACGGCCGCAAGTTCTTTGTTGGCAACAATAAAAGTATCAAATGAAACAAACGCAAACAATCCATCGACTGCGGCTGCTTTCGCCGCTAACGAAGCATCTTATAATCTATTAAAAGAATCGACACCTTTACCACAGTTAGATGTCAATATCACTGACCCGGATTATGGAATTCAAAATCAAATAACTTCATCTATTGAGAACGCATTTTCAGTCTATGCAAATGGTATTAAAACATCGATAACTGCAGAAGTAAACAGTATAGACCCGTCGAATGTTTTGGAAAGACTAAAAAACAACCAAGGTGTATTTGATTTATAATAAATACAGATAAGGAACGATATTATGGCTAAGACAATAAGAAACATATCAGAAAGATGGGCATACGACATTGACAAGAACCCTATTGACGTTGGTGAAATCTGGGATGTTGATGTTATAAACCAAAGTATTGAATTAATACTTGGAACACTTCCTGGTGAAAGATTGTTCAATCCTTCTTTTGGATATGGACTACAGTATAGAATATTCAATCTTTTTTCACAGGAAGAAGCAGAATCTATTCTGGATGAGATTGCTGAGGTACTGAGAATATGGGAAGATAGAATTACGGTTCTTGAAAGTGAAATGAGAGTCATCGCTGATGTTGATAGGAATTTTGTAATTTTGATAATTCCTTACATCATAAGAAGAACTAATATACAAAGTACCTTCAAAAAGAAGATATTTAGTAACGCATAAAGGGGTGTTTGAATGGCCAACAATTTTTTGAAATATTCTGGACTTACATATGACGAAATTCTTAATCAGATAAACGATAAGTTTAACTCTGATGAGCGATTCGCAAACTTTAGAGAATCGGCAATAGCACAAACAATGGCAGAGATATTTGCCGGAACAGCAGATTTAGTTACCTATATGTTAGAACGCCGCGCAGAAGAGTCATTCTTTGACACCGCAAGACTTCGTAGTTCTGTTATTCTCTTGGCTAGAGGTTTAGGATATGTGACACAAAGACCTATTCCAGCAGAAGCTAAAATCAAGATAAAGTTGAAAGGTGATTGGACTGGACTTGGATTGAACAATCAATCAACTATACAAATTCCTGTTCAATCAGTATTCTCTTACAATGGATTGAAATTTGTCTTGAAGAGAACATTGACATTGAACTATGCTGATTATAGCACTATACTTACATCTCAGAACGCAGAAACAAACTTCATACTAAAGGACTATCAGAACAATAGCATTGAAGTTGTTCAAGGTGAAATAAAGGAAAAGGTTATTGAAGGAAACACAAACCCACAGATTGGTTCAACTTTTCAATTATACAGAATAGATGATTCCGAATTCAGTAATAGATATGGTGAGGAAGACTATGATTTTCCAACAACAAAGGTTTGGGTTGGAAATGTAAAGAGTGATGAAACTGAATATAATATAAACAGAAGGTCTCTTATAGACTGGGAAGTAATAGACGCTGCCAATGCCGGTGAGGTTACTAAGGTATGTGTTGTAAGAACTGCTATTACTGAAGGTGTTGAAGTACTTTTCGGTGATGGAAGATTTGCTCAAGTTGGAGCATCAACATATGGTCAGGGTGCTGGCACTTCTAATGACAATGTTTACATCCAATATCTTGCTACCAAGGGATCAAAAGCCAACCAGGTTGGTGCCAAGGATAAGAAAATACAATTTTCTGGAAGAGTTTTTGATAGCAATGGAAATGATGTCACTGACAGAATAGAATTCTACTTTGAAAGTAATATTACTGGTGGAGCAGATATGGAGAGTATTGATTCCATTCGTGTCAATGCCCCAAACATTTATTACTCTCTTGATAGACTTGTTTCCAGAAGAGACTATGTAAGCTACTTGAAATCGTTAACAAGTCCAATAGATATCAAGAACGCAATAGCGTGGGGAGAGCAGGAGGAATTGAATGAGAGAGGAACCGACGCACTTCTAAGAATGTTCAACATTGTTTTCTTTAGTGTAGTTGGACCTCTTTATCAGACAGAAGTTTCTCCATATTATGTAAAGGATAAGTCAACGGGACTGGACACATCAGTTCTTGATTTCAACTACGATGATGATGAATTGAACCAAAGAAACTACTTCAATGTTTACATTAAGGGATCGGAGGATAGTAGCAATCTTGTTCAACAATTGAAGAACTACCAAACATCAACGTTTGTATGGAAGTTGAGAGGAGATCAGGTAGATACAAGTAAAGACGGGGTTTACTTCTCCAATACATATGGAGATAGTATGGTTTTTTCCGTGAATTATACAACAGACGTTGCTGCTAATAATAAGTTATTGAGTGGAACTACTGACGTGACTATTGATGTTGATAATCTAAGCGAAGAGACCGTATTCTCAAACGCGATGGATGAAATTGCTTCAAGACTTCAGTCAGAGCTTAGAAATCTTGTAGATAATAGAGGAACCAATAATGTTCAAAATGCTAACTTTGGACAGAAGGTTGATGATAGTGTAACAGTATCATTCAACTCTGACACCAATAAATTCACAATAGCACATAGTCCTGATACTCCTGCTTACATATATTCAATAGAAGGATTGACAGGCCAGTCAGATGACGCTGCTGCTGATATTGGTATTTCCTCAGCTGCAGCATTTCTTGTAACAACAAATAGAGAACTTAGTAGTAAAATAATAGATGTTGTTGACGATCTTGATGCTAGAAGTCAGGTAACAATAAGAAACATTTACATAAGTCCTATAATACAGACTATAGATTTGGTTGGAAATGTTTACATAAAGAACTTGTATGATAGACAAAGTGAAAAAGTAAAAATAGAGGATGCTGTTTACGAGTGGTTCAACAACAATGCTGATTTCAATGAGGAAATATATATTTCTAATGTTGTTGAAATTATAGAGCAGTTCCCATCAGTCCTTTATGCTGATGTGAGATTTGCTCCAAGTTATCCAACGAACCCTGCTGGTGGAAATTTTTATAACTTCTCAGCACATTCATCTATTGAAACTGCTGGATTTAGCACTACTCAAAAGAATGATCTTTATGATAATATCAATACGAGATTGAACAACTATGTTACTAATGCTACATTTAGTGATACTATTGGAGCAAGTGAAAGAAATGTTAGCTATACAATAGATGAAAACACAAAACAGGTTCAGTCTTACAGTCTTGAGTGGAGCAGAGGAATAACCGAGAGGACCTTCTTGGAAGAATTTGCTAAGGGGCTTTATGTGGATTTGAAGACAGAATCTGTGTATAGTTCTTGGGTAGATAGTGATAATTTTATGAAGTTGATTAGTGATATAAGAAAGGATTACCTGAGAATAATAAGATACAATTTGATAGATACTCAGGGAAATATAGCAGATGACGTTGCTGTTGATTCCGAAGGAGTACCAATAAAAGGTGGATATTCACTTGGAAACGAAATTGTAAAGGTGAATATAGACTTGACTTATCAATATAAGAGGTAATAAATGGCCATTTTTGTAAACATAAATGAAGATTACGTTGATACAGGTAATGCTGGTACTGAGTCTGATCCACTAAACTGGGATGAATTTACCAACGTGCTTAGTGGTGGGAATGGTGTTCCGTCTACTGAAACATACTATCTTTCAGGATATAGAAATGTTAATATAAATTTTGACAACTTGTATTATGTAAAAGGAAATTCAATAACTATAACTAACTGGGGAACAGAGCCATTTAAGATTTATAATGATAACTTCACATTTGGTTTTAATCTTTCAGGAATCGATTCGTTCAAGGTTCAAAATGGAATGTTCGAATCGAGTGGTAGTCCTTGTGATATATTGGGTGGAGAAGGAGCATATGATTTTACTCAAAATCTTACATATGATAACTGCTATTTTCTTGGAAAAGAAAATGCTGATGAGGGTATGGGTATTAGCATTAATATATCAAACTGCGCTAATATTAATATCATAAACTGTACATTTTCTAAAAAGTCAGGTTCTCCGGGTAGTTTTATTTTTTTCTCATCTTCTGCTGTAAATATTGTCAACAGTATTATAATAGGACCAACGACATTTTTTGGATATAGTGAAACAACAGTATCAATAGATAATTGTATTACTGATTCATCAGAATTCACAGCTGGCGAATATTACGAAATTGGATCGTCTGCTGTTACTAATTGTCAATTCAATTTCTCACAACCAGCAGCACTTAGCGCAGATATTAGCGCAGTGACTCCTAATGATTTCAATTATTTATCTGGTGGTTTTGAAGATATTTCTGTTACTGGGGATACTTCTTATAATGATGGTATTTGGTGGAATGGAACAAGAGACGGTATTGGTGCTCTTTTCTTTCCATCATTATCAGGAATATCTATTTCGGCAAGCTCAGCAACTTCACCAATTGATTCTAGTGTAGATTTTGTTTTGAGTGGCAATGATCCGTTTACAGCATTTAGCGCGACATCCGCGGTTTACAATTTTGATGACGGTTACACATCCGCTGTAAACTTCAATGATACTCTGACTCATTCGTTTACATCTAATGGTTCATTTGATGTTTTTGCTACAATAACTTCGAGAAATGAATGGTACACATTTACAACGAATACCTTTGAAATATTAGTTGGCGATTTTATTGTTACTATTTCAATTTACAAAAACGGTAACGATATAACTAATTCCAGTGCTACATTTTTTGACAACTTAACATTTTTAGCAAGTACTATAGGATTAGCTGCTGGTTCATATAAATGGGATTTTGGAGATGGTACTTCCGGGGACTCTGATACTGAAACAAAGTATTACACAAGTGGAGCAACTTTTACAATAGGTCTATCAGGATATGCTTTAGATGATTCGAGTGTGTCTTCAACAGATACCGCCACATTGAGTATATTTTCAACTTCCGCTATTTACTTTGTGGACATAAATTCTTCATACGATGTGTGTGGAAGTAATGTTGGAACTTCCGCTGATCCTTTCAATTGGGGAGAATTTAGAGGAAGAGTCGAGACAAGTGGAGATTACAACGACACTTATAGATTAAGAGGATCAAGAAACCTTGACTATGGCTCTACTTCTAATAGGAATGTTTTGTCAGTAGATAGAAGAAAGAACTTTACAATAAGAGACTGGGATGTTTCTGCTTACGGACCTTGGGTTTGGATCGTTGAAGACTTTTCCGTTTTTGACGAAAACTCAGTTCTTTCTGCTGGTGGATGTACATTGAGAAACGGTATCATATACAATAAAAGATATAGTTCTCCTGGTTTTGGTGGTAAAATTATTCTTAGTAGAACTTATAATATGTTTGTAGTGTATCAGGGTGAATATAGTAGAATACAGATAGACCCGATGAATTACATGTTGTCAGGAACAACGGAGTCTGTTATTGTAACAGGAACAAGCTCTGACAAACCATCTTGGGTAGATTACGATACTTACATTTTTGAAGATTATAATTACGAAGATTTGGGTTGTGGTAATGTAAATCCTTTCTGGAGTAGTGGTGTTTCTGCTGGAAGTTTTAGTGCTGTGGACACATCTACTTTTTCTGGATGTGTTAGATACGGTACTGACGAAATTAATTACAATACTTCGTCTACGTGCTTCAGTGGTGGATTTATAATAGAGACTCAGATATTCATTGGAGAGTCTGGTGGAAACAAATCGGTTCATCTTGTATTGAATGAGCAAGACGGCACAGAAATTTTTGACTTTAATACTCAGGGTGGTGATCGAATAGAATATAATTCGGAAGTTGTTTCCCAATTTAATGAGGTACCTGGATATTATATATGGTTTAAGATAGAAAGAGAAAGTGGTAGCAATGTAATTTCAGCATCCTACAAACACGATTTTAATGAAACAGTTAGCGCCGTCGGTGAAACAACTGGTGTATATTACTTTGCTGGTTCTGCTGAATATTCTGGTTGCTCATATATAACAGGTGATAGTGGAGAAAATGCTTGGGGAACAGGACCTCTGTATTGGCAGGCAGAATATGGATTTCCTGAAACATGGACAAGTGGAATAAGCTCAACTACTATTGGAGTAGATTCTGCTGGTTATATTGTAGCTAGTGCCGGTTCTAATATCATAGGTTCTACGATTTATTTGAGTGGTGATGGATGGTCAGACTATTTCAATTCAGCAACATACTCTGCTTTTGACCAGTCAGATTATGATGTAAGTATAATAGACTCTGTGATAACTAATCTAACAAAAGAGACATCAGAACAATTTAGTGCTTGTGGGTTGATTTTGATGAACAGCACATTCAGCAACTCTTACTCTACTATTAGTGGAAACTTTACCGTTGAAACCAACGACGAGAACCAGTTTGGATGGATACCACCAACTGATTATCCGTTTACACCGAGCAATGCTCTTTATAACAAAGATATTGACTTTATAAATAGTAACAAGAAGTATCTAAAGCCTTTCGATGGAATAACAGCGCCACCAAATCCGGGTCGAAACTACTACACATATCCTAATTATGAAACAGGGTTGTTTGGATATAGTAGAAAGGACTACGATAGAGGAGAATAATAATGGCAACCTATTACTGTAATTTTGATAGTGGGACTCCAAATGGAAATGGAACAGAAGATCAACCGTTTAATTTATATGATTTTCAGAGTTTTTACCAAACAGCATCTCAGGGTCATGATTTTAAGACGAAAGGTTTAGGTTTACTTGAATCCGGTGATTTCTTTGTTCAAAATGCTAATAACAATAATTTTAATATTGTTATGCCTTGGGGAGATTTTGAAGATTTTAATTATTGGAAGCTTTCTGGTGTGGATTCTGGTGTATTTTTTACTGACGTAAGTGACGCTGGAACATTAGAATTTTTTAGAGGGCTTGCTGTTTCAACAACAACACCATATTATACGCATATATCAAGCCAAATTAGAAGAAAATTTTATAACTGTATTTTTTATGGTGACGTTCAGGTGGAAACAGTTTCCGATACAGCCTATGCAGACTATTATAATATACAAGAATTTGATGGATGTACGTTTTATAATGGTTATTTAGACATACAACCTCAAAGCGACAACTCTTCAGCAACTTTCAATGATTGTGTTTTCTATGATTATACTATATCAGGAGATACTGTGTATTCTGGCCAAGTTGTTAGGTTTAACAGTTGTGTTTTTACAGTCACATCAGCAAGCATTGACAGTAATATTGATGGAACAACTATTTTCTCAGGATGTACTTTTGAATGGGTACCATCAGCACCAATGCCAAGTTTTCATGAGATATCCGGTTCTGATAAAACTAATTTAAGATATGAAGATTTCGGTCTTCCTGAAAGAAGTCTTGATAGAAGAGAGTTCTATAGTGGATTTGACTGGTATGATAGTTTTGGAGAGGATACGAGTGGACTATATAACTACCAACATGGTTCTTACTACTCCCCTAGATTCGGACCTGGTTCTTTCTATTTTACTGACATTGGTATATACGTTGATTTGTCGGCATCCACTAGTGGTCATTCTGGAACATCTGGAGACCCTTTTAACTGGGACGACTTTTTTGAGTTTACTGGTAAAGCGGGAACTGATTACTATGACGCAGAAACAACTCCGGCAGTAGATGTTGTGGATAATGACGAGTTCTATCTAAGGGGAGAGATAGATATAACGAACAGCCCTAATGATGGTAAGTTCTTCTCAAGAAAGAAATATAAGATGTATGCTTGGGATACTTCAGCATATGGACCTTGGAGAATTTACGAATATAACAACGAGTTACATTTTCCTGGTTATGAACTTGAAAACGGAATAATACATAATGATACTTCTGCGGTGGACGCATCAGCTGCTAAATTAGTAATGTATTGTAAGAGCGGAGATAATTTGTTTATGAGATCATCTACAGTCTCCTTCAGGTCATATGAGTTCTGTGGTTATTTTAGTTATTATAGTTACAATGATTCAAATAAAGTTCCTGATATACCAGTAAGTTCAACATTCAGAGGATGTACGATACTTTGTGAGAAAGATGATGTTCTTAGAGAAGTTCTTTTTGAATCTCCTCATGAATTTTCTTTGTTCTTGAAGGATTCCGTTTTACAATGCTCTGCCATGGCAACTACATCGGCAAACAATGGAAAAACAGCAGGTGATAATATATCGGCAGACCTGAATTACGTTGCTACTAATGTAGCCAATTCAGCAACTCTTAGAGGAGATGTACTGAATTATACAAACGATAACATGCAGTTCGGTTGGACACCTAACATCAGTTGGCCAAGCTTTAGTGCTACAAAAGTAAGCTATTCTGATGATATTTTGGGAGCAGGAATAACAATCACTGGCTCTAATGATTGGTAAGGAAATTTAAATGGCATATAATACAGGATTGTGGGGAAGCGAAAGAGATGGTGTTGGTGCTTTCTATTTTGGTTCAGTCAGCACTACGACTTACTATGTTGACTTGGACCTTGGTACAAGTGGTAATGCCGGTACTTTAGCAGACCCATTCGATTACAATGATTTCAAGGACTCTCTTAATAATCTTGTAAGCTACGTTCAAGTCGTTTACAAGATAAAAGGGACATATGAATCGTCTACTATTTCACTTACAAATGGTTCTGTAGAAGGTTTTGTTAATTTTGAGCCTTGGAGTTTGTCTGCTCATGGTCCTTGGATATTGAGTGGTACTAATATCGATTTTGGTATAACTACTTCTGCGGCAACTGACAAAGTTGAAGGTGCCATGATTGACGGTTCTGTTTGTGATCTTTATGCTGATGAAACGTACAATTGCTGGCTACAAGGAAGTGTTCAACTTGAAAAGTCAGTTCCATTGAGCGCTTATGGATGTACCATTGTAGCTTCTACAATAGAGACTAATGTTGGGACTTCAGATGTTGTATATATTGAGAACTGTGTTGTCGATGGAAGCTTCTCGGTTCAGGGAACTGGTCACAGTCTTCACCTAAACAACAGCTTATTTACCGACGATGCTACGAGTGTTTCCGCTGGTTCCACATCAGTAACAGCAAACAATTGCTATTTTGGATGGAGCAATCCGGCTTGGCCTTCTGAAGTGACATTAGCAAAAGAGAGTTTCAATTTCAACCAGTTTTTGATCGCAACAAGTAGTACCATACCATATTATCCATATGGAACTTGGGACTGGTATAATGAATATGAAACCGGACTTTGGGGATATGGAAGATACGGAATAGGAGCTTTCTACTTTCCAGATGTATTATATGTTGATCTTTCGGCTGATTCTGCTACAAGCGGAATAGGAACATCTGGAAGTCCTTGGACAGGAAGACAATCGAACGAAGTTATTTCAAATTATCTTCCACCAAATTCTACTTTCAAGATGAGAGGTATAGAGAATGTTTTTACAACAAATCCTATATGGTCGTATGAGCTTCTTGGAAGACCAGCGGGATATACATTGTCGGGATTGTCTGGAACTGTTACGTTCGAATCGTGGAGTTTAAGTGATTATGGACTTTGGGGATTTGATACATCATCAGCAAATTCAGACGAATATAATATAATAAACTTGGGAGGTGAAGCTTCAGCTGCTTCTTTTGTAATAAGAGATAATGTAATACTTGCGAATGATGGTTCTAATGCCGCAATAGGAATAGGTAGATATTACATTACTAATCATAAAACTAAGAGTTTCAAATACCTAAACTCAATGATACTACTCGGAGAAAGTGGTGGATCGATCATTATTGGTAACGACACAACAGATGGTTTGACTATTGAAGGAGTTACTATTCGAGGATATTACAATCTATTAACTGAGAATTCATTTAGTGCTGACACGATAATAAAGGATACAGTGATTTATATTGATAGTGGACCAGCTGGAAATCCATATCAATTTTTACCAGACGATTACGTTAAATTGATGAATGTTGAGACTAATATGTCTGCCAATGATACTAGCGCATATGAAGTATCTGCTGTCGTAAACGAGTCGGACGCAGTAACAGCAATTCAATCCGCTACGTATCTCAGCTTTGACAAAGAGAACTATATATACGAAGACTTTGGATTTTCTGTGACTCCTTCCAATAGGTATGACGATATTCCATATGGTATTGGAGGATTGACAAGAGATGGTGTTGGAGCTTTCTATTTCTATTCAACACCAGGAAATGGTCATATTGGAGCATTCTACTTCGGTCCTATAAGCGAAACAGTCTCAGCTAATGTGATGGAATTATCAGCTGTTATGTTACAGCCAACTATATCAGCACAAAATGCTGTTTCTGCGACCGTTACTCCTGTTTCACTGATAGTGAATTGTCAGATGCTTCAACCACTGAATGTGTATGCTACTCAGGATTTTGAGGTAGATTTCGTAGGAACGCCTTTAAGAGGAAGTTCTCCACTGTCTGTTGAATTTACTGCAAGAGTAAATCTATCACCTGAGTTGAAAGGTAAATACAAAGTAAAGAACTATAGATGGTGTTTTGATTATGATTACGACAATGAGACTTGTAATATTCCTTGGGTGACGACAACACAAAATCCATACACACATGTTTACACTGGATATAGAGGACAGAAGTACTCTGTCAAATGCTGTGTAACATTGGAATTGATATGATAACGGAGATAGAATGAGTTATAATACTGGACTGTGGGGAAACGATAGAGATGGTGTAGGAGCTTTCTACTTTGGAAGTTTTGATTACAGCATTTCTGCTGCCGTAGACTCCAACATAAATTTCGTAAACAACGATATTACATTCTCGGCATTATCAGATTCTGATTCATTTGATCCAACTTGGACAATAGAAAATGAGTTCAAGTTTGTATACAATGGAGAAACATCTTCTACTAATAGTTCTTCGCTTCAGTACCAATATCCTGTCAAGGGGACGTTTGCTGGTGCTGGTGTCAAGAGTGATGTTTACGCAAATGGAAGTCTTGTTGTAACAGACACAGATTATTCATTGACACTGAAGATTAACCCATTACCAGATATTCAGTTCTCAGGAACTCCTTTACCAAACTCCGCTTTGGGTTTCAGTGATGCTAATGGAGCCAACTACTTTGCTAACACTGTTGTTAGTGCTGATTGGGATTTTGGAGATGGTTCCACTTCATCAACAACAGACTTGACGGCAACTCTTGAGCATACATATTCTTCAGTAGGAACTTATATTGTTTCTGTGACGGCTTACGATGTTAGTGGAAATGGTGGATCGGATACTGCTTCCATAAGTATATTGGGTGGTGATGTCTGCGAGGCAAAGGAGGATTACATAACTGTATGTGGTCCTGATATGCTAGGTAGGTACGGTGACTGTAGAAGAATAAATCTCAGAGATTACCTTCCTCTTTACTTGAAGGGAGGAGAAACAGAGGACTTCGTGATATTTTTTGAGGACTTCCTCAACAATATGTTCAATGGTCTTTGTGGATGGCAGTTAAGCGCAAACGAACTAAATATTACTGAGGACTGGTCAGTGTCATCTGTAGGTTCAGTTTCTGCTGAAGTAAACAGGGAGTTTACTTATGACCTTTGTGGAACTGATACTCCAACCGAATCTACTGACGCAGAGCAAATAGAACTTCATTGGCCAACAAATGCTCAATATGCTACTTCGGCTCAAAAGATTTCAATTCTTGAGAAAGTACATAGGTTGACGGAGTTACACGATCCTGACTTGATAGATATAGAATTCATTCAGTTTTTCGCAGCCAATCTTGGGTATAACGTAAATGTCTCAAGAGAAGAAGTAGAAGTTGTTGGTTCAACAGATACATTCGGTACTACCGAGTTTGGTGGTGCTTGTTCTGCTAGTGACATAAATAAGTATCTCAGATTTGTTGTGAGAAACTTACCAACTTGGTATAAGATAAAAACAACAAGAAATTCTATCAAGGTTATGCTTTATTCCTTTGGATTGGTTGCTGAAGTTTTAGAATATTTTACGGATAGCTACTTACCAACAAGTGCTGGTGGAAAATGGATATTGGATCAACATGGAGATTTGAGTACAATTCCGGATAACTTTTTTCCGACCCCGCATTTCGCAGTGAGTGTTGATTTTGACGTAAGCGAGGATATCTCAACAGATATACAGAGAAGACAAAAGGTTATAAGAGCAATAGAATCAATCAGACCAATAAATACAGTGTTTAGGAAACTTGTCGGATATGTAAATAGAGTTTTGAATATATATGTTGGTGGATATGTTAGAATGACAAGGTACGCCGTCATTGAATCGGATGGATATAGTAATGGTTGGGGATAATAGCAGATATAAATAATTTATAGAAATTTAGCAAAATCTAACTAAATCTAATAAAAATGAAAATAAATAAAGCCTATAAAGTAGAATTAAAGCCTGTGGAGAAAGCGTAAGACCAAATCAAAATTTAGGTTTTGAAGAGGCGGTTTCTACGAAGCAGGAAGAAAACATGAGTCTTGCAAAGATTCTATAAGTTTTTCAGAACGGATAATATAAATAATTGAAAGTAAAAGAATGATGTTTTGAAAATACAAATATTGATAAAAGAAAATAATTTGAAGAAATCTAATAAATTGATTTGGGAGACGTAAAATGCCTAATGTACTCATTACAGATAAGGGAATGGACTTTGTATCATCAGCAAACGACAATGGTATCTACATTGACTTGCGATATTTTATCCCTGTTTATGATGATAGAATAGACTCAAGTGTAAGAAATTCACCAGTACTTTCTTCATTCTCAGATATTGCCGACAAAACTATAACAGAGCCTTATGGTGAAAAGCTTTGGAAAAGAAAGCATACTCTTGGAGACGCTTCTACATTTTTGATTTCTGCTGTTGATTTCAATTCTTCTAAATTGACTAATACGTACCAGAAATCTTCCGTTGTAACAAACTTGTATGGTGGAACCCCACTTTCGAATCAAGTTAGCGCCACAAGCTGGTCAGCAACAGGCGGAGAATCTCTTTGGACTTGGGAAGCAATTGCGGGTGGTCAAGGTATAGAAGGGGATGATTCGCAACCAGGTACTGGTGCTGATGGATTTGGAACTACTGTTGGATATTACCCAACATACGATGGTCCCGATGAAGATAGATTGAGAGGATCATTCAAGTTTCAAATTGATAGTAATTGGGGAAATATAAAATTCAACAAGATAGCAATGTATGCTGTTGCTGTTGATGCTAATGGAGATGACATACCTAATAGTATTGGATATTTTGGTGAAGCATATCTTTCTAATGTTGCTGTTAGATCAGACATTGGTGTTGGGTATGATTTGTTTGAGGCAGATGTTCAAATTGATCTTAGTGGTGTATCTGCTGATTGGAACGATGTGTTTTATTCGTCTTCCGCTGATTATTGGAGTCACAGCCCTGGTGGACTTTATTATCCTGGTAGAATTGGTGTTGGTGTTTTTGAGGATGGACAGAAAGAAATAAGTGCTACTATGCACATTAGAAGAGAAAGAAAAGATGGAGAAATAGATGATGATATTCCACAACTCAGAATTGACCAGGATGATAATAAGTATTGGACAATAGAAGTTGTATCGGATGGGCACGACATTAGAAGTGGTGAGGTTGATGGTGGTGATATGGTTATTAATCCTGGTTGGGAAGAATATACTGGAGATGCTTTAGCTATAAAACCTTTTATAGATTCTTCCATTTCTCTCGGAACGTTTGATAATTCGTTTAGGGAGTTGTGGTTATGGAACTATGGTGGTCTCGATGATATTATAACTTTGAATGTTGAGAATTTTTCAGAAAATTACGCCGCACAATTCAATGGAAATCAGGTTTTAATTGGTAAATCAGATGGACAAATGGGCGATGATAAATTCTCTTTGAGATTAAATGATCTTGGAGTTGAAATTACAAGTGGTAATGATTTATACGGAGCCTTCAAAGGTGGGGATATTGTAAGAGATAATACGGATTTATTAATTTACAATACAACAAGCGGAGATAATGAAGCAGAAAACATATATTTGTTTGCTGGTCTAAATTTAGATTACACTTTCTCAATAACTGATGGACAATCTGGTGCAACTCATAAAAATATAATGAACGGAATAGATCAATATGGATTAATTTCTGCTGGTGATGATGATGGATTGGCACCAGAAGCAGAATTACATATTGCTGCTAGGGGGGAAATAGGTTTACACGGACCAATAGAAATCCAGAGTCTGGTTAAGAATGATGATGGCGATGAAAATAATGCTATAATACTTTCGAGAGACCCTCAGAATTTGATGTTTATTGGGGCTGGTGTGAAGTCGGACGTTTCTCACAAAACAATAGCAAATAGAATGGGCTCCGGTATCTTTATTCCCGCAATGAGTGATTTGGTAGATGACATTTCAGTTTTGTATCTAGTTTCCAATGATATTAGAGTTGAGGCTTATACAATAATGCCACTTCAGGATGGAAGAACTTTACTTGGTACTCCCGGCTATAAGTTTAAAAATTTATACATTGAAGAAATTAACGTTGAGAATGCGTTTATAGAAGAAGCATCTTTCTTCGATTTAAAAGTATCTTCTATAAGTGCCAGATCGTTAGAATTAGACATTACTGCTGAAGACAAGATAAGTTTGCGTGGACCGATAGAAATCCAGAGTCTGGTTAAGAATGATGATGGCGATGAAAATAATGCTATAATAATTTCGAGAGACCCTCAGAATAGGATGTTTATTGGGGCTGGTGTGAAGTCGGACGTTTCTTACGAAGACATAGTAGAAAAAATGGGAGAAGGTTTGCCGGACCCTATGGATGATTTGATAGAAATACCATCAGATTTGTTTTTGGTTGCAGGTATAGTTAGATTTGAATCTCTTTTAATAACACCTATTCAGGATGAAGTGACTAATCTTGGTACTTCTGACAAAAGATTTAATAATGTGTTTGCTCATGATGTAAATTCTATAGATGTTCACGCAACGGAGGTTGATGCTGATCTCATTCAAGCAGATGCTATACAAACAGATTCTATACAAACAGATGCTATAGAAACAGATTCTATAACATTTGGACAGAGTAATTTGACATATTATAAGACAGGATCGTTTGAAGTAGAACCATTCTCTGATGTATTTGAGACAACTGATACTATCACTTACACCATACTATATACAAGAATTGGAGATGTTGTAACTTGGGAAATACCAATTATAGAAGGAGAAAGTAACAGTTCTTTATTTGCTTTAGTAGCAGTTGGTGGTATACCTAGTGAAATAAAGCCTCCTGTTAATTCGTTTGTGCCAGTTCCTATAAATTTCAATGGAGATTATTTAGTTGGATATATTAAATTTTCAACTTCTTTTATATACGTTAACAGAACGGATGCTAGTATAGATGGTTATCATTGGAATACAAGTGGAGAAAAAGGATTATTGAATTGTTGTATTACTTATAGAGCTTTCTTATAGAGTTTAAGGAGGATTACATGAAAGTTAATTTGACAAACCGACAGATTTTTGACATTGTTTATTCTTTGAAAGCAAATTATCCTGACTTGACAAAGTATGACAAGAGGTTTAACTTTGCAGTTTCAAGAACATTATCAAACATTCAACCAATCGCTTCCGAATTGGTAAAGTCAAGAGAAAGTAGTGTTCAGGAATATAGAGAATTTGAGTCAAAGAAGATAGAAACTATAAAGAAATATGCTTCTTCTGTAAATGATAATATTCCTGTATTTCCATCAGATGAAGTAAAATTGGAATGTCAGAATGAAGTAATGAAGTTGGTAGAAAAATTTAAGAGTGCTATAGAAGAAAGAGAAAAAGAAATTGAGATTTACAATGAGATACTGAAAGAGGAAGTAGAAGTTGACATCATTCAATGTAGATTTGAGGCTCTTCCTACAAATTTCAATTTTGATGTTTTAAGAGTTCTGGTAAAAGAAAGCGACGAGGAGATAGAGGAATTACTATAGTGGAAAAATATTTCTTAAACCATATGTTGAAATTGACTAGTTCAAAAATAGACGACGATGGTAACGGATTTGTAGAGTTTCACTATGAAGGATGTTTGGACGATTGTATTACTGTTATAGGAAACACCAAGAAAACCCCTCCCGCTTGCGGCGGGGATGAATTGGCAAAATATTTTCAAAAAACACTTGACAAATTCTAAATATAGGAATGATAGGAAATACGCTGGGGCACAGCGGAATTAACGCTTGTGGAGATGGTTCAATAGAACTGTCGTTGAAGCAAGAAAAAGAATGCTTAGAAAACTAAGCAGAAGCCACGGGGCTTGCCCCGTGGAGTGTCACAGAAGAAATGGAAAAGACCGCCAAAAGATTGATGAAAAAATTAGGTAATAAAAATGACTAATCCATCACCAGCAGCAAACTTCCCGAATACTTTCCATAATGATAAGTGGCAGGTTAGCTTTTCTAACATACCATCATTGGAAACAATTAGGGATATGAGAATGTACGATAACTACGTTAAGAGTGTTGTATTTCCAGATTATAACCTTCTTGAAATCAATTCTGATATAAAAGGGTTTCGTATTAGGCATCCTATTGGTGGTGTTAAGGCTAATGAAGACTTGTCACAATTACAGGTAGAGTTCAAACTGTCGGAGGATATGAAGAACTATCTAAATCTTTTTGAGTGGATGCAGGCTCTTAAATATGGACAGGTTGGTGATTTTAATAGTGAGGAAGATTTTTTTAGAAAATACACCATAAAGTCAATTAACCTAAATATCCTTGACAACCAGAAAAGGCCAATTGTTGTTTGGAGATTTACAGAAGCATTTCTAGTAACACTTGGTTCTATTTCATTGAATGCTGGTATAAGTGAGGAAGTTACTTTTACCGGTAATTTCTCATATCAGGAAATAATATATGAAACAAAAACAACTACTGGTAATTGTGGATATTAATTATGAATAAGTATTATGTATATGTTTATTTGGATTCAAGAAAGCCAGGAAAATATAAGTATGGTGAGTATGAGTTTGATTATGAACCATTTTATGTTGGTAAATAAGATTAGGAAATTATTGAAATGTGGATTAGAACCTATTTTGATAAAATTTAAGGATAGTTTATCAAACAACAATCAATAAAACAACAGAGGAAATATAAGGGTTGGGAAGTTTGTAGAGTTAATATAAAGGAGGAAATATGACTTTTAATGATTTGCTTGAAGTGAAAGTTCTTGTTGATGATAAGGTAATAAAGGAAACTCTTAATAGAATCGGAATCGCAAACAAGAAGAAAAAGATTTTGTATCCAAGTTGTTATCTTTATGAGCAGGATGGAAAGACCTTTTTGGTACATTTTAAACAGATGTTTCTTTTGACAAGAGATTCAGCCTATAACTCAGTATGTGAAGATGACTTACTAAGAAGAAACGCAATTGCTTTCTGTCTTAAAAATTGGGGTTTGATTGAAGTTGGTGATGAAGAAATAGAACCTCATAATAAGTTTGTATTTGTCTTGCCTCATAACCAGAAGATGGAATGGAAGATAAGTCATAAATTTAATTTTAAGACTATAAATACAAATAAGGAGTCGTTAGATGTCTAACAATGATTATATTAGGGACGAGAATGACATTGAAGATTTCGAAGATTTCAAAGATTTCTATGGCTTTGAAGATGAAGATGAAGAGCCAGAAGAATTGGACTTTGGAGAAACAATATTTATTAAAACAGATGATGATTGATTTTCACATAATTATAGGAGAGAAGATATGTTAGAATTTACAAAGTATCTTAAAGAAAACTTCAATGAGGATGTTTCCGCTTCTGAGAAGATAATTAAGGAAAGATGGGATAAGGTTGTATCCATCGTCAGAGAAGCTTTTGATGATGATTACTCAGACAAGAAGACAGCACTTCACAGAATTCAGAATGAATTCGTAGATGAAAGAATTGCTCCTTCAACAATTGACGTTGAATTCCTTAAGAACAATATGGATTACGTTGTTGAGAAGGTCAACTCACTTGATGAAGGTGAAATCAGAATCACTATCAATAATGACGTTGATAAAAACAGATCGTCTGGTCTTGGTATGGAATCTACTGGTAAGAAAAGAGGAAGACCGAGAAAGGACGTTGTTGAAGAGGAAACAGAAGAACCAGAGGAAGAAAAGATTGTAAAGGTTTCTGTTGAAGGAATGAAGGTAATGGTAGAGCCTTCTGATGGAACTGGTCTTGAAAAGTCAGAACACGAATTTGATAGTGAAGAAGAATTAAAGGCATTTACAGATTCTCTTGAGACTCTTTTCAAAGGATTTACAGTTCAGATGGAAGAGCCAGAAGAAGGTGGAGAAGCTGAAGAAGAGATGTATCCAGAATCCAAGAGCATTAGAGAAGCAGAGGAAGAAGAACCTGAGGATGCTGGTGAAGAGCCAGAAGACGCAGGAGAAGAACCTGAAGATGCTGGTGAAGAGTCAGAAGACGCAGGAGAAGAACCTGAAGATGCTGATGCTATAAACTGGGAAGACATCGCTGATCTTGGTGGTGATGATGAAGAAGCAGAAGAAGAAATGACAATGAGAAAGAGAGGTTATGCTGGTTCTTCTATGTATGACTTAGAAAGCCTTGACCTCAATAAGCTTGTTGGTAAACTTGTAAAAGTCAACGAAGATTGGTATAATGTTGTTTCAGTTACCAAAGATAAAGAGATTGTTGGTGTGGATATCAACAAGAAGAAGTCTAAGTTTACTATTGATGAAGTTGAAGAAATGGAATATGATGCTGAAGAAGAGTGTGGTATGAAATACAGTGAAGAAGAAATGGGTTGCCCATTGAAGAATGGTCAGGAAGTTCTTTACAAGGGAATGCCTTGTATGGTTGCTGGATTTGAAGGTGATATTGCTTATGTTACTGACCAGGATGGTGAGGAGTATGAGGCACCTATTGAACAGCTTGAGGTTATTGGACCAGGAACTTCTGAAGAAGAGATGGAATATGCTGAAGAAGAAATGGAATATGCTGAAGAAGAAATGGAAGACGACGGTGGCTTGGAAGATGTTATGGCAAAGGTTCGTGACGGTGAAAATCTTTCAGAACCAGAAAGAGATATAATTGCCGGAGCTATCGCCGCCGCTAAAGAAGGAAAATCTGACACAGCGGTTCTTGACAACGTAATGGATAAGCTTCATTCTGGAGAAAGACTTTCCGACGAAGAAATAGATGTGATCCACGCTGCTATAAGTGTCGCTATAGATGGTGAAGAAGAAATGGACTACCAATCTAAATTCAAGAGTCAGTGGAAGGATGCGTTGAAGAGAAATAAGAGTAGAAGTGAAGACGATTACTCATCTAAATTCAAGAGTCAGTGGAAGAACGCACTGAATAGAAGTGAAGAAGAAATGGAAGAAATGGCAGAAGAAGGATTGAGTTTTGCTAAGTTAGCAAACAGATATATGGAGATGGACGAGGAAGAAATTTACAACGCATCTGACCATAGTGCTGACGGCTTCACATCGAATCCTTCGAAACCAAAGGAAAAGATTGAGAAGGTTCCATCGGCACCAAAGTCTCCATCTAAACCAGCACCATCTGGAAACTACACAAAGTCTCCATCTAAGCCAAAGCATAAGATGGAACCTGCTGGTAAAGTTCCAAAGAGTGACAAGAAGGCAGCACCATCTGGAAACTACACAAAGTCTCCTTCAAAGCCAAAGGAGAAGATTGAGAAAGTTCCATCTCCTCAAATACCATCTGAATACAAGAAGGGTGGAGCAAGAGGATAAGGAGAATGGGAATGTTTTCTACAATTCTGGAAGGAATGATAACAGTTGAAGTTCCAGATAGGAACGACCCATCTAAAACGGTTGAACTAAATCGTTATGTAATTGACAAGAATGAGAAGCCTACCGCTGTCATCTTTGGGAAATTTGCTCCCTGGACTGGAAAAAAGGGGCACGGTAGGCTTGTTGATTTTGCTAAGCAACATTTTGATGACGTTGTAATCGTTTCTCCAACCAGAAAGAAAGTCGACCCAAAGGTCGACATTTTTACTGATGAACAGAAAAAGAAGATAATTGAGGAGGCTACCGGAGCAAGATTTATTCGTGTGGACTCCTCAATTCCAATTAGAATGTTTACAAGAGTAGTTCAGGCTGGTGTTGATAGACCAGTATTCATAGTAGGTCCAGACAGAATAAAGGACTTCCAGAGATATTTCGTTGAGTATGATCCAAAGAACGAAGGAACTACTGATCCATCTGATTCTGATTTCGGAAAGGGTGAATACTTCTTTCTTGAAAGTCGTGGAGAAGAAGATACTTCTGGTACAAAAGTTAGAAGGGCTCTCCTTGATAAAAACAAGGAAGAGTTTTTGAGACTTACTGGTTATGAAGAGTCAGTATATGATATGATGATTGATATGCTAAAAAAGAACAATATTATAGAGAGCCATAATACAATGAGATTTGATAAATTTTACTATTTGAAAGAAGGTGGTAATGTAAAGGTTATCACTAAAGATGGTAAAGAAGTTCCAGCAGAAAAAATTCCGATGGATAAGATTTCCGCAAAACAGTTTAGAGAATTACAGAAGGAAATAGTCGACGCACTAAGAGCATTCAATAAAGAATTCGAGAAGAAATACAACAAACCATTGTTCCCAAAATTTGAAGAGAATGTTAAGAGTGGAAAACTATTCTCTGGTTCTACAAGATTGTTCTTTTCCAAGCCTTATGATGAATTCAGTAAGCATAAAAAGGCAGTTGGAGATATGGATTTACAATATCCAGAAGAGCTAAGACCTCTTCTTAAGGAATTCCTCAAGGATAATGAAGGACAGAAGTTTGGTAAGATGACTTTCTTAGGTAAAGGTGGTAAATCACAAACACAGGAAAACACAATATTCGTTTCATCTGTTGTTCCCGACTTAGTGAAGAATATTCAGATTGACTTTGAGCCAACATTTTTTGAGGACGGTGTACCAAACGAATTTTCAACATTTGCTCACTACAGTTCTTGGCAGGACATAAAGAATAAGGTAAAGGGAGCTTTCTCAAAGCTTCTTATGAGATCGCTTGTATCAGCAAAGCAAAGACTTGGAGATATTGCTATTCAAACACCAACTGGTAAGATTTCAACAAGCACTAAATATGACAACCCAGCAATGAGAAAGTTCTCTGTTGATAAGGGAATGAGAGTTGCTTTTGAGCCAGTCCTTGATGATAAGGGTGAGATTCAAAGAACACCTGAAGGAAAGCCAATATATAAGGAAATTCCAACGAAAGTTTCAAACTACGAAAGAGATATTGAAGATATTTTTGCTTTTGTTTTTGAGAAGAAGCCTACACCAGTAGAAAAGAAAGACTTCCATTCGTTTGTAGGTATTTTGAAGTTAATGAAAAAATATCTTGACAACGACACTATAAAGATGGTATATAATAACTTTATGGACATTATATGGAGAAAGGGACAGGAAATAGAACAAGGACCAGATGCTTGGAAAGACGGAATACAAATGAATGACTTTGAGGCAAAGAAAGCTGCTTATGACGAGTTTGCGAAAGTCTTTCCTCAATTCAAAATGAGTGATGAGCAATTGAGAGATTTCGTGTTACCATTCTATCAAGACTTAAAAAGAAAGAAGGGGATTAAAAAATGAAAGAATATCAGAAGTATCTATCAGAAGAATTTAACAAAGGTATAGAGGTTAGACCATATTCTTTTCAAGAAGCAGTAGAGAGAGCTGTAGACAAAGCGTACAGTGCTTTTTGGGAGTATATGGATTCTACCAAAGTTGATGATGTACTCGCTATAGATTATGCTTATCAATCTTTCAACCAGGCGGCAGATAAGGCTTTTGGTAGAGTTAGAAATGAACTTTCTACATTGGCAAGCAAAACAAAACCAGACCTTGGTAAGCGTCCAGCATAGGAGAATAAGTTTCGAAGGAAAAATTAAACGAAGATCATTTTGACGAAGCTGTTGTTTATTTTAGTCCAGATTCTATGAAGCCTAATGACTTTCTTGAGATTATTAGATTCTTAGGAGACATAAGTGATCTCTAATTAGAGGTAAACTGAATGCCAAAAATTATTACAAACGATATTTTTATTCAAAAAGCTATAAAAGTTCATAGAGATTTATATGAATATTCTTTAGTTAAATATAAAAATAATCGTTCTAAGGTAAAAATTATTTGTAAAGAACATGGAGTTTTTGAACAATCACCTCAAAAACATTGGAAAGGTCAAGGATGTCCAAAATGTGCCGGTAGAATAAATAGCATAGAAGATTTTGTAAGGAAAGTTTTAAAAACACATAAGAACAAATATGAATATTCTTTAGTTAACTTTGAAAAATTAAAGAATAATTTAAAAATAAAAATTATTTGTAAAGAACATGGAGTTTTTGAACAAATACCATCTTCTCATGTTTCTGGAATAGGATGTCCTTTTTGTGGAAAAATCAAAAGAGCAAATAGTCATAGAAATTCATTGGATGAAATGTTAGAGAAATTTCAAAAGGTACATAAAAATAAATATGACTACTCTTTAGTTAATTACAAAAGAACAAATTTATCAATCAAAATTATTTGTAAAGAACATGGAGTTTTTGAACAAATACCGGACAATCATTTAGCTGGTAAAGGTTGTCCAAAATGTGCCGGACAACATTTAACAAATGAAGATTTTATAAATATTTGTAATATGGTTCATAATAATAAATACGATTATAGTAAAGTTCAATTTAAGGATATTTTTACGAAAGTTTGTATCATTTGTCCGAAACATGGTGAATTTTGGCAAACTCCTAATAATCACAAGAATAATGCTAGAGGTTGTCCAAAATGTCAAAACTCAAACGGTGAAAGAAAAATAGAGAGTTGGCTAATTAAAAACAATATTAAGTTTGTTTGTCAAAAACGATTTAAAGATTGTAGGTATAAATTACCATTGCCGTTTGACTTTTATCTTCCAAAATATAATACTTGTATTGAATATGATGGAGAACAACATTTTAAACCTTTTTCATTTATTGGAAAATATCAAACGACAAAAGAAGATTTTTTAAATCAGAAAGTTAAAGATGAAATTAAGAATAAATATTGTAAGGATAATAATATAAAATTATTGAGAATTGATTTTAATGAAAATATTAATGAGGTCTTGGAAAATGAATTTTATCAAACATTATTTTAGTGAAGTTTCATCTTCACCGAGAACTGGAATCCAACATATTTATCATGATAAGTATAGTATGAAACCTAAAGATTTTTTAGATATTATTAGATTTATTAAATCTTCAAATGAAGGAAAATTAAATAGAGTGAATACTAATTTGAGTGAAAAAATGGACGGTTTTCGTTTTTTTTTTTGGAGTTGATAAAGACGGTAAGTTCTTTGTTGAGTCATCGCATTCGGGACCTATATTTGACGAGGGAAAATTCAGACAGTTTACTATTGGTAAGAGGGGACAGACAGACCCAGTTACAGAAGGTTATGAGGATATTCTGAAAAGATTGAAGAATTATGATAAGCTTCAGAAATATCTCAAGTCAATAAACACACCAAGTGGAATAAAAATCCAAACAGAGGCTTTTTATCTTCCAATTGGAAAAGGTTCGGAAGAAGATAGCTCGCTTGTAAAGTTTGTTGCTACTTGGTACAAAAAGGAAAAGCTTGGTGAGTGGGCAACATTCGTTGTTATAAATGCGACGGATGGAAAGGGAAGACCTTTAGAGCAGGAAAAGGTCCAGAAGATAAAAGAAGACTTGAAGAATTTGAGCACCAATGGAATAAGATTTGACTATGGTGATATTTCGGATTTCAATGAAGTTGATTTGACTCCTGAAATTCAGAGAGTTGAGAAATTTATAAATAACATTGAGAAGGAATATGGACAGAAGATTGATGAAATCATTATGAATCCAAGCAGAAAGAAACCCGCTATGGAACAAAAGAGAAGAATCAAACAAGAATTGCTCCAGATGCAGAAGGACTTCTCAAAGAAGCTTGGTAGTCTAATAAAGTCAGGTAAGTTTGGTGATGAGTACGAAGGTCTTGTATTTGAGTTATCAAACAATGTTATGTTCAAAGTAGTTAGTGACCGTTTTAAGGAAGCAAAGAAAGCTTACAATCAGGAGTACAAGAAATGAGTTTCAATAAATATCTAAAAGAAAATATTGGTGGAAATGTAGAAACTGATGTTGATGAGTTGACTAATTCAATTATTAACTATATGATGAGTAGTGGAGTAGATCAGAGATTTTCAGACGAAGCTATTGGTAGAATGGCTAACAATATTGTTAAAGATATTAGTGATAAAATAGAAAGAATAATGTCTTAAAGCGCGTGTATTATATGAAATTTACAGAATACTATTTTAGAGAAAGTGAAGCAAAGCAATTTGCAAATGAAGTAAGAATTATCCTTGAGGATGAGTCTCCTTCTATTGGAATAGATTCTGCTTTCATAGCTGGTATGTGTAATTATTTGGAGAAGTGTTTTCCAAATTATGGTGATTTTGATGTTGCTGTAGGTAATGAGATTCGCAAGCATATGGTTGGTGATAATAGTTACGTAAAGAAAGTGAAGAAAAGAATACACGAAATAATAACCAAAGCTAAGAGTAAGTTTCTTCACGACGTATATAATAAAGTTGAGAAGATAAAGATTCAACCAAAACGTAAACCACAACAACCACCTCCAATGGGTGGTAATCCCTTAATGAGCGATGAACCAACAGCAGGAGAATCACCGGGTGTCAATTACTAGTTTTTACAATTACTACAGTATTAACGAGTCAACACAGATAGAACTTGACCAAATCAACAACATCAAAGACGATAAGTTGTTTGTTAGTGTTGGTGGTGGAATTGGAGCAGGAAAAACATTCTTGACAAAGAAAATTGTAGAACTTCCTATTATAGATGTTGACGATTACGTTTCTGAAGTTGGTGGTGGTAAATATAGTAGAGCCAACCTAGGAGCAGGAAGAGCCAAGTTCAATAAGGCATTGAATAAAGCATTAGAAGGTGATAAATCATTTGTACATATGGGAACTAACCAAAATGTGAATGCCGCAAGAAAAAGAATACAAAGAGCCAAAGAAAATAACTTCACAACAGTACTTGTACTGATCGATACCAAACCAGAGATAGCATCTAAACAAGCACAGAAGAGAGTAGAGACCGGCGAGAGAAATCCAATACCAATGGAAAGAATAATCCAGTCGCATGAAGATGCTCTAAATACATTCAAGACATTGATAAAGGACAATGACATTGTAGATTTTTACGTACATTATAAAAAATATTGAAGAAGGAGTTTATAATTAAATGAAGTTTATAGGAAATTTTGAAAAACCTTTTTATGTTATTTCAGATTGTCATTGGTTTCATAGTAGATTAGCTTTTGATTTTGGTTTAAGAACTCAATTTAGTTCTATTGATGAGATGAATGAGACTATTTTTAGTAACTGGTGCGAAACAGTTTCAGAAAATGATGTTATATTTCATTTGGGTGATTGGGTTATTGGACATCCAAATAAATATGAAACTGCTCAAATATTATTTGATAGTCTTCCCGGAATCAAAAAATTTCTTTTAGGAAATCACGATACACACCTTAACAAATTTACAAATATAAATGCTTATGAAGAACCAGTCTATCTTGAATATAAAGGTAAAAGTATTCTTCTGTGTCATGAACCAATTTATGAATTTGAACAAGATTATGAATTATGTGGTCACATTCATAACAATTCAGAGAACGATAAATTAAAAAGTAATATGTTTAATTGTTCAGTTGAAATGATAAATTTTACTCCGAAAAATATTGACGAAATTTTAAATTAGTTTATTATGTTTTTTGATATTTTCTAAGTCTTGTGTTTATTTTTTTTATTTTCTTTGACATATTTCTTTTGATATTCTATTTTTGATATTCTATGTTTGAAATACCACCCTGATAAACCTGGTGGTTCAGTAGAAGATTTTAACAAACTACAATTTGTAAGGCGACAGTTAGAAAAATTTTTATGATTGACGAAAAATGAATAACATGATATAATTGAAAATAAAGTTTGAAGGAGGTTTGATGATTATTCCTGTTAATAAAAAACCATATTGTTTACATTACGAAAAGAGTTATCCTTTCAAGTTGTTTGACACTTATTCTGATGAAAAGGCAATTTCTGATAGAATGGTTGAACTCAATAGTCTAAAAGCTCAAGAAGGATACTTTTTCTTTTTTGACAAGAGAACCAAGGTAACACCTGTCGGATGGGCGGTATCTGAAGATAATGATGTTTTGGAGGCATCGGTTCTTTATTACTGGGAAAACTGCGACTCTTTGGAATCCCTCAGAATCCCAAGTTATGAAATTTGTAATAATATCAACAGAATAGAATCTGGTAAAAAGTTTGATATAGCATACTCTTTTAATTTAAGATACGCTTCTAATAACTATTGGCATTTTTATAATGATCTAATAGGACAACTTATAAAACTAAGGGAATGGATTGACAAAAATATTACTATACTTATTCCAGATTATTTAAGAAATAGTAAAGCTTTTGATTTTTTTAGAAGGACTGACTTTGGTAAAACGTTGAATTTCTATTTTCAGGGAAACGAAATAGTTGAATGTGACAAACTTATATTGATTAGAAATTCTATAAATACGAAGCTAAATTGGGAATTTATAGATACGAATGCTAACAGTATACTTGAATTAGAAAAAACTCCTATGAATATATTTGTTGGAAGAAGTCATTCTACAAGAAGGCATATAAAGAACATTGACGAAGTTAAAAAAGTTCTGACAAAGAATGGTTTCAAGTATGTTGAGTTTGATGATGAATCCATAGAAAAGCAAATTTCTTACTTCAAAAATGCCAAGAATATTATAGGTATTCATGGGGCTTCTTTAGCAAATTTGGCTTTTTGTAGAAGTGAATGTAAAATGTTAGAAGTTCATACGGACATCGATTTCCCACCACATTATTATTGGTTATCAAAACAAAAAGGAATTTACTACAATGCTATTATCGGTTTTGGTAAGGATACAAACCAAAATTTTTTTGTTGATGTTAATAAACTAGAAAGTAAAATTAAAGCGATGTTGGAGGTTTGATGATTCGTATATTATCTGGTTGGTCAAATCCTGGTGGTTCTACAACAGCATTCATAAATCTGACAAACGCGCTGAATGAATTTGGGTATGAGACTGTCTTTATGGGTCCTCATCCATTTCATCTTGACAAGTGTAAATCTATATGTTGTAAACCAGGTGAAAAGCTGAAAATAAAGAAAGAAGACATTCTAATAGTACACTTCAGAAATAACTTCATACAGAGACCACCGATAAAAGGGTTCTTCTTGTCATGTCATGAACAGGATATATTTCCATTGAAAGATATCAAGTACGAGATTTTTGACAAGATTCATTATGTCAGTGAGCACCAGAGAGATTTCCATTCCATAGATCATCCACACTTCATACTTCCAAATGTTCTTGACGATCTGAAACCAAACAAAAAACCAAGTGGTAAGATTGCTGGAATAGTTGGTTCCATTGACAAAAACAAAAGAGTCCATATTTCCATTAAAAGGGCGCTTGATGATGGTTGTGATAAGGTTCTTATATATGGAGTTATTGCAGACCCGTGGTATTGGCAAACCAAAGTCCAGCATATGGTTGATGGTGACAAAGTTGTTTTTATGGGTTTTGAAGAGAATAAACAGAAGATATACGATTCTGTAACAGATGTTTACCATTCATCAAAGTTAGAGACATGGGGATACATAAAGGGTGAATGTAAAATGACAAATACAGAATACCACGGTAACAGTTCCACCGATGGTTACTGGGAGATGGACAAGAAAGAAATAGTTAAAAACTGGGTCAAGGAGATTGGCTATGAAAATTGACAATGTGTTTGGCTGCTATCCTATATTTTCCCCGAACGAATATATGTTTAATCAGAACGCAGAATCTTTGAAGTCGCTTGGTAGATTGCTTAGAACGCAGAATATAGAGATTGACTGTATCTTTGGAGGGTTCTGTAAAGACGATTATTGGGAAAAGATTATCAAAATAATAAAAGAAGAGATAAAGCCATATGCTTCTGAAATAAAGCTTTTCAAATTTGAAAAGAACTTTGGTAAGGCATATTATGTAAATAACATGACTAGGAAGTGGGAAAAGTCTAATAGTAAAGAATATATGTTGACATGCGACTCTGACATAATATTCAAGGAGAATGAACATAACTTCATTCAAAATCTAATAGATTGTGCTAAAAGCGCTGAAAAAGTTACAGGAAAGAAGACAGGAATGATTGCTCCTAATATTGAAAAGGATAACGGGCACTGGATAAAACAGTTTGATAATAGGATGAACATTGGTAAAAATACTCTTTCATGGGCAAGCGCTCCTGGTGGAATTCAAGGATGCTGTTTGTTCATAAGCATGGAAGCATGGAAAAAGATAAATGGTTATCAGATAATAGGAGTTTACGGTTATGACGATGCTATCCTTATTCAAGATATGTATAAACATAAATTCGGATACTATGTGCTTGAGAACGTATTTGTTATACATCCTGGTACATGGGATAACAAGAAATATCAGGATTGGAAAATCTGCTACTGGGACAGACAGAAGGGTAAAACATACAGAAAGATTTGTGAAGAAACTGAATTATTTTGGAGTGAGATGGAATGAAAGATAACAAATTCAAAGTAGTTATTCCAGTTTACAATTCAGAGAACTGGATAGAAAAGTGTATCAGGTCTTTGTACAATCAAAGCTATGAGAATTGGGAGTGTGTTATTATAGATGACTGCTCCACTGATGAAACCCTTGAGAAAATAAAGAAGTTCATGTTGGATATACCGAAAGAAGAGCAACACAAGAAAAAAAAGTTTAGGGTTCTACAAAGAACTGAAAATGTTGGTGCTCTTGAGAATATTGTTTATGGTACGAAACTTATTTGTGATAATCCAGAAGATATTATTGTTCTTCTTGATGGTGACGATTGGTTGGCATCACATGATGTTTTTGAGCATCTGAATGGTGTGTATCAAAACGATAGTGTGTGGTTGACGTATGGAAGTTATTCAGATTTGAGTAATGGTAGAAAGGGTATTGGTAGATTTATGGACTTTCATACACAAAGATATAGGAAGGAGTTTCCGTGGTTTACTTCACATTTGAGGACATTCAAATATAAAATTTGGACAAAAGTGAAAAACAATGACTTGAGAGGTCTTGATGGAAAATATTTTGCAATGGCATGGGATTTAGCCATAATGTATCCTATGATAGAAATGGCTGGAAACAACCGTATTAGATACATTGATAAAATTCTCTATATATACAACAACCAAAATCCTATTGGAGATTCTAAGAAGAATGTTAATTTACAATTGTTAACAGCAAGATACATAAAATCATTACAACAATATAAGGAGATATGAGATGGATATTTATAAGAAGTTTGATAATATCAATGTTAGAGCATTTTATACTTATATGTTGGAACACATAATAAATAATTGATATAAGGATATTTTTATGGTTGTTCCAAAATTAGCAGGTGGTCTAGGAAATCAAATGTTTCAGATTGCGAACGCATGTGCGTATGCAAAGAGATATGGATTGGACTGGGGTATTAACTACGGATTAAGTTTTTGTCCAAACCAGGGATTTACAGCCAGCAAATATAAAGATAATTTGTTTCGGAATATTCATACAACTACGGAATTACCAACGAAAGTTTATCAAGAATTTGGAATGAAATATCACCAAATTCCAAAGATGGATGGAGTTTTGTTTGACGGATATTTCCAATCAGAGAAATATTTTGAAGATGCTACAGATATTATTAGAAGTCTGTTTGTTTTTCCAAAAGATATTGAAGAAATGGTTGACTCTTTTTTGAACACATTGGCAAGACCAGTTGTTGGTGTGCATATTCGCCGTGGTGATTATATTAAATTTTCAAATGTTCACGCAATACAGGACGCAAAATATTATAGCGAAGCTTCAAAGATTGTTGGAAAAAGTTCGGCTGTTGTTTGCACTGATGATTGGACTTCAGTTAACAAGGAAATGAGTTTTTCAAACGCAGTGAAGTCGCCATTTAAGAATGAAATTGAAGACTTATGTTTGCTTTCTAAATGCGACTCTCTTGTACTTTGTAATAGTAGTTTTTCGTGGTGGTCTTCTTTCTTAATAAAGGAAAAGACTAAGGTTATTGCTCCGAAGAATTGGTTGATTGATAGAAAGTATGAAGAATATAAAGACGTATTTCGTAAGAATTGGATTTTATTATAACGGAGAAATGTATATGTCAAGATTTGATTATTTTATGATTTGGGGCAATGGATATGATAAAGCCTTAGATATTGTTGACGAGATAAGAAAAGACGAGAACTTTATTATTCATGCAATCATTAGAAAGAAATTTGAAACATCTACGGAGAATTTTATTAAAAATGTGTATGTTTGTGATACGGTTCCGTGGCCCCACTTGGTTGCAAAAAGTCGTTATTTGTTAAAGTATCCACCACGAGTTGTCTTTGTTTTTGTTACGAATAAAAACCCAGACGAACGTTGGTATGGTGAAGGAGTTTTTGGACACATACAATGTAAGAAGGTCAAAGATTTAAAAGAGGCAATACGTAATAAGTTTAATCCAAGGAGACCAGACGGTACTCGTACTGAAGAACATGTCATACATAGTTCTGACTATGAAACTCAAGTAGACCATACTTTGAAAGTATTGGGTTTACAAACAAAGGAAAAATTTATTTTCAAACCAAATCCTGCTATTGACACTTCTCCATATTTAAGTCCTTTTAATTTTGATGTTCAAGAAGTCAGTCTAAATGACTTATTGGTTTCTCATGTGAATGCTGGTTGTGTTCCTGTTGAACAAAGTTTTCATTATGGATATGTGACAGGAGACTTTCAAGCTAAGAAAATGTATGAAGATTATTGGAATACTCATTGGGGAATTTTTCTTTTAGAGGACCACTCTCCACAAGCATTTGACAGATTGATAAATAGGTTTGAATATTCTGGTCAACTACCTAATTTGATTGTGGTTCGCCGTGAAGGAAATAAATATAGGATATTGGACGGGGCTCACCGAGCAGCCATTCTATTATCAAAAGGATTTGATAAAGTTAATGTTGCTGTAATTCAATAAAGGATTGAAGATGAAATTTTCTAATATTATTGACTTGAGACATTTATTTGAACAACTGAAAGAATTGCGTTATGTTATAGTTAGGTTGCCGAAATACTATCCAAACTATAGGGAATATTCTGACTTAGATATCTTCTGTGAAGACAAATCAAGAATGGCTTCTTTAATTCAAAACGTAATATCTTTTTATGGTGATATTCGTGTTAGTCATTTACCGGGAAGAATTCATGTGGACTATTATTCTAGTCCAAGACAATTGGACATCAAGTTTGACTTATTTGATAGCTTTGAAATTTATTCAAAGACTTACATTGACCCGTTATTGAAACAAGTCTTATTGGAGACTCGTGTGCTGAACGACAGAAATGTTTATGTTCCGCTTCCAGTCTATGAAGACGCATTAAGATTTGTAGAGTATAGAGAATACATTAGTAGTAGACCAGATAAGATTAAGCACTTAGTCTATCTCAGGAATAGAGGTGATGATTTTATTGAAGTTCTCAATCAATATACGAACTTGGAAAACGTCAAGGAACTGATACATGCTTCCTAAGATTTCAATTAAAGATTCTAATTTTGACCGCAATAGTTATAAGAGACTTGGAGACTATTTTCGTTGGGAATGGGATTTGAATGTCTCTCCTGTTGTCTATACTGATAGAAGGTTTGCCGAAGCAATGAAGGATGATGTAGATGTTAAGATTGCTTGGCTTGTTGAACCACCAATCATTATTCCTGCCCAATACGAATTTGTTGAACAGCATATTGGATTGTTCGATTTGGTATTGACTTTCGATTACGATTTGGCACAGAGATATGAGAACGCTTCCTTTTATCCTCTGGGTGGTTCTTGGGTCTTTACTGAAGATAGGAAAATACACCAAAAGAGTAAACTATTATCAATGGTTACTTCTCTGAAAAAGAATACCATTGGTCAAAGAAAAAGAATCGAAATCATGGATAGATATGGTTCTCAGATGGACTTATATGGTCGAGAATTCAAACCAATAGATAATAAAGCAGACGGTTTGGGAGAATATTGTTTTTCTTTTGCTATTGAGAACTCATCTCTGAAATATTACTTTACTGAAAAGTTGATAGATTGTTTCATTACAGGCACGGTTCCGATTTATTGGGGTTGTCCAGAGATAGAAAAGTTCTTCAATACAGATGGGATGATATTGATTGAATCAATTGATGAAGTGGGAAGAATCATAGAGGGTTTGTCATTTGAGAAGTATAACCGAATGAAAGATGCTGTTGTTGAAAACTATAAAAAGGCTTTATCATATTGTAGTCTTGAGAATAACTTATGGAATGCTGGATTAAAAGATTTTAAATAGGGATATATAAATGATTAAAATCAAACAATATTAAATCATGGATAGAACTATATAATGTTTTTAAGAAATCTAAATCCAGTTATAGGTTTCTTTTTTCCAAAGATAAATTCTTTGGAAATTCTTTTAGGTTATTTTCTCACAATAGCAACATCATGTTGCATATTTGTACATAAAATATCTAACTGTTCTGAATCAACATATATCAACTTGTAAGAGACAAAATATTGATGTTTTGCTGAATTCTACTTCAGAATACATCCCCAAGTTTAGAGTTCCAAAAAAGTATTGGTTTCCAAATGCGTACCCATGCGACTTAATTTTTCCAATGGATGAAGTTGAAAAGAATGTTGATTTGGGTTTTTGTGGCAATTATTGTAATCGTAAAAATTGGTTGGATAACATATCTAAACATTTTCCTATTAAGAAGGATATATTTGTAATAGGTGAGGAAATGGTTAGAGCAGTGAATTCATACAAAATACATTGGAATAGAAATATTAGTAATGACATAAACTATAGGACTTTCGAAACATTAGGATGTAATACTTTGTTGTTTACTAACAAGACTGACAAAATTGATAACTTATTTGATTTAGAAAAGGATTTGGTTATATATAATTCTTTGGAAGATTTTTTTGAAAAGCTTTATTTTTACCTTGATAATCCATTAGAGATGATGAAGATCAGTCAACACGGACATAAAACTGTAAAGTCGAAACATACTTATGATAATAGATCATCAGAACTGATTGAAATTATAAATCAAAATATATAGAAATTGTTGAGTTAATTTTAGAAGACTTGATGAAAACCTATTGTAAAGGATGAATTGGAAATGGTTTCTATTGTAGTTACTTGTTATAATAAAGAACAGTATATTAGTGAGTGTGTTGAATCCATTAATCGTAATCAGACAAGTTTGTACTATGATATTTTGGTTGTAGATGATTGTAGTTCAGATGGTTCATATGATATTGCGAGAAGTTTGGGTTGTAAAGTTATTAGAAACAAAAATAATCTACAGACACCAAGTACAAGAAATATTGGAATCGCAAATACTAAAGGTGAATATATAATTTGTCTTGATGCTGACGATAAGATTCCAAGTAACTACATACAATCAAACTATGACAACATTGTTGAAAATGAAGTCGACATTTCTTACTCAAATTCTCAATGTTTTGGAGAATTAAATAGAATGTTCAACTGGCCAGAATTTGATATTGAAAGAATTCGTCGCGGACCTTTCATTCATTGTTCTGCAATGTTTAAAAGGAATGTTTGGAAGTCTGTTGGTGGTTTTGATGAATCGTTTATTAACGGTTCTTCCGACTATGATTTTTGGTTAAATTGTGCTTACCATGGTTTTAAGTTCAAGAAATGTCCAGATACTTTTTTGTATTATCGGATTGGGACAAATTTTAATTCAAATAGAGCAACAATAAATAAAGAAAATAATAAACAGAAGTTGAGAGAAAAATATCCACATTTTTATTTGGAGAATTGATATGAAAAGAATTGACATGAGACTACCGCCTTATCATTATTATGACCAGTTAATTGCTCATATAAAAGACCCTAAAGTCTTTTTTAATGGAGATTTCATATTTCCAAGGCAATTTGAAATACATCTTCCTGGTGACCATAAAAAAGCATGTAATCTTCACTGTCCTCATTGTGCTGGTAAATTGTTTGATAAATCATTAGGAACCTGGGAATCTGATGGTCTCGCTTTACTACACAAACTTGAAGGAGCAATTCCTTTTCATATTTATGGTGGAGCATACACGGAACCCTTGATGAATCCATACTGTATGGCTTATCTGGCAACTACTAAAATGTATGGAAATCATTTCGGTATTCACACAAACGGAAGTCTACTAGCAACTCTTGAAGAGAAAACGGGTTTCTTGACGGAGTTGAATAGAATCTCTACTGACGATGTTGATTATCTCTCAGTGAGCGTTGATGCCGGTTTGCCCGACTCTTGGGCTAAAACAAAGGGGACTAAGCATAAAGAGCTATTTACTGACGAGATTTTAAAAGGTTTGGAGATGGCAACCGAGATTCGTCGTAAAGTAGGTAAGCCGAGTCATGCTATCAGAATGTGTTATTTGATATCTCATGATAGTGATAACGATGAAAATTTTGAAGCCATTGTTAAACATGCTAGAAGAATAGGAGTCGATAGTTTGCGATTCTCTATTCCGTTTGCCAACTATAATCAGACTTTTGATAAGGTTAGAGAATACAAATACAAAAGAGAACTTCCAGACGATGAAGATTATTATAATCGCTTGAGTCCTTATCTTTCAAGAAGTAAATCAGAGAAGCCATATATATTTTATACAGGACCAGAGTTTACAGATGTTGATAAGTTTGACTTTGAGAAGTGTGTTTATGGATATTATCAGATTACTTATGGTGCTGATGGATATGTGTATAAGTGTAGCACGACGGCTACCCCTACAGGTAAGCAATGCCGGATAGGTAAAGTAACTTCTGACTTGGATAAATTCAAGGATATGATTATGAAAAACTATAATCCGAATTGGAATGCTCAGAAAAGTTGTTTTGGTTGTAATCTGCGTTGTAACAGAATGGGTCTTGAGATAAATAAAGCATATCAGGAGTTGAATAAATGAAAGGGTGTCTGTTGATTCCAGAAGTTTATAGTGGTAACTTTGCTTCATTTGAAACATATTTGCCTTTGTTTGAGTTGATTGAGAATAATCTTGGGTTTGATAGAATTGTATGTAATGATATTAGTCCGACTAAATTGAAGAAATATGATGTTGTTATGACATTCAAGAGTCCCCAAAAGAACGAACCAGATTTGATGAAGAGTTTATACAAATTACCTAAAAGCCAAAAACTTATTGGATATTTTATTGATCTTCATCCTTGGCATGAAAAATTTAAAAGGGAAGAGGAAAATAACAAATTTTTTGAAGCAAGTGAAAAGTTAATGGAAAGATGTGACAGAATAATGTATGCGTATGATGAAGCTTTTAGAAATATGTGGCCTCAGTTTGTAAAAAAGGCAGAATGGTTTCCTCAATTTGTTGGTAATTCAGATTATTCAAGAAGACTTCCTATGAATGAAAATCCTAAAAATAAGTGTTTAGTATCTGGTGCGTTGGGTTTTTACTATCCTTTAAGACAAACGGTTTTAAAAAAATATGGAAATTTTGTTGAAAATCTTAACCACCCCGGTTACAAAATTAAAACAGAAGAAGCGCTTCGAGCTGGTTTTAAATTTAAGTATGACTTTTTAAATACACTTTATCAATATAGATGTTGTTTGTCTTCGTGTGCGATTGTGAGATATACTTTGATGAAACATTTTGAGATTCCTTCTGTTGGTTCTTTATTGTTATCGGATTCTTGTGAAGATATGAAGAAACTTGGATTCGTTCATTCAGTCAATTATATTCATGTAGATGCTTTGAATTTTGGGGAAGTGATGAGTGCGATAATAAGTTATCCAGGAAGCTTTGACCATATAAGATTTAACGGAAGAAAGTTTGTTTTATCAAATCATACAGAGTATCATAGGTTTGAACAATTTAAAAGGATGTTATCAAAATTATGAATAGAGTAGCGTTAATTGGAAAAGGTTATTGGGGAAGTAAAATAATAAAATACATTCCTAAATATTTTGATTTAGTTATTGCGGCAGATTCTAAGACGGATTTAAACATTATTTGGAATGACAAATCTATTCATTCTGTGATTATAGTAACTCCAATACAGACACATTATGAATTGACAAAGAAAGCTCTTCTTGCTGGTAAAAATGTATTTGTAGAAAAACCAATAACTCTAAAATATGAAGAAGCAAAAGAATTGGCAGAATTAGCACAAGAGAGAAATTTGAAAATTGCTGTTGAATATACTCAAATGTTCTCAAAAGGTTTAGATTATATTCAATCTCAGGATATTGGTGAAATAGAGTTTATTGAAATGTCAACTAAACATTTGGGTAGATTTATGAACTATGATGTGTTTTGGTTACTAGCATCTCATCACTTATCAGTTCTTCCTAGATTTTTTAGTTTATATGAACTTGATTTTAGTTTCAAAGAATACATGTATTATGACGGAAAATGTACAAATGGTTCGATAGAATGTATTTCTAAGATTGATAAAAAGTTTAAAGCTAGATTAGATGTTAGTCTGAATTTTTATCAAAAAGAATTTTGTGTCAATGTCTATGGAAGTAAAGGATTTGCAAGATATGATACGACTAATAGCATTCCAGTTTCGATAGTTAGATATGATAAGAAGTATTCGGCTCTTCCTGACGAAATGATTAAGTCCAAACAAAATATTGCGTTTGATGAAATGAATAACTTAAATAATTCAATTGGTTATTTTAAAGATTTGTTAGATGATAAAGTAGAAAGTAATATTGATGATGCTATAAGAATAACTCAAATATTGGAAAGAACGAATTAGAAAAACATTTGACAACTATAAATAATTATGTTATATTGTAATAAATCGTATCTAACAGGAGAAACCTAAAATGGCTTTTGTAGAAGTTGCATTTGTGAACAAACCTGTATTAGCAATTGTGACGAGGGATTAGTTGATTTTTTAGAAATAAGTGGATACTCTAAAGAATTGAGTAGTATTTTATCACAAATTACTCCGGCACAAAAGAATAGAATAGATTTTGAATCATTACAATATAATTGTAAACAAGAAATCAATTTGAAGTTGATTTAGATGAATTTAATACTTATCATTTATGGCATTCTCGTTCGAATAAATATATTTCAAGATCAAAGTTGAATGAACAACAATGGAGGTATATTGTTTGGAGGGGAGAGACTGATAAAATTCCTTTGATAAAAGCAGGCGAATTAAAATTTCCAAAGAACATTATGGACGCGGATTGGTCTCTAAAAAAACCAGTTGAAGAAATTGTGGGAGGATAATTAAATGAAAATACAATGGCTTGCTGAAAATTTTTATGAAAAAAAATACATAGACAAAATTTTAAATGAGCTTTCAAAAAAAGATTTAGATTTTGAAAAATATGATTTTTTGATTGGTAGTTTAGAACAATTATCATGTCAATCACATAATTGTAAAAAAACAATTGCTTTAATTCTTAGTGATGAATGGAGAAGACCTATTAGTTTTAATAATGATATATTTTTAGGATTTAGACACTATAACAGAAATCAAGAAAATATTTTTGAAATTCCTTTGGGTTATACTAAAAATTTTCAAGATATTGAAATGAAAAGTATTAAAGATAGAAACATCTATATCGGTTTCTCCGGTCAAGTACCAACAAATCATAGAAGAAATCTTCTTAATTTTATTACAAATAACTTTGCAGATTTGGTTAAGTTGAATATTAGTAATGGATTTGCAAAAGGACTTTCTGGAAAAGATTATTCCAATTTTTTGATGAATACAAAAATTGCTTTTTGTCCAACTGGTAATATTAATAGCGAAACTTTCAGATTTTTTGAGGCTGCCAAAAGTGGATGTATTGTTTTGTCGGTTAATCAGCCCCAAAATTACATTTATGAAGAATGTCCTATGTTAAACATTAATGATAAAGAAATTGTTGCAAAAGTTTATGATATAATATTAGATGAGAATATACAACAAGAATATCAAAATAAAACTTTAGATTGGTGGAATCGTATTTGTAGTGAAAAATCAATTGCTAATTTCATATTTGAAAAAATTAAAGAAAAGGAAATTTAGAAAAACATTTGACAACTATAAATAATTATGTTATATTGTAATAAATCGTATCTAACAGGAGAAACCTAAAATGGCTTTTGTAGAAGTGCTTAGCGAAATGCTATCCAAGCAACAATTGGAGAGACTTTCTCAGGAAGTAGCAATTATCAATGTAGAAAGACATAATGCTGGCGAACCAAAGAAATTCCTTAATCTTTGTAGAGCAGAGAAGGGTGTCGTAGAATGGTCAAAGTATTACTCAGATGCTTGTACAATTACCAAGATTGGTAAGTTTGAAGGCATTCCATCAGAGGGTGTAGAGGGATTACTTTCCAAGGTTGAAGACCAGATTGGTCTCAAAGGAAAGGATTGGAAGTACGTAAGAGCTGAGCAAATAAGACAGAACGAATACGAACCAAGTGCTATCGGTGGAGAACCTTTGGGAAGACCAACTTTCAAGGCATCATCCGAAGACTAAAAATATGGGGCTGTAATGGTTTTCGACTGGGTGTGTTAGTTGAAAAGCTGCATGGCGTGGTTGGTCAGTTGGCCACGAAAAAAAGCTGACCGAAAGACAAGCGCAGAAGATTACGCTTACGCACAAGCTGCTTAATTAAAGTAGCGCCCGAAACATCTGACTCCTTCTAAGATGGATTAGGGAAAAGACAGAAGGATAGGACAACCGAAGCCAACATAGAGAAGGGGACCGAATTGACTTTGTTGGGTCATCATAATTGTCTTTGTCTTTTTTACGATTATGATGACTGATTAGAAAGAGACTAACCATGTGAACGAGGTTTTCAGCGACGTATTCAGGACACGGGGTTCAAGTCCCCGTCAGCTCCACCACATTTTGGGAGAAAAAATGTTACAATTTAGAGAATTTTATATGATAGAGAAAACGATCAAGTTAAAGGATACTAATTTATCCAAAGAGGATAAAAAACTAATGAGAAGAGGTCAATCTCTCGCCAATAAGTATGGACTAAATTTCAATGGATGGTGGTAGATAGCATACACATTCACTATGCCTGACACAAATGATACTTTCCTTGCTAATACAGAAGAAGAAATAACCAATAAAATGAGAATGTATAGAAACCAAGGAGCGAATTGATGGGAATTCTTGAAATGCTTTATTTGTATGAGAATGAGGAAAGTCAATTGAAAATCTTTTGTGATATGGATGGTGTAATCTGTTGGTGGGAAAAAGCATTTGAAAATCTTGGAAGTGAAGTAACCAAGGGATTGGAAGGGCATAAGTTCGAAGATAAGTATGGAAGAGAAGAGCTTTGGAAAGTCATAGCAGAAAACGGTAAGCTTGAATTCTGGAGTGAGATGCCCTGGACACCTGACGGTAAGAAACTTTGGAACTACATCAAAAAATATAATCCTACGATATTAACAACTCCCACAAGAAGCAAGTTCTGTAAAGAAGGTAAAAAAATCTGGATTGAGAGAGAACTTGGAGAAGATGTGCACTATATCTTTTCTAAGGATAAATATGAGCACGCAGATACAGAAAGTATACTCATAGATGATTATGATAAGAAAATCAATGACTGGATAAATCTTGGGGATGGTATTGGTATACACCATCAAAACGCAGATGATACAATTAAACAGTTAAAGCAATTGGGATTTTAAGATTTCATAATGCTTATTTAAATACCTGGTTCAGGTAAGTCAACTTGGATAAATAACAAAAACAAAATATACAGTAGTAAGTCCTGACGAAATTCGCAGAGAGATTACTGGTTCTGTAAGTGACCAGTCACAAGCATACGACGAAATACAAGAAGTTCTAAACAGATAAACAGGAGAGAATAATATGGACAGATTCATTGACCACTATTTTGAAGATAATACTTTCATGATGCCAATTGATTTGGACCTCTGTTCGATCAATGAGAGGGGTGAAATGGAAATTGGCATTCCTTTGAAGTATCTTCCTCAATTAGTAGAACATGATGTAATAAGACTTTCCAGAGATGGGAAGACATTCAAGTCACTGAAAGAAGCATATGAGCATTATGACAGTTTGAACGAGCAAGAAAAAAAGAGTAAGAAAGAGAACAGAACAAGAACAAAGGTAACAGACCCGGAGACTGGTGAAGTCAGAGATTTTGAAGTTGCCGCTGGTAATGCGAAGATTGGTGGTGATACTGTTCTTCTCAATATGTCAACTGCCGGTAACTGTATGTCCGCTATTCTCGGTACTTGTAAACTTGGTCCTAATGGTCAGTGTTATGCTTTGAGATTTGAGAAGCAGTGGAAAGGATCAATGGAGAAAAATATCAGACACGAAGAACAATGGGCTTGTTTGACACCAAGAGGAATTGCTCAGGGTCTTGTCAATATTACAGAGGTAATGCCAAGAATAAAGTACATCAGAATCAATGAAGCTGGTGAATTTAGAAATCTTCCATCTGACCCAGAGCTTTTGGCAAGAGTTCCAGAAGAGAAGAAAGCGCAGATGGCTGGTGTTGATGATGTTGAAAAGCTCAGACAAGTTGGAAAGGAACTTATAAGTATGGGTTCTGACTTGAAGCTCTACACATACACCCACAGAACAGACCTCAACATTGGAGACTTGGGACCAAACATTTGTGTCAATGGTTCTGGATTCATGTTGGACAATGCTTTTGTTCCTCTTGAACTCAATGAGTTCAACGAGGTCATGGATTTGGTAGAAAGAAACGAGCTACATGAATTCAATGGAGTTACTGTGAACAAGGGAGTTCATTGTTTGGGTGATTGTAGAAAATGTAGATATTGTAAGGAAAAGACGAAGAAGCATATCTTTCTTCCAATTCACGGTTCTGGAACAGAATATCAAGTTCAGTTGAATAAAATTCTTACAACTGTTATAGAGATGCCAGAGTTTGCTGAGATAATGGCGGGTGAAGGAAATCCAAAGGAGAAGGGACAGATGGCAATGAATCTTGTTCCTGATAACTTGAAGAAGCAGTATCAGAGACTCGTTCCTATTCGTCAGGATAGGATAGACTTATTTGCTGATATATTCAAATCAAAGGGTCAATCAGAAAATCTCATAAACGCAATTGAGAAGTATGTTGAAGTTGGAAGAATTCAGAATGGTGACGCGAATATAGAGATTACTCAACAGGATAGTACTGAAGGTTTGGTAAAGAGTGTGGATGCTTTGACTGGAAAGTTTGAAGCAGAACTTGAGAGAGCAAGAGCGCAGGGACAGGCTCCTGCTGCTAAAAAGTGGTCTTCTCTCCTAAATGCTTTGAACAAGTCAATAGAGATGGCTAAGAAGGGAGAAACGCCAAAAGTTTCAAAGGCAGTTGCTAAACAACATGCTGGAGTTTTTAGAAGACTCAAAAAGGAGATATGAAAATGAGGTTCGATGATTTTTACTTTCATGAGAACATCACTATACCTAACATAACTCAATGGATCAAGAGTTCATTTAGAAAAATTGTTAATAGTATAAAGAAGCTATTTTCTATGTTGAATTTTGGTCAAACCAAAAGAATTAGTTTAGGAGTATCCAATAACATGAAAGAATCAAATGGTGAAGACAGAAAGTCGGACCTCAAGTCGAGAATAGGTTATTATGTGGAAAGAGTAACTGCGTATAATCTATGTAAGAACTTGTTGGATAGTGGGTTTAAAATCAAGAGTAAAAATCTACTTGAAGAACTTAACAATGAAATGAATAGGTATAGAACAGAAAAAATTGAGAATGTTAAGTGGGGGGAGAAAGAACAGAAAAATCTAAGTGGAAAGATAAGAACATCAGAGCAACAAGGTGAGGCATTGGCTGAGAAAATCTTTACAGAAATTTCATCATCGGAAGATAGTGCTCTTTGTCTTTTTGATATTGAGCTTGCTGGTGAGTCTAGGAAGTTTGAGACAACTGCTGACTTGATTGTTACGAAGATGTCAGAGCAGAAGGTTGTTCAGGAGATTTTTGCTTCGTTGAAAGCATACAGTGGTTTTAGTATCAACCTCGTAAATTCTACATTTATTAGCTTCATAAAGAAAGTTATGTTTCCTAATGTTGAAGGTACTGGAGCTAAGTTTGTGAAAAATTTGTTGGATAAGATAGAGGATGATGAATTGTCTACAGAAGCAAAAGATGTTATTAGAAGAATTCCAGAAATATCTAAGTTAGCTTCGGAGTTTAGTAAACTGAAAAGAAGTCTTAAAAAGAAAAAAGTTCCTGATTATAGCACATTAGCAACCGAATTTATGAACCAGCCAATGGAAGAAGGTGGTAAATCCAGATACCAGATAATTAGAGACTTCGTTATAGATATTTTTAACGAAGTATATAAAGATAATGGTGATAGAATAAACGAAAGCTTTGTTAATTCTATAGGTCTTGGTAGTGAAGAAATTTATTTAGCTGTAACTCAATCTAACAATACAAGGGTTATTTCAACAAAAACAAGTAAAGGGTTCAAAAAGCTGGTAGATAATTTCAATGACAAGTTCTATATGAGAATGGAAAAAATTTCAGAGAAAACAAATTCTTTCTCGCTTGTATTCTATGGAAACAATGATGTTGAGTTTCTAAGACTCAAGATACCAATTAAGGAAGAAGGTAAACTAAATCTTTGGATGGATTTTAAACCTTTCTTCGTAGAATAATATTTGACATATACTTGGTAATTTATTATATTATAGACATATTGGTAAGGTATGTCTATTTTTGTCGAGGAGTCTGTATGATTTCGTATATTGGTGGAAAGAAGTTTCACGCTAAGTATATTTTACCAGAGTTTCCAAATCACTTTGACGGATATTGTGAACCTTTTTCAGGTGCTTTTTGGATTTATATTCAGTCTGAAATGACTAAAAGCAGCATCATTTATAACGATGTGAATTCGCAAATGGTCAATTTGTTCAAATGTTGCTCTATAAATCCTCACAGAATGAAGAAAGAGCTTGAAAAGCACAGACCACAGGACCCAGAATTGTTTATTAGATTCAGAGATGAAATTTTTAACATTGGCATAGAGAGTAGAATTGATGAGCCTGATTTTGATATTGCCGCTAAATTTGCTTATATACAGACTCAAATATTTGCTGGCAACACTTTGAGTAATAAAAGCAAGATAACAATTCTTGATAGAAGTAAGTACCGTTCAAAATATGAGCAATTGATAGATAAGCTTAAGAACCCAAAAATTTTGAATAGTTTGTCTAAGATTACTGATTTTGAAAACCTTGACTTTGAAGATTGTATTAGGAAGCATGATAGAGATGGAATGTTGTTTTATATAGACCCGCCATACTTCGACTGTGAGCGATATTACACTATTGGTAAAAAGGATATTCACAATAGATTATCAGAATGTATAAATACAGTTAAGGGTAAAGTTATAATAAGCTATTATGAATTTGATGGTTTGAGAAAGATGTACTCTTCTGACAAGTTCAATTTTGTAAAGTATGGTATAAACTGTCAGAATGGAAATAGACTAAAGAAACATTCATCAAAAAGAGAAGAGATTCTGATTAAGAACTTTTAAGGGTTTATCAAATCCTTGCCAGTTAATTTGAGAATAGTCATAATTGTGATTTGGAAAAGTTTTCTGAATTCTTTGAATGACTTCTTGATTGGTTAATTTTTTAGACATTTTGAATTCCTTTTTTAATAAAAAATATAAATATAATAAGGGAGACAGCAGAATTTGTATTTATAAAAGTTTTAGGAGACATATTATGAATTTATATAATGTTTTTGTTCTTAAGGAGGCGCTATTGCTATGAATTTTTCTTTTTTTTATTTGATAACGGAATATGATACCGGCAGTCAGAATGATGATTGGCGGCAAAAAAAAAAATATGGCATAGAACTTCTACTGGTCAAAGAAATAAGGTCAAGGTAAAGAGTCTTCCTTCAGATGAGCAGTGGAAGTATGCTCCTCTTGAAGTAAAGATTAAAAGGAAGCAAAAGGACCCACATGTCAAGACCGATGTCCCTAAGCCACAAACAGAAGAGAAGAGAGTTTTAACTTTCTATTACTCTGCTGACAGACCAAAATCCTTTGACGAATTTGATGAAGGTAAACTTGTTGTAGCAACAGATGATTCTGCTAAAGCAATCGAAATTGAAAAGGCAGGACATAAAGTCGCAGCGGCTCACCAAGTTCCGCTCGACGCAATAAAGAGATTTTGGAATTATGAAGATAAGAAATGGGAGAAGTTTCCAAAAGATATAGAAGATGAAAAGAAATTTGAGCTAATAAAGTTTTCTGAAAATGACGTTTATCTTGTAGACTTTGCTAAGTACAAAGATCAAATTAGTTTCCAGCTTTCAGACCCAGAAGGAAATTCGGATGAAGACGGAAAATAAATTTGAGGCACATTACTATATAGGCGATGAAGATGATTCTGTTGTCAAAGTAAAGGCAAGAGATAAGAAATCTGATCCAAAGATTATGTTTACTCGATGGGGACACATGAACCCTAAGAGGGACAAAAAGAAGGAAAGAAAATTCGTGGATTCTGAAAATCCAGTAGCAGGGTTCCATACACCACCAGAGAAGAAGGGGATTTATGCTTTCATCTGGCCTTATGTGGAGCCGTTTCTTGCTGCTTGGAATAAGGATATAATGGTCAAGGGTGTTGACAAAAGTGGAGAGGAAACAATGAGATTTCCTCCAATAAAGAAGTTTCAGCACCACGGAGATATCTGGACTCACTTTGTTGAACCAGCAAAGAAGATGGGAGTTGGTAAAGAATATAAGGGTTCTTGGGTAAAAGTCCACACAAAGGATTTACCCAAACTTCTGAAAAAAGTTATAGCTATGGATAGAAAGTATTTGAGAACTCCCTCTAGTTGGAACAAGGAAGCTTACAAATCTAAAGTCTTCGATCCATACAAGAGAGGAAGAAGCGAAACAATAACAATGTCAAGAGATCATCTTGAGGTTTTCATACCAGGTAAAGTGAGAGAATCAAAATGAGTTTTAGAGATTTTGTAAGAGAAGCAGAAGAGAGTCAAGAAGTTGGATTTGTTACAGATATCGAGAAAGATACTGTTGATAATGACAAATTCAGAAAGTCATTATTTACTGGTGACAACATGCAATTAGTACTAATGTCACTAAAACCCAACGAAGATATTGGAGAAGAGATTCATGATCCAGATCAGTTCTTCAGAATTGATGGTGGTTCTGGTAAACTGGTTATGGACGGTAAGAAGTATGACATAAAAGACGGTTCGGCTTTTATAGTTCCAGGTGGTGTGAAACATAACATTATTGCTGGAGAAGAAGGTATAAAGCTCTACGCAATATACTCACCACCACAACATCCGGAAGGAACTGTTCACGATACTAAAGAAGAAGCAATGGAAGATGAAGGAGAAGAATAATGGCTTTTAATGAATATCTTAAAGAGGCTCTTGGAAGAGATCGAGATTGGAAAGACGATGAAATGGAAATAGGTAGAACTTTCAAATGGAGAAAGGAAATCCAGGATAGTGGTGATATTGTTGTAAAGGTTTCAAGAGATGTTCCTAATCCACAAGGTAGATATCTTGAGTTCGTTTTTGATACCAGTCATAAACCTATGGAAGAAAGAGAAGTTCGTTGGGGATATACACCTACTGAAATGCCAAAGAAGTTCGCTATTAGAAAACTCAGAGAGATGGGTGAAAATCCAGAAGAAGTAGAATTTGAAGAAGTACCAACACATGCTATGTAAGAGGATACAATGAGATTCGAAGCTTTCTATATAAGAGAGGACTTTGAGGTCCTTGATGACAAAATAATAATCAACAGTTTGGATGACGTTCCTAAAACAGTTTTCAGTAAGATAAACACTTACATGAAGCGTAAGGGATTTGATTGGAGAGGTCCTGATGATGTCAAGGCAATTTTGAAAAGGAACTTTTTTGACAGAAATAAACCAATCAATAAGGAAGCATTACCGCATCATTATGAAGCTATAAAAAGAGCTGTTGAGAAGAAGGAAGTATCCACCGATGAACAAGTTCTCAATGAGGTGAGAAGAAGATTCGGTTTGACAAACAATCTAAAGTTCGCAGGATATATAATGAGAGACGGTAAGCTTCTCGATTTATCAGGCAGAAAGTTCGGTAATACATACGCTCGTGGTAGAGAAATGGATCATAGAGAAATTGGAAGAGCATTAGAGAATATAGATCACCCGGCTGCTCAAGGTGGCTCTGATGGAATGATTGCTTTTCAGAAACTTGGTCCTATTAGAATTGATGCTAATGTTGGTCTCATTGATATTGAATCACCGGTAACACAACAACAAAGAAATGCTTTGAGAAGATATATAAACAGTGTTGACCAGGTGTTGTTGGAGCTAAATGGTAAGGGTGGAAGATATTATGAAGAGTTTGACCAACCAATCAATCCAACAAACATAATAAGAAAGATAGACCAGTACTTTGCCGGGCAACTGAGAGAACCTTCTCTTACGGCAAAGTTCCACGAATCCAACGACGCATTTATGGATTCGGTTTTGAAGGGTGTAGAAAAGTTTAATGTTCCCAAGAATTACATAGACGGTGAACTTTATCTAACACTTCACCACGGAACATCAAAGTCAAATCTAAATAAGATACTTAGATCGGAAAAATTCAAAACAAACACATACTTTGCTCCTGATAGAGAAACAGCATATAGATACGCACAAATGACTGGAAGTAATCCTGTGACAACCATTGCTGTTGTGAAAGCAGACGGATTAGCTTTTGATGGAAACTATTTCTATGCGACAAGAGACTTATCATTTAGTAATGGAGTATACAAATGATATTCGATGAATATTATTTAAAAGAAAGTTTTTATCAAGATGATGAGAAATATGTGGAGATGGTTCAATAGAACTGTCGTTGAAGCAAGAAAAAGAATGCTTAGAAAACTAAGCAGAAGCCACGGGGCTTGCCCCGTGGAGTGTCACTGAAAGTATTAGGAAAATTGTTAACGGTAAAATGGTAATGTCTTTAAGAAGTGACATTAAACCAGGACCAAAGCTAGGAGATGTGATACAATCTGCTGTGGATTTTGTATTGAACAATAATATAGATTTGGAAAAAGACTTGAATAAAGTAAAGCAATTTATTCAAAATGTAAAAGTTTGATGTAAAATACTTCCTTATTAGTTGTTTGGAAAGGATTTTGATAAAAATGAGAATGAGACAATACGTAAATGTATTGAATTTTTAGTTACTTAAACTATAAATACTCATAGATTATAATTATCTAAGGAAAAGATCAAAGAGCTTATAATGAAAGCCTGAGGAAAGAAACAATGAGTAGATTTACTAAATTTTTGGAAGAGATGATGGCAGACCCATCATATTCATCAGACAATGCTAATGTTGGAAATGTTGCGGGTATCCGTAAGTATCCAACTCTCAAGAGAGTTCCTGGTGATGCTGAAGAAGAAATGGATTATGATGCCGTTGACAAGTTCATAGAAAAGAATAACTTGGAAATGGACAGAAGAGATGTTGAAAGTATCGTTGCGATTGTCAGTAAAACTCTTGAGGATTGGAATAGAGAAAGGAATTACAACTTTCAGGAAATAAAGAATGTGGTTGTAAAAGCATTGGAAGACAGACTTATAGATTTAAGATAAGGAGCGTAACTATGGGAAAGATTTTGTACGAACTTGACAAGATGGTTGACGATGAAGAAAAGGCATCTGCTGAGAAGATTGCCGCAAAAGTAAATGATGATGGTGACGAAAAGGACATCGATGCTGGTGTAGATGATATTGTCAAGCATATAGAAGCTGTCCAGGCTGCCGCTGATTATATCGACGGACTCACTCCTGGTAAAAATGCTGAAGCAGCATTCGATGCTGAAATGTCATTGAGGAAAGCATTGACTAAGATGCATGAACTTTCAGACGAAGTTTATAAGGACATTGGTGACGGGAAAATTTAATAATGGGAGATAGAATATTATGAGCAATTATGAAAGATTTTTAGGCGAAGATGAAGTTACTGAATACACATCTCAGGAACATTTATCGGAAAGGTTTGCTGGTATTTACAATACTTTCGTAGATAACGATATAGATAGCTTTAAGAGTCAGATTAGTGAATTGAATTCTAACGATTTTGCTAAATTCATGATTCACATTCTTGGTGAAATGAGAGTTGACCCAAGAGAAGTTGTTAGAACACTTCAGTCTATAGTGGAGTAATACATTATGAAAAATCTAAAATACAATTTAGATAATCTTCTTGGCGAAGATGATGTTTCTTCATACGTCAACGAGAATATAGAAGGTAGAGATTACATGGCCGCTATTCAAAAGATTTCAGATAACTATGGTGGTCTTGGTGGAAGCACAGCTAAGATGTTGCAAGATATAGAAGGAGCGTTTGTGGATTTCATAAATGCTCATGGTGACGATGATTATGAACCTATCAAAGCTGCTCTTGACAATTTTTATGGTGCTGTTGTAGAGTTTGCAGATAGAAACGTAAGAGACACTAGTGCCGACGCACTAAGAAGATAAGGGGATAAAACATGGGATTTTTAAATCAACTTAGTGAAAAGCTTGAAGCTCAGCAAATCTATGATGGTTTAATGGGAAAATATGAGACAAGATTTGATGTTAATGGAGTGACTTATGCTTTTCTTGCTACATCAATAGCTGGTGGTTGTGATGACAACACTAGTTGGATGCTTGAGTTCGAAAACATCAAATCCCACAGGATTGGTGTTGGTGACAACGATCCGAAGATTTACAAGGCATTTGCTGAAGCAGTTGACCAATGGGTAAAAGAGAAGCAACCATTAAACTTCTACACATATGGTTCTGAGATTGAGTCCATCAAGTCAATCATAGAAGCAGTCAAAAAGAAGGTCAAGGGTTACAACCTTATTGACGATACTGCTGACCAGAAGTTTGAGGCAACAGGTGAAACCATTCCTGGTAATCCTGTTGGTAAGATAACTTGGACAAAGATGGTTCCTCAGGAAGCTGTTGACACAGAAGAAAGAGAAGCATTGGTCTCCGATGAATTTGAGACACCATACGAAGAACCAAAGGATATCAAGCCTAATAAGAAGTACATGACATACAAGAAAGATGATAAGCTTGATAAGGGTGAAGGATCATATGATCTGAAGACAGAAGGTTATATGGGCAAGAAGGGCGACTCAGTAAAGATTGCCAAGAAAGGTAAGGGTGAAACCGCAGTTTATGTATTGAATACAAAAGATGGTTCTAAGATGGTAGACATGGAATTTGACTCTAAGGAGAAGGCAAAGGAGTACGCAAAAAAGAAAGGACTCAATCTCTCAGAGTCAACTGAAGATAAGGTTGATATGTATGTAAAGAAGTTCAAGGATAAGATGAAGGGTTCTTCTACCAAGACTGCTGTCGGCTGGGTAGATGGTATAAAAGGCATATCAAAAGAAGACAAGAATAAGATAAAGAAGAGACTTAATCTTCCTGTAAAGAAAGAAGAATCATTTTCTGAGTTCAAGGCAAGAAGACTTGCTGAAGATCATGACTCAATTAATACATTAGATCATGGAGAAATACCTGTAGAAAAAGATTTGTCTAATGTTTCTGATGAAGTTATAGATACAGTAGAAATGGATAATGGTGAAATTTACGAAATTCGTAAAGACTTTGATGGTAGATTAGTTGCTGTTCTATCTATAGACGAATGGGGGGCGAATCATAATGAAAGAGTATAAAAAATATCTTCAAGAGAAACTTGGGCATGTGAGAAAAGAAGCTGACAAAAGACTTGTAAATGTTGACGGTGACGTCAAGGTAATACATAGCGTTCGTGATTGTCCATATTATGTTGACATTATGGATTTTGGAACAAGAGGATGTAAGCATCCAGACAGTCCAAACCGTATTTGTGTGAAGGACTTTGAATGGAGAATTCCTGAGTGGTGCCCTCTTCCAAAGGCATAATGATGAATTTTGTAGAGTACTACTTTATAGAAAAGAAAAAGAAAAGAACTAATGTTAATGTCTATCCAGCAAAGACGTTTAACATGAAGTTCTTTTTTTGACCCCAAAAAATACGATAAAGGTTTACGAGAGTGAGCGGGAAACCCACGACTTCAGTCGTGGGAGTACGTCAGATGGAACTCTTGACTTTCAACCATGTGTAGTTGGAGAAGAAAGATATTGACATTTTTTCTGGAATATGTTATATTTATAATAGAATATTTTTCAGGAGAATAATTTGGATACGTTGTATATCAAAAAAGGCAAGAGATATATTAAGGTAGGCACTAGACTGGATACTGATTATATGCCAGATGGTCTTTGGCTTTTTAAGTCCGGTGATAGATCAAGAGGTTTTAGTAATCTATCTTGTAGATTGACAGAATTACCACCACATACTGAAGTTCAAGATTACCTAAAAGCATTCCTGAATAAGGAAGCAATAGTAGAAGCAATAAGAAGTCTCAATGAAAAAGGAGTTGTTTTTCTTGGACAGATTTCTCTGGATGACTTTGCTCAGGCTCTCGTTGACCAAATATATCTAAGTTCAAAAAAGAATAATTATTGAGGAGATCACGATATGATAGACTGTGAACCATCAATGTCGTATGAAGAAATGAAAAGAGCACTTATCAATGCTTCGGATGCGTACTACAATAAGTCTTTTAGTATAATGTCTGATGCTGAGTTTGATAAGCTCAAGGATGAGTTCACTGAACATTGGCCAGATGATCCATTCATTAAAACCATTGGTGCTCCTGTACCAGTGAATACAAAGTGGAATAAGGTAAAGCATCTCATTCCAATGAGATCGTGTAATAAAGTCAACACTGTTGATGAGTTCATGAAGTGGTTGTCCAATGTTGGTTTGATGGAGCAGGACATTGTTATTTCAGAAAAGCTCGACGGAATATCATTGTCATTGGATTATCAGAAGGGTAATCTCATTAGAGCAACAACTCGTGGTGATGGTACAATAGGTGAGGATATAACAACCAACGTATTGAGGATGCAAAACGTAAAGCGGAAGCTTCCAATTCCTTATACTGGAAGTCTTCGTGGTGAAGTGATGTTGAAGAATAATGACTTCAATTCCGTCAATCTTGTTTGTGAATCTCGTGGTGAAAGGACATATCAGAATGTAAGGAATGGTGCTTCTGGTATCGCAAGAAACTATGATGGTAAGTACTGCGAATATCTGTATGTTGAGTACTACTACGCAAGTGGAGATTTCACAACAAAGAAAAATGTATATGATTTTATAGAGCATGATCTTGGATTGAAGACATGTAAACACTTTGTAGGTAACGCAGAGACAGCCAAGATTGTTTATAATGAGTACGAGGAAGAGATTCGTGCTGGTCTTGACCACGCAATAGATGGACTTGTAATAGAGCCAAACAGAATTGAAATTCTTGAGAACCTTGGATTGCTTCATGAGAACTGGAAGGGAATGATTGCTTGGAAGTTTACTTCTGATAAGGCTAAAACACCAGTAAAGAGTTCTGTTTGGCAACTTGGTAATAGTGGAAGGATAACTCCTGTTGCTATTATGAATACTGTTGAGTTGATGGGTGTAAATGTTTCGAGAGCTTCAGTTCACAACTTGGAAATATTCAGAAGTATTAATTTACATGAAGGGGATATACTTCTTATAGAGAGAGCCAATGATGTCATTCCCAAGGTTGTGAAGAACTTGAGTGACCATCCTGGTTGTGAGAGAGGACCTAAGCTTGAGGTCCCTGAATTCTGTCCTGTCTGTGGAGAAAAGGCATATGAGGATGGAGTTTTCCTTGTCTGTAAGAATGACAAATGTAAGGGTGGACAGATTGGAAATTTGAAGAAGTGGGTGAAGAAGTTAGACCTCAAGGGAATCGCTGAGGCAACTCTTGAGAAGTTGTATGATGCTGATTATGTTAAGACTCCAGCTGATCTTTACAGACTTGAGCCACATCTCATTTGTGAGATTGACGGATTCAAGACAAGGAGTGCTAGTAGAATCATAGAGACATTGAATAGTAAGAAGGAAGTTACATTGTCAGAGTTCATTGCCGGTTTGAATATTCCTAACTTTTCTGGTAAGACTGCTGAGCTTCTCGAAAAGAATGGATTCGACTCATTAAAGAAGATGATGAATGCTCAGGAGTATGAGTTGACAGAGATAAAGGGAATTGGTATCGAAACAGCAAGAGCAATTATTATAGGTCTTCAGAAGAAGATTAAGATAATAGAAGATTTGTTAGATGTTGGAATAAATATAAAGTCAAGAGAAGAGAATTCCAATACAGGCAATCCTTTCAGTGGAAAGAAGGTTGTGTTCACTGGTGCTCTAAATATAAAGAGAAAGGATGCTCAAACACTTGTAAAGTCCGTTGGTGGGGAATGCCCAAGCTCATTGTCAAAGGACACAGACTATCTCGTTATGGCAGATGTAAACTCTACATCAAGTAAAGCAAACAAGGCAAGAAGTTATGGAACAAAGATTCTCAGTGAGGATCAGTTTATAAAAATGATTGGAGATTGATATGATCGAGAACATTTACTATTACTTTGATTATAGTAATAAGATGAGGATATCCTTTCAGCAATTGCTGGATCAATCGTCTGGCCACTGACTGATTTTATCATTATCTTCGGACTAACAGTCAAAGGATTGGGAAAATATATGAGTATTTTAGAAATAACAAGTCCAAGTGATATAAAGAAAGAAGGTGCTTCGGTTCTGTTTGTAGCATTCAACACTGCTCCTTGTAGAAAGTTTATGAACTACGCAAGGCAAGCTATTAGAATACTTGAGAGCCATGGAAAAGAAATTTCTTATTTCCAGATAACAAACACTCCAGAAGTAAAGAAAGCTCTTAACGTCAGTGCCATGCCTACAACAATCATTTATGTTGATGGTGAAGAGAAGAGTAGATTTGCTGGACATTTGTGGAGCCAGTTTGAGATTGCTGGAAAGATAAATGGAGGAATAAACAAATAAAGGTATTTTTAGATGATGAGAGACAAACACCAGAAGGCTGGAAGAGAGTTTACTGGCCTGATGAAGCAATAGAACTGTTGAAGACAAACAAAGTTACAGAGATTAGTTTGGATCATGACCTTGGTGACGACGAAAGAGGAACTGGTTATGATGTAATTAGATGGATTGAAATGGCTGTTGCTTTAGATGAATTCAAGCCACCTGTAATAAAAGTCCACTCTGCTAACACATCAGCAAGGCAGAAGATGGAACTTGGTATAAAATCAATCGAGAGGCTTAGCAAAAACAATGAAGTTTAAGGAATTGATTTCAGATACAGATTGGGATAGTGTAGCAAATTCTCTAAAGTCAAACTTTGACATTAGTGATGATTCATTAGAATCTTATAGAGATGCTTACTTCAAACTAATCAATTATGAATCTTATGAAGATACTAAAATGAGAATCTGTATTGAGTTTGTTGAACCAGATGGGAACTTGATTGAGGAAGGGTATTGGAATGTTTTCGGTAGGAATGGAACTCTTCATAAGGATACTGAAGACGCAGAACTCTTTCCGAACTCTAGTGAAGAATGTGCTCTTGAGTTCAGTAATTGGAGTGAGTGGTTGAATATGGAAATTGACGAGAACACTGCTAATAATATTCAACTTATGAAAGCAGATATTGTTGCTCGTTGTCTTTGGGAAATGACATTTATTAGTTATGATGAGGATGAAATTCAGGAGACTCTTGAAGGTTTGAAAAACCAGGTTAAAGAGATTGAGAATATGACTGAAGAAAGAGGAAAGTCATTCAAGTCAGTTGATGAAATGATGGATTACATTGAGAATCTAAAAGACGATGAGGATGAAGAAGGTGAATAATAGAATTGATTTACCAAATGGGTGTTATCTTTTTTGGGATGATAATAAAGTTGGTGGAAGAATTTATTATTCAGATGAAGTTGGTGGTGGAGTTACTGTTTGGGATACATCTTTGGTTGACTTATCAACAATGTTAGCTGCCATGACTCAAGAGATGAAGTTACAAAAAGAGGAATCAATAAATGGTAAGATATAGATATAACTACAACGATTGGCATGTTGGTGAAGGGTGGTATCCTATCATAGAAGAAATGATAACAAAGATTGCTGCGTTGTCTGAGGATATTGAAGTCAATATACTTGACATCAAAGAAAAGTTTGGAGGTCTGCGAATCTGGATAGATAAACCAACAGAAGAAATGTATGAAGTTATTAGAGAATGTGAAGATAAATCTTATACAGTTTGTGAATTTTGTGGAGAGCCTGGAAAATATAGAGGCTCTCTCGATTGGAAGAGAACTCTCTGTGATTCACATTTTGAAGAAGAGAAACAGAATCAAAAGAAATATGCGGCAGAATTAGGAGTAGATGAGATTGACGAAGAAATGTAATAAGTGTGGTAAATGCTGTCAGTTCGTGGCAATACCAATACCACAACCAAACATAATGGATGGACACACTATTGACTACTGTAAGTGGATAATAGCTCATAAGAATATGAGTTTGGCTGTAAATGAGAAAAACGAGTGGGCTATTATTGTAAATGATGATTGTAAGTATTATGATAAGATAAACGAATATAGTGGCGTTTGTACGATATACAATGACAGGTTTGGAGTATGTCGTATGTTTGATCCGAACAATTGTATGGGTAATGCGAACAATTCTCATTGGAAGACTTACGACACAGAGAACCAATTTGATAGAGAGGTAAATCCTTACTATGAGGAATAAAGAGAAGAAGCTTGAGTTCTTTGATATGATGAAAGAACTTGCTGAACTACAAAGTAAAACCCCAGATGAGACATTGGCTAATCAGCTTGAAAGAATAATAAAAGGATTATTGAGAGAAACAATGTCCTTAGAAAGTGCCATAAGGTTTGTGGATAATAGAATAAAATCTGCTAAGAGGACTGAGAGCATCGCTTTTTGGGCTACAATAACAAAAGTCATCAAAAAGTATTTTGAATTGATATCTTAACACACATCCGGTAATATGTTATATTATAATTGAACAATCAAAAAGGAGTTGTTTATGAAGGTCTTTGTTGACGTTGACACCCTTGGTGACTTTTTCGAGGGTGGAGCACTGCCCGTCCCTGATGCCGACGAAATCCGTCCTACTCTTGCGAAGATAACAAAATTCGCTAAGAGCCAAAAAATTCCAATTCTCAAATTCAATGACTCACATGACGGGACTGAGCCAGAAATGAAAGCCAATGGAGGGCCTTTTCCGTGGCACTGTATGAGTGGCACTGAAGGTGCCGCAAGTATTCGAGAAACTTCGTGTAAGAATGCTGTCATCTTCGAGAAGCAGACTTATGATGTGTTTGATTCGAGCCTTGGTAATAAGAAGGTCGATAGATGGTTGAAGGAAAACAACGTGACAGAAGCTTGGGTATATGGCGTTGTTGGAAACATCTGTGTGGAAGCTGCTGTCTTGGGATTGCTCAAGAGAGGTATTCGAGTTTATATTTTCAAGAACGCAATCACATGGATGGATATGGAGAACGGTATTTTCTGTAACGATATTGACAATAGAGAAAAGTCTATTGCACGTATGAAGAAAGCTGGTGCGCTTATTGCTGTGGCCAAACTTTGATAAACAAGATTGAAAAATTTTGAAAGGAAGATTTACATGAAATATCTAACTGTCAAAGATAAGATTGAAAAGCTCAGGTCGCACCCCGTTATTACCAGGATGGAAAGCTCCCAGTTCAAGAGAGATTGGCCTTTCTATATCACAAGAAAATCGTTGCTTTCATAAAGATTGGTAGTTTGTTTCCAAGAAACCTCATAATGAAATAAGGAGTTAAAATGGCTGAAGAAAAAAATCAGATGACTGAAGAAGAAATGAAGGAGTACGCTGAGAAGAGAAAGAAAGAATGGGAAGAATTTTACGAAGACTTGAATTCAAATCCAGATGAGCCGGTAACAAAGGGTGATTTGAAAAAAGCAGTCGATTTTCTTTTCGAAGATTTCGCATCAATATCTCAGATGGTACAGATTAACTCTCACAATACAAATGTACTCAATCAGAACTTCAATCAGATTGTTTCTGTGCTACAAGGTGGAAAACCGGGAATGCCTGGTGGACAAAGAACAAAGGGTGGAATAGTCCTTCCATAAGGAAATTGAGATGAAAAAAGTTGGAATATTTGGAGGCTCTTTTAATCCACCAACAATATCCCATAAAGATATTGCTGACGGATGTATAGCTAATAGTACAAACAGCAAAGGAAAATAATTGTTCTATCAAGATTGGTATAAAAAAGAATCCACACAAGTTTATCTCTCTTGATGGATGCTGGTTTAGTTCTACATATCTTAGGGGAATGTTTAGTAAAGGATACTTCAATTTGGCAGCATTATTGACAAGTCCTAAGATAGTTAGGTATGTTACAAAAAATTCGCTTTACATTCAGGAGAAGTAATGAGAATCAAAGATAATAAAGTCATTTCAGAAACACCTTTTCTCAAATTCAATAACACTGAGTATGAGGATAATCTTGGCAACACCAAGCATTGGGTCTGGTGTCAACGTCCCGGTGGAGTGAAAGCTGTTGTGATAGTGGCCGTAGTTGATCGAGGTTTTGTTCCACCGTGGACCGAAACTGGGTACAAAAGAAATCTGGGAATTGTTGTGATAAAAGAGAAAAGAATACCACTCAATGACTTTGAGTATGGATTTCCTGCTGGTCTTGTCAATGAAGGGGAGAGTCCAATAGAAGCGGCTAAAAGAGAACTAACGGAAGAGACTGGTTTGAAAGTTAGAAGAGTCATAAAACACAGTCCTTACATTTACAGTTCTGCTGGTATGACAGACGAATCTGTGTCTATGGTTTATGTTGAATGTGAAGGTGATGTTAGTAGTGAATTCCTAGAATCATCGGAAGATATAGAAGCGTTCGTAATGAGCCAGCGAGATGTAATCAATTTACTTGAAGAACCAAATAAGAAGTTTAGTGCCAAGGCTTGGATTGTTCTTGATTACTTCGCTCGTAATGGAGATATCATATGATAAAAGATTTGCTTGACAAAGTTGACAATTTCTTTTTTGGAAAGAAAAAAAGTTGAAAGTAAAACAACCACAACACAACAATCAGAGATTTGTTGAGAGGAATAATATGAAGTTTACATTTTTTTGGCAAGATAAGTACCTGACGCAATGGAGTACTTCACCATTCGCTGACTTGAGTGGTTTGATGTATAACTGTGCCGAGCAGTACATGATGGCCCAGAAAGCATTACTTTTTAGTGATAGTGAGACATTCAAGAAGATTATGTCAACTACTTCTCCAAGAGAGCAAAAAGACCTGGGAAGACAAGTAAAGAACTTCAATCAGACTATTTGGGATACCTATTCCACGATGATAGTGCTTGATGGAAACTTACTAAAGTTCAGCCAAAATGAAAAGCATAGAGAAGCTTTACTAAGCACAGGAGATACGATACTCGTAGAAGCTTCTCCATATGACCGAGTTTGGGGAATAGGTCTAAGAAAGGAAGACCCAAGAGCTAATGATATGTCTCAGTGGCAAGGTCAAAATAGATTGGGTTTTGTGCTTACGCATTGTCGTGAATTAATAAAGGATGAGATGCCTCACAATCAGAATTCATAAATTTATATTTTTTTGAAGAAAACTATTGACAATCTTCTCTCCATACATTATATTATAGATGAATGGAGGAGATTTCAATGAAGACTCTTATCAGATGTATGCTTGTCACTGCTTCGTTCTTCATGATTGTAGGTAATCTGGACGGGAAGTGGTAAGCATTAACTGCCTCAATACTTTTCTTTTCAGCCAACCTAATGGCTCTGGTCTACAACCAAATCAAAAGAAAGGAATCGAAATGATTCTCCGTGATGAAAATAAGGCAATGGAGTGTCTTGAGCTTTATAATTCCTTTTCGGAATTTGTGGACAAATACCAGAACCACGTTGATAATTATATCGGACTTATTTTGGACTATGATGAAATGTTGAATATCTGAAATCAGGTATTGACATTTCGTCTGACATTCATTATATTATATGTAGAAAGGAAATCTATGATGTCTTCTAACTTCTAAATGTATTTATACTTCTTGACAATTATTTTAGAATATATTATATTAAAAGTAGACTAAACAATCTTTAATCTTATCAAAGGAGTTGACGTATGAAGAAGCGTCTTGTTATGTTGTTGATGGTGTCTTGTTTTCTTATCTCTATGGTTGGTTGTGGAGGAGAAGTAAATTTGTCTTTGATTAATTTGGCTAAACAATCATTAGGCACTTCTCTAACAGAAACCAAAGATCAATCAGAAGAAACAAGAGAAGAAATCAAAGATGCTTATACGCAAATGAAAGAATACATTTCTGAAAAAAATCTTGCCGATCAGAACATTATAAGGCTTGAATCTCGTTTAGATAGTATAAAGTCTAAACACAAATCATTGGTTAGGACTGTTAATAAATGTAAATCAGACGGTTCCCATCTTTTCAAATTGCTTACAAGGAGAGCCAACGAAAACAAAACTGAAAATTTGAGAAATATCTTGAAAGACAAGATAAGAGATAAACAAGAACAATTTGAAACTCAGATCGTTATCGCAGAAGATGTGTGCGAAAAAGTTGCTCAATCAGTTCAGAAGTACGATGATTTGGTTGGATATTTCCAGGTCAATAAAGGATTGGATGGTGTAGATGAAATTATAGAAGAAATCGATGGAGCAATCCAATCTGGAAATATTTTGAATAAAAGGATAGACATGTTTGTCAAAACTGGTATGAGTATGATTGATGAGTTGTGATTGTAATAGGGGAGGACTTCGGTCCTTCCCTAACATTTTATATGGAAGCCTAAGAAAAGAGTTGAAGAAAACTATTGACAATGACTTCGTAATTGATTATATTATATGTATGAACGAAAACAAAGACTCATTCGAGATTGATGGTAATGCCGTGGTCTGTACCAGCACAAGTGGAAAGAAATATACTATCACTAAGAATAGTTGTTCTTGTGCTGGATTTGGTTTTCGTAAGAACTGTCGTCATTTTTCAGAAGCTAATAAGCTCGGTCTGATAAAAAAGATAGAGAAGAAATCCATACAGAATGGTACAATCAACAATCGTGGTCCTCAGCTCATAGAATCAAGGAAGAAAGCAATCAAGTCATTCATTGAGAAGAATGGACTAGAGGCTCCTCAGTCACTGATTAATGTTGTTGAGCCTCATGTTACAAGCAAGATGAAGCCAGAGAGATTTATTGAGATCGTGAGAAGAATTTTAGAAGTTCGCAAAGAAAACTCTTGACAAATACTGCGTAATTGATTATATTATATATGTAATCAAAAGAAAGAATTCCCAATGGCAAGATCAATGCTAACTAACGACAAAGTCCGTGCTGAGATTAACGGACTCATTGAAATGTTCAAGGAGCCTGAGTCTCTTGAGACAATCGCAAAGTCAATGTTTCGTCGTGGTCGGGACATTCCTTCCGACAACTGGAGTGTACTCAACCGTCTTATTATGATGAGACACAATACTTTTGATGCGAGGGGTGTTAAAAGCTGGTTCAAAATTGGACGTAAGGTAATGAAGGGTGGATCATTCTGTATCATTGCTCCAAAGATGTTTCAGATTCCTGAGAAGGATGAAAACGGAAATCCTATTCTTGACAGTAACGGAAAGGAAAAGAAAAAGGTAATCCTGGTTGGCTTCAAACCAATTCCCGTCTGGCCTGTTGAGAAGACTGAAGGTAAGGAAGTCGACTACAAAATCGATAAAGATTTACCTGAGTTCATGTGTAAGGAAGTCGCTGAGAAGTGGGGTATCAAAGTCAAGCAGACTTTCGATAACCCATCGTTTTATGCTTACTTTTCTCCTGAAAAAGGAGAAATCGTTATGGCGACTGATAACCAACAGACATTTTTCCACGAATTAGCTCATGTTGCCGATGCCAAAGTTCAGGGAAAAATTAAGACTGGTCAGGACGAAGTCCAGGAGATCGTCGCAGAGTTCGGAGCTTCTGTACTTATGAGAATGTTTGGACTGAAGGCAGGAACCAAGAATACCTATGAGTATGTCAAGAAGTACGCGGACAATCTCAGTAAGGACCCAATCGATGCTGTGATTCCTCTTGTTAGTAGGATTAGTAAAGTAATCGAGCTTATTCTCAAAGAGAGCGAAAATCTTCAAAAGTAAGAAAGGATTAGATATGCTTACCTTCATTATGTGGTGTGCCATTTGTTTGTTCTTCCTTCGCAGAGTAATGGATATGATAGGAGACATGGTGAGAGCTTTTGATAGGTCAGACAGTGAAGTAGAATTTGTGGGTGTGATAGGAACTATTCTTGGTCACGGTCTTGAATAGAATACAATGTTTGACTATGCGACTACTTGGCAAGAAAGAAAGAACAAGGTTGATAAGATAAGACACTTCAAAATTATTCATATCTGTATGTGTTGTGGAAAAAAGCTTGAAACTTTTTGGAATAGTAGCTATAAACTTGATGGAAGGTGGATGGCTATTGAAGTTGAGTTCAGCGAACTTTTCGATTGCTTTGTAGCATGTCCCAATAAGGTTTTGTGTAATTGGTGCTTTGGTACTGGAGAATGGAAAAAGAGAGGATTGAATCTGAAGGTCAAATAGGATTGTCATTATGAGAACGTACAAGTATCCGAGAACATTTCATCTCCCTTGGTCTCCGGGAGCAACCAATGATGATAAGGTGCTAAGCACTGATGAGCACTTTATTGATAAGGAAGTTGTTGTAACCATAAAGATGGATGGTGAGAATACTTCAATGTATCATAAAGGTATCCATGCTCGTTCTATGGACTCTGCTAATCATCCTTCACGTACATTTGTAAAAAGGATTTGGGCAGAGAAAGTAATGGGTATTATTGGAGAGAATGTCAGGGTATGTGGTGAGAACCTTTATGCCAAGCACTCCATTCATTACAAGAACTTAGAAGACTACTTCCTTGTTTTTTCTGCTTGGGAAAACGACGTTTGTCTTGATTGGAATGAAACCAAACTGATTTCAGATATTTTGGAGCTTGCTACAGTTCCCGTAATTTACACGGGAGAATATAACATCTCAGCAATCCAGAAAGCTTTCAATGATTATGTTAGGACTTCAAAGGATGAAGTCGAAGGATATGTTGTGAGGCTTTTTGATAGGTTCAGAATCGATGATTTTGGAACCTCAGTAGTAAAGTACGTGAGAGAGAACCACGTACAGACAGGAACACATTGGATGAATGAGAAGGTTGTTAGAAATGAACTGAGGTAGAAATGACTTTGAGAGAAATGATAAGAAGTATATATGGAGGAGATGCTGAGGAACTATTGGATTAAATGATAAAAGGAGTGGTAAAAAATGATTTATACTGAACTCTTCGCAAGAGAGAGATTCAATAAGGACGAGCAATGGCTTTCGTCAAATCTTCTTTACGAATGTATTATGGGAAGCCAGGCTTACGGATTGGCAACTCCAGAATCAGACGTTGACATTGTTGCTCTTGTTATGCCAAAAGAGGAACATCTATGGCCTCAAAGGTACGGATACATTCCTGGATTTGAGACTGTTCCAAACTTTGAGTTCAAGGAAGTCAAGGGTGAGAACAAGCGTATTGTTATTCCAGATAGTACTCATTCAGATGTTGAAGGTGAATGGAACAGTCTCGTAAGATTTTTCTATCTTGCTGGAGTAAAGGGTTCTCCAAACCTTATTGAAGTTCTTTTTGTAAGGAGACATCTTGTTACATTTGGAACTGACATTGCTTGGATGCTCAGAGATAACAAGCATAAGTTTCTTTCTATGAGGACATTCAATGCCTTCAAAGGATACTTATTTCAGCAAGTTGCTCGAATCCGTCGTTGTGTTGAAAGAGGTAAAGCAGAGACTCCTAAAAGACAGGAGTACCTTGACAAGTGGGGTTACGATACCAAGATGGCTTATCATTCATTGAGACTTCTTGACCAACTCAACCAACTTCTTGACGAGGGAACCATTGACCTTATGAGAAACAAGGAAGAGTGTAAGGCAATGAGAAAGGGTGAATGGGGCGAATGGAAGACATTTGAAAGAGTTGTAAGTGAAAGACTTGAAGCTCTTGAGAAGAAGGCACTAACTCAAAATGCTATTTCACCAAAGCCTCGTCTTGGAGAACTAAAAGTTCTTCTCGCAGAATGTATTGAGAGTTGGTATGGTAGCTTTGATAATTTTGGTAAAGTACAATCAGAGTACATAACAGCCAAAGATGTTTGGGAAAGGCTTGACAAGATGGAATCACGTTGGGCAGGAGGTCCTGCTTCGTGCTAATCAAATGTTATGGCTTCTTGACATGGGAGCCATAACATGTTATATTTTTTATAAACAATCGACGAAAGGTTCTATATGATCCACACAATTAACATCATTCTTGTAGCTCTGTTAGTGATGAACATAGGCTCCATGTTTTTGTTTCCATCAACATGTAAAGAGAGGTATATTTACTCAACTTTACACCTGAGTTCACAACATTCATTGACGGTTTAGCAATTGTTACATGGGGATTTGTTGTTATAAATAACGCACGCATTTATATGGAGGTTTAATGAGTAAGACTTATTTCATTTCGGGTCACAGGAACATTACTGAAGAAGAATTCATTAAGCATTACGAACCTGTTCTGTGGAATAAGATCAACGAATCAGATGTAAGTTTCGTGGTTGGTGATTGTGAGGGTGTTGATGATTTGGCACAAAAGTATCTAAAGGCTATGGGTGTAAAGGAAGTAACCATTTACCATATGTTTGACAATCCCAGACACAACGCAGGGTTTACTCTCATCGGAAATTTCAATAGCGGTGCGGATAGAGACTTCGCAATGACAAAGGCATCCGATGCTGACATTGCTTGGGTTAGACCTGGTTGCGAGAAGTCGGGTACTGCTATGAACTTGGAAAGAAGAAAGTGGTACAACGATACGCTTGTGAAGGGCTATGAAAGAACTTAACTTTATACGATCGGAGAATAGATGAGGAAATAACAATGAAAAATGATTTTATTATTCAGGTGATTGGAGCGGAAAGATCAGGTAAAACGAAGTTAGTTTCTATTATATCAAAAGCACTAGAGAAGTTCGGAGTGAATGTTGAGCATTGTCAATTCAATAATAGTAATGACTTCTCTGAGATAAAAGGCAAGAAGTGTTTTGTAACAGAATTTACAACTGACAGCGAGAGAGACATTGAAAGTGAGAGTGAAGAAACTGAGGATGAAGACTCAGAAAAAGATTTTGGAAAAGCTTTCGTAAGAGCATTTGGAGAAAGTAATGAGTAAGACAGCAATCTATATAAAGGATTGTTTGGAATGTAAAGAATGCCAAAAGAAGAGAACCTACACTGGAGATTCTTTTGAGGTAGCCTTTGACTATTATTGCTATAAAAAAACACCTAAGGAATTACCAAGGCTAATAGCAGGATATGTTGATTGGCATGAGAAACTTCCACCAGTACCAAAGTGGTGCCCAAAGAGGAAAAGATAATGGAACCTGCAGTATATTTTGAAAATGGATTTAAAAAGAGGTAAATGAATAATGGATAAAACTTCACTTGGTGACAGAATGAAAACAAACTACGAGTCTGTCTCACAAACGAGACTTACTCGCAGGACTCCTGTTATAATTCGTTTAGACGGTAAAGCTTTTCATACATTCACAAAAGGAATGAAAAGACCTTTTGATGAAAACTTAATACAATGTATGACAACCACCACAAGAAATTTGGTAGAAAATATCGAAGGTTGTGAGTTTGGGTACACACAGTCAGATGAAATTAGCCTTCTCCTGACTGACTATAAAAAGTTTAAGACTCAGGCATGGTTCGACTATAAGGTTCAGAAGATAGTTTCTGTTGCTGCTTCTATGTGTACGGCTTATTTTAACAGAATATTCTTCAAGAATTATGGATTTGGTAAACCAGCATTCTTTGATGCCCGTGTTTTTAGTATTCCAAAAGAAGAAGTGGTGAACTACTTCATCTGGCGCCAACAAGATGCCACAAGAAACAGTATTCAAATGGTAGGTCAATCCGTCTTTTCTCACAAGGAACTTCATGGAAAGTCATGTGATGAAATTCAGGAGATGCTTTGGAGTCAGAAAGGCATCAACTGGAACGACATTGATACAGAGAAGAAGATGGGTAGTTGTGTTTATAAAAGGTACTTTGTATCCGAAATGAAACAGACATCTATAAATGTGGTTGATAATAAAGCAGTGTCAGTCGGTTACGATTACGATGGGACTATCAGAACTGAGTATTACATTGACAAAGAACCTCCAATCTTTACTAAGGATAGAGATTACATTCAGAAATTTGTAGACGTTGATAAGGAGTAATTATGCCAAAGTTTATTGTTGATTTGTGGTTGGATGGTTATGAAACTGAAGAAGAGATGGAAGAAGCTTGTGAGGAGTTTATTTACGATCAGTTGAATATGACAGCTTCTTCTGTAAAGATACAAAAGATAGAGGATGATGAATAATATAAAGAAATAGTTCTCGATGTTTACAATCCTTACTATGGTGACGATAGAATATGTAAGTGTGGACATTTTGACTCATACGATAATATGGAAAATGTTGGATGTAAATATTGTGATTGTCTAGAATTTGTGGAGAAGAAAGATGAAGAATAAGTTATGTAAGATGTTTGGTCATGATGAGTATAACGCATTATATACTTCTTTTCATAATGCTGCTAATGCTAAATTTGACGAGAGTGGTAAACTTTACAACTACATAGAACAAGCAACAAGAGCTTCGCTTGTCTGTGAACTTATTTATGAGCTTCATGAGCTTGGATATGAAATAAGGAAGAAAAATGATTAAGTTCGTTATAGAAGGTTTTGGAGAATGGAAATCAGAATGCGTTAGAAAAGAAACAGAGATGTGGAAGAAGCATCTTGACAGCATTGGTATAATATGTTATATTATAATAAAAGAAAGAGATGGTAGGTATTACATGATAAATTCAAAATGGTTTATGGACAATAAGTTTGATGTGCTTGCTGAAGAAGCAAGAAATCAAGGTTGTGTTGTCCGTTCTGAGAAGTACATCCCATTCGATGGTGCTAAGCTCAACTTCTTCGACGATGATGACATTGTATTGGCTCAGACCTCAATCAACTTAGCTCTTCAAATAAAGAAGGAAACCAACTGGAAGCCAGGTCCTTGGTTGACAGTTGATAACTACGAGTGTGTCAAATACTATCCAATTCTCAAAGAAGCTGGATTACCTCTCTTCAATGGTGATTGTCTGTTTGAGACAAGAGCTAACGTAGAGAAAAACATGCCCTCAATTCTCAAAGAGTATGGTGAGGATAAGACTAACAGGATATTCATAAGACCTTCATCAGGACTAAAGCCATTTACAGGAATGGTCTTTATGTACAGAGAACCTTACTGGAACCAGGATTGGTTCTGGGTAAGGATGGGATGTAAGGAAGATGATATACTTCTTATAGCCAAACCAAGCTGGTACGACATTATAGCAGAGTGGAGGTTCATTGCTTCTGAAGGTGAAATCATTTCAGGAAGTCAATACAAAAGAGATTACGAATCTGAATATGTTGCTAAGTGGGAAGATGAAGCATTTGAATTGGCTGCTGACACTGCTATGGTTTACCAGCCAGACCCAATGTATACCGTTGATATTTGCCAAACTTCTGACTACAAGTTTCACGTTATGGAACTTAATAGTTTCAGTTGTGCCGGTTTATATGGATGTGACTTGAAGCCAGTCGTAGAAAGAGCTTTACAGATAGTAAGGAGAGATTATGGAAATGAGATGTAAGGTTTGTAACAAGAATCCTTCAGAATTGAAAGAGTACATCATTGAAGCTGAAGATTGTGAATGCACACCTGAGGAATATGTAAGGTACAACGAAGGAACATTCAACAGAGAAACTGGTTTATTCTACTGTACTGATTGCTACATAAAAGCTGGAATGCCCATTGGTAAAGCATAAATCGTATTCATTATTAAAACGAGTGGGAGATAAATTATGTATTCAAATTTCATAGAAATTCTTGTTTATTTTTTCCGTGTCTAGCTTTCATTTTCTTAGCTATCACATTTATGGTGCTGTTAGAAAACATCGATAAATTAACACTTTGTTTAGAAAATGTATTGGAGAGAATTGCTCATGGAAAGACTAAAAAGTAAATATCTAGTTGACGACAATGACATCCTCGATAAGATAAACGAGATTGTTGATTGGATAAACGAATACGAAAAGATAGTAGAAGAAACCAGAGAACGTTTAGAGAAAGGTTTGAATGATGAATAAGTTTGATAATCTTATGATTGACCTAGAAACATTTGGAGTCTGTGCCGATGCTGTTGTCATAGAAATAGGAGCAGTTCCCTTCAATTTTGAAGGAGAGACTGGAAATGAATTTGAGATTTATCCAGAAGTTCAAGAACAAATTGGAAATAGGAAGGTTGAGTGGAGTACTATAAAGTTTTGGATGAGTCAGGAATTTGAAGCTAGAAATAAACAGATACAAGCACACAGAGAATTTGATTTGAAGAATTCTCTTTACAAGTTGTCTGAGTTCTGTAAAGATAATTTAATTGACGATTTCAAAGTTTGGGGTAATGGATTTGATATTCCATTACTAAATCAAGCATATTCCTCCTTTGGTTTGAAAACTCCTTGGAGTTACAAAAGAATTATGGACTGTCGTACTATATCTTGGCTATCTAAAGTTTCTGTTAAAAAGTTTGAAGATAAACTTGATGTTAAGCACAGCGCCGTTTCCGATTGTAAATTCCAAATTAGGTTTGTAGTCGACTCATATAGAATTCTAAAATTATATTAATACGTTTGAATTCTGTAAAAGTTTTATGTTATTGTTGACACAAAACTTAGATTTAATTTTGTCATTGTATTCTATACTTTTTGAATAGTATAAGCTTCTTGTATCGAAGTATTGAAGTAAGGATAATCCTTGAGTAAGCAAAGAAACTCTGGCCGGAGCTGTCTCCATACTTCAATTAGTATTTATATTTTTTATGAGAAACTATTGACACCAATAAATATTAATGTTATATTATATGTGGACGGAAAGGTTCTAGTAGGATGTTTGGAATAGGAAAATACAACAAATCAAATAAAGCGCCTCTTATTGAATCAATACCTCAAGGATGCTACTGTTACGATGAAGAAGGTTTATGTCCTTACTGGACTATCAGGAAGGACAAGCCGTACCAGATGAATGGATGTTGTCACTTTATGAAGAGGGGAGACTGGCAGTTCGAACACATAAGTTTGATATGGAACCAAGTCAAAGAGTGTTATAACTGTACAATGTTCACTGAAATCAACGAATACAACTATAACATTCATAGTAAAATGAAAACATTATTCAAAAAGATATCTTTGTGGGGAATTATCACAGAAACTTATACGTTTCGTGAGAAGGTTGATATTGTCCTTCACGGAAAGATTTGCCGATGTAAGTTTTGTAAAAAGTATTTTTTGAGACAGATTGATGCTACAAACGTAACAACGTGCGACAAATGTTGGCTCTCAAAAATGATAAAAAGAAAGAAAAATATTTCAACGCCCAACAAAATTGTAGAAGGAACTAGTAAAAGGAGCACAGGAAATGAGTAAGACTTTTAAGGAGAATTACTTCAATGAAGATGACAACTGGGGAAAGCGAAAGAATGGAAAGTCTCATAAGCAAAAAAGAACAAAGGTAAACGAATACCTTAGATTAATAGAACACGGCGAAGACTTTGATGATGATGAGTTAGAAGAAATTTTTGACAAATAATAAAACCTCTTGAAAGGAGTTTTTAATGAGTGAGATGGACGCAGTTCAACTTGATAGCTTTAGTGAGCTTAATGCCAAGGATTGTAAGAAAATTCTGGACATTACTCCAGAAGATCAAGCAGTCATGTTTGTTGGTATTCACGGAATCGGAAAGTCCGAGTTCATAAAGCAGTACTTCGTCGAGAAGGGTTATGCTATCATTATGCTTTTCCTTGGACAGATGGCCGATGCTGGTGACCTTATCGGTTTGCCTGACAGAAGCCAGGTTACTTTTGAGTATAACGGTGAGAAGATTACTCAGAAGATTACCGAGTTCTGTCCTCCGAAGTGGTGGCCTCGCAGTGAGAAATCCAAGCTCGTTATCTTCTTGGATGAGTTCAACCGTGGAAAGCAGGAAGTCTACCAGTGTATTATGGATATGGCTCTCAACCGTCAGTTGAATGGTTTGAAGCTTCCTGAACACACAAGGATTATCGCAGCTATAAACCCGCTTGATGACAAGTATGGTTACCAGGTAACAGAACTCGATCCCGCACTTCTTGACAGGTTCAATGTGTATGGATTCAGACCAACGAGAAATGACTGGATTCACTGGGCTGTTGACAATAAGGTTCACAAACTCGTGATTGGATTTGTTGCTAAGAATGGTGCAATCCATCTTGACCCACCTTCTAATGGTAAGATGGGAGTTGTTTACCCATCTCGTCGCTCATGGGTTAGGGTTAGCGACATAATCAAAAACAATCCTTCAATACTCAACGAAGAAGATTTTGTGACTCTTCGAAACGTAGCTATTGGAATTGTTGGAGAGTCTTCGGCAGCAGCATTCTATGCTTTCATCAAGGAACAGAAGAAGGGAATCCATCCTGGTCGTATTGTTACTGCTTGGGATGAAAAGGTCGAGCAGATGGTTCGTGAGCTTAACAACCAGGAACTTCTCATGCTCAACGCAGAGCTTGCTATGCACCTTGAGGAAGAAGAGGATCAGTACTTCGGCGAGATGTCAAGCTCCAAGAGTCGAGACACTTACGCATTCAACATCTGGCAGTACCTCAAGTCAGTACCAAGGGAGATTCTTGCTGACTTCATGGATTATATCGGAGAGGCAACTGTTGAACACAAGAAGACATGGCCTCAGAAGTTGCTTTCTTCCAATGCTGGATTTGTTCAAGATTTTATAGATATACTTCACGGGAAGACTCCTGATGAAAAGAAAGCTGAGGAAGATCATTTCAAGGACCCAGACATTAACGATCTTTTGTAAGGAAGGGAACTGAGATGGCAGACATCGAAAAAGCTAAACAAAGAATAGACAGAGTAACATTCAGCCTTTGGCGCAAGGATAATGTTATGTTTAGAGCACTTAGCCTTCTTGACAAGATACCAGACCAGGGTTTTGATACGATGGGAATTGATGTCTCAAGGAGCGATAGAGTCTCCTTGAGATACAACCCTAACTTCGTAAATCAAATCTCTCTTGAGAGACTTGAGCTGTGTCTTGTCATTGAGGGGTTCAGAGTTCTTCTTCGACATTGTACGACAAGGTTGAGAGAGCCTGGAAATATCTCTCAGCTTGCTTCTTCTCTTACTATAAACCAGCTCATGAATTCCGATCTTGAAAAGTTACTTCAAGGTTTGGATGAAATATCTCCAGCACCTGAAAGGTTTGGTCTTGGACAGAACCTTGCTTTTGAGGAATACTATCGTGGATTGCTTGAGAAGGCAGAAGAGACTGAAGAGAAGATTCAGCAAATTTGGGGTTCGATGTCAGATGAAGAGAAGCAGGACTTCGTAAAGAAGGCTATTCAATCTGCCGAGCAACAGTTTGATAAGAAGGAAGAGAATGCTGACGAACAGGGCTTCCAACAGTTTGAAAGCGAAGATGAAGCAATGAAAGCCCACACTAATCCAAATGGTAATGCCAATCAAGCATGGGGTAAAAATAACGGGTTCGATGCTGATGTAAAGAACTTCGTCAATAAAGTCAGAAGCAAGACCAGAATGTGGGGAAAATATTCCGGAACAGCACAAGCGTCTATTATGGCTGCGCTTGATCCAAAAGTCGATTGCCGTGATGTAATAAGAAGATTTGGTTCTTCAGTTGTGACGTGTAGAACTGAAACAAGCAGGCTAAAGATTAACCGTAGATGGGACCTTGAGCGACCGGGTTATAGAAGATTGTATCAACCTCGCGTTATCTTTGCTATTGACGTTTCTGGAAGTATGAGTGATGAAGATTTAGCTTATGGACTTAATACAATTAATCGTCTGCTTAATTTTGCTAAAATAACTTTTGTTCAATTTGATACTGAGATCAAATCTGTTGAGAAGAACTTCAACAAAGCAAAAAAGACATTTAAGGTTCATGGAAGAGGAGGAACTGACTTTGAACAGATAATGAATATGGCAGATGAAGAAAATGTTGATGGGGCTATTATTTATACGGATGGTTTTGCACCGGCACCACATCAGCCAAGATGTAAAGTACTTTGGTTGATGTCTCAGAAAGATCAAAACCCTCCTACATCATGGGGTTTTAAAGTTCATTTAGATAGATTTGGTGATAGTCGTATTGGGTAAAGGTTATTGGTATATTTCTTTTTTTAATATTTCTATAATATTCTTCTGTTCTTTGAAATTTATCCGTATTAGTTTTATACTTTTATTTTGACAATATTTTGTTTTGATTAAATCATTTTTGATTCTTTTTTTCATATCAGATTCATCCATATTAAATATTGGAAAGAAATGTTGTTCACCATCATATTCAATACAAGTATTATAATATTGTTCGGTTGCACATTTTTTACAACCACCTCCATTTAAATGATTATTCGGGATTTGTTTAAATTTTCCATGAACTGGACATATAATTATAACAGGAGAACGACTGGTTGTATAAATAACTTTAGAGTAATTATATTTTTCACCATGAATTTTAATTGCTTTTTGAATAAATTGTTCAGTAGTTAATTGTCTCATTTGAATTGGTTTCCTTTATTAATTTTTACCAAAGGTCTTAACATGTTTTTGTCCCTTTATTATTTTCGGAGTAAAAATGGATAAAAATCAAAAATTTCTTCAAATTGAGATAGAGTACATCGAAACTGCTAAATTTTTTGAAGGTATTAAATTAAATAAAGACCCCGGAAATTTTTTTGTTTGTCAATGGATACAAGATAATGCTGCCAAATTAAGAGCCAAGTGGGATTTATCAAAGTGTCAGCATTGTAATTTCTGGAGAGTCTGTGGACATTTAGTAAAACAAGATTGTATCGACTTCGAGCCTGACAAAGATGAGGAGATTGAGAGTTTAGAAAGCGAAGACTTATAATCTTTTGAAAGGAAACATAATGACCAATGCTATTTTCACAGTGTTGAATGATGAATACTTGCCTCTGTTTAAAACTTTTATAAACAGCATTAAATCAAATTATCCAAATCATCCCACCATATATGTTGCCTGTTATAAATGTAATCTATACACAGGTAATTACATTAGGAAATTATCAAACGTAGTACCAATATCATTTAGAGAAAAAACCTTTGGAAAGAAGTTAGTTCTCCAAAGGTATAGACTATGGGACCCTTGCGACTTAGTTCAATCAGATAATATACTTTATCTTGACATTGACGTTTTAGTATTAAAATCTCTTGACGATCTTTTTGAGAGCAATGATTTCTTTATAGCAAGCAACTATGATCCTCACAATTCCATAAGAGTAATATCAAACGATTCTGATAGGACTGCTGTAGACAGTTTACTTAATAGATATTATATCAGGTATCCAGACGGACAGCATGACATGGGCAATGCTGGTGTCTTTATGATACCCAAGAAGTATAGAACTGAGATGTATTTTAGAAAGCTAATAGATTTTCATAATGATTTCGGTAAGTATGCTGCTTATGACGATCAAAGCATAATCAGTTTGTGGTGCCATTATTTCAACATTGAGATAAGATCGGATAGAGATTCACTGAAGTACAATGTTCAACCTTCAAACTACAGTGTGCCCGGATTTGATATATCATTAGATGAAGCAAAGATTTTACATTTCTCAAGTCCAAAGAAACCAGGGACAGAAGAATTTGATAAATGGAACTGGGTACCAGAAAAACAAAAAGATGAAATTATGAAATTGTACAATTTCTATAAAGGTCAATAATGATCCATCTAATATCCGTATTTGGTCAAGAATGGAACATTAAGAAACTCCCAGACTTTTACGAACATTATAAGAATTTGGGAGTAAGCAATTTCATATTCATACTTAACAACTATAACGATATTCCATTGGATAAGGAAGACATAGAATACTATCATTGGAATGAGGAGTTCAACGAAAGGAAAAGAATTGATCTGGAATACGAATTAGTATCATCAAGATGCGATCCAGATGAATGGGTAATATATGCTGATCCTGACGAGTTACAAGAACCAACAGACATTTATGAAGATTGTACAAAGAACCGAGACTGGTTAGGTGGAATTTTGTATGACACTCCTACAAATGGATTCATAAAAAAGTTTGGACCTGGCATAATTACAAGCGACTTCTCACTGAGATGTGGAGCATGGGATAGAAAGATTTGTGCTTGTAAAGCCATATACAAAATGGATGTTGGACATCATATGTTGGAAGGTCAGAAATACAATCCAAATCTTCCATCCAATGTCGTGATACGTCACTTGAAATGGGACGAATATATACTTGAAAAGATTGACATTGAGAGAGAGCTTAAAGACCCTCAGCTAAAGTACTGGAAAGAAGAATTACAGAGGGCAAAGGAAATGATTGAATCAGGAGGAGAGAACTATGGAGAAGCATAGAATATGCGTGTTGTCGGGCGGTGGAGTAAAAGGATATGCTCAGGTTCAGGTTTTGAAAGAGCTTGAAAAAAAGTATGGTCCTCTTTGCGATTATTATGATCTTGTTTGTGGAAGCTCTGTTGGTGCTATAAATGGATCGATGATTGCTTCTGGAAAGATTTCGATGGAGAGACTTGACAAGATATACACAAACATGATAAAAAGAGTCTTCAAAAGAAGATGGTTCAGAATCCCAATGTATGACAGAAGGAACTTCATTGACTCATTCATAGCTGAAGTTGGAATGATTAAGATGAAGGAATGTAAAACAAAGGTACAGATTACATCGCTAAATCTTTGCGATAAGAGAAATCACTTCTTTAAGTCATGGACGGAGGATGGTGAGCAGTATCTTGTAAGCGAAGTTTGTAAGTCGTTCGCAGCACCATTATATTTTGGAGCAATACCTGATCCAAAGAACCAATGTGTTTGGTTCGACGGTGGAATGGGTTTGGCTAATACTCCTATTGTATATGCCTTAGTAGAAGCAAGTCTTCTTTGGCCTGATGATCCTTGGCATTTTGATGTTATTGGAACTGGTAGTTCCGATGAAAACATTCCATATGAAAAGGCTTTGAAGTACAGGACAGCAAGACAACTCATGGAGTTTTTTGACTTGGGTGATGGTGGATTGGCAAGAGAACAATCAAAGTCAGAGCAAGTTGGAGCATTGGAAAAACTGGCAAGGAACTCTAATGGTGTGATATCAATGAGGTATTGGGACACTACTATTCCTAAGAAAATGGATAAGCTTGATGGAGTCAAATATATTTCTGATTATAAAGAGTTCGGAGAAAGAATGGCTAAACAGCCATTAATAGTCATCTGAAAAAAGATGAAGAAAACTATTGACATTTTTCTGTCCATCCATTATATTATTATTGTTGGTAGATTGTGAGAGTTGACGAAGAAACAAGACCCAGCCAGCAATCGCTCAGCCATTCAATGGTGGGAAACTGTAACCCTTAAATGAAAAGATGGTGTTGAATGTGGGCATACTCTCACAATACTTTAACTTGAGGGAGTTTTTTATGATTGATGCTGAGTTTATTCTGCTCTATGTTGTGCTACCGTTTATGTTTGGATTTATTGTATCGTGGATTGCGAACCGTTAAACATCGTTGATAGGATTTTGTGTATGTCATTCTTTTGCCAAAATGGTATTCTCAGTAGAAATATGTTATTGTCTTTACAAAATTTATTTTTTATGTTGTCACGAAACTTAGTCTCATTTAGCTTCTGTAGTCCAATATGTATTTTGTTTTGTCGTATGAGTAAAAGTTGTTATGAATTTTATTAGATATTTCTATAAACGACTGTGTGGTATATTTTTTCGACATCTGTTTTAATCCTTATATATGTTGTTGACAATAATAACCTTCTCTACATATTTATATTTTCTGGCGAGGTTTTAGATGAAAAATTTTGTGGTCCCGGAAAAAGTTGGAAAAAGGCATAGAGAAAAGCTCAAGCCTAAACTTTGTAGTTTTCCCGGTTGTAAAGAGACTTTCTTTGGAACAGCTAAGTCAAAATATTGTGATGAACATAGAAAAAGAAAGTACCGCAAGCAAATCGACTCAAAGAAAGTCGCTGCTAAGAAGGAAGCAGATAAGACTAACACCAATCTTATCTTCAATCATGGATTCACAGAGCCTCGTGACATTATAAGGGAATGCGACCTTGAATGTTGTGACAACAAGTACAAGATAAGGGTATTCCCCCACCTGTTTGTCTATCCAAAGTATTGCCCTGAACATCGTAACGAGTACAAAAGGAATCTTGCTATAAATGGGAAAGGAAATAAAATGTAAAATAAAGACTTGCCTCAACAACGATAAAGGCAAGTGCTCTATTTTTATTCCAACAATAGTTCAAAAGCTGTCTCCCAACAAAGTCTCTTGTGAGTTATTCGATGATAACTTTCAAAAGTCATTTGAGGAATTCAAAAACAAAGGTGGAGTTCTTGGAGAGCTTGCCAGAAGAAGCGGCAGGAGAACTCCATCTGAGATAGAGAAAGCCAAGAAGGAAAAAAGGAAGACGCGTTCTGACAAGGGACAGAAGAAAGGTTCTAAGAAAAAGAAGCCAAAGAAAGAAAACAATTTGGGAGATATTGTCAAATGAAGAATGAGTCTTTGAATGTCAAGAAACTTATTGAAGTACTGAAAAAAGCAGATGATTCCGGTTACGGAGATTATCTTGTTGTACATTCTTTCAACGTGATTACTGAAGTCGTTGTCGATCCGAACGAGAAGAATCTTATACTTATCGGAGTACAAGAATATGATTGATATAGTAGTCAAGTCAATGCTTACAGGATTTGGTATATCATTTGCTGTTGGTTTAGTTTACATCCTGATATGGGCTGGAATTGTGAAGGTAAAGAAATTAATTGAAAGGTCTAATCCCTGGTACATTGTCAGAGAATATTTGGAGGAATGATGTCAGATAAAAAGGAAGACGTAAAAAGATACCCACTTCATATGAGGGGTGATGCTATGACAAGAAACGAGAACATTGACAAAGGTGAAAAGCTTTGTACTAGATGTGGAGGTACCGGAAACGAATTGTTTTCAATGTACAGGAAATGTCAGGCGTGTAATGGTACTGGGGTCTTCAACGAGAACTGGGATTATAGCAAGGAGGACTGAATGTATTTTTTACGGTTATTTGGTTCTGGTTTGGACAAGAATCGTAGAGACCCGCGTGATAAGGTCTTTGCTGAGTTCCACTGTAGTTTGTGTGGAAAGAATACTGATATTCACGTAACCCGAGTAATGGATACTTTTGACTTCAAGAGAGAACGTCGTTGTCCACATTGTAAACAGATTTCGAGTGAAGACAAAGCCATCAATCTCCGTGCGCAGTTGGATAAGCTGACTGTTGACAAGAGCCGTATCGAAGTTGAGATTGAGAAGATAGAGAGGGAACTCAATGAGCTTCAGGAGGAAAGCAAATGACATGTATAGTTGGTATGGTTGACAGAAAAGAAGTCTACTATGATTTTAATTGTAGATAGAGGTTCAACTAAAAAAGATATTTATACTTATGAATTTGGAGTCCAACAGGATGTAATGATTGGTTCCTGGGATATCTATATGAACTCAATCCCAAAGGAAACAATGGCTGATTTGGATATGATTATAACTAAATCTCCTGACTTAGTATTCTGTGTGACTCATATAAAACATCCATTACTTGTTGAGGGAAGAAGCAACGATTCAACAATTGCTACAGATTTTCTTGAGGTCGTCAGAAGGAACTTGAGGGAGTACTTTGCTTTGAGGCTTATCCATAGAAGGTATCCAGTAAAGTTGTATGAATTTGGGAAAAGGATATTCAATGATTGAAAATCTACTTGCTAAATCAAACGGTCAAACTCTTATTGAGCATAGCACCAGAGTAGCAAACTTAGCCAAGGAAATGGCAGAGTATATAGGTCTGTCGAATGACTTGGTTGAATGTGTTTACTATTCTGGTTTACTTCACGACATTGGAAAATGTACTGATTACTTTCAGTCATTTCTCAACAATGCTATGAATGGTATTGATTTATCTAACTATGATGTAAATTTTCCAGGCCACCACGAGATTTCCTGGGCTTATTGTGCCCAGAGAATATCGTCAAGTAAGATACTGAATCCTATATATTGGCATCACCCAAAGCCAAAACTTCCAGACGGGAGTTGTTACGACACTCATGACAATATTCTTTCGCTGATTTCCGATTCAGATGAAAGAATAATGAATGAGTTTTGGGATATTGTGGTTGGTAATGTCAACATACCAGGAACCAGAGATTGGGAACCAGAAGAAAGTATCAATGTGCCGCGTCTTTACGGAAAGATACAGACAGGTAATAGAATAATATCAATGAACAATGACTTCAATTCTGTCCAGTTGATACTCAGAACTTGTTTGATTTCTGCTGACAGATATGTTTCATCACATGAAAGAGATGAAATAGCAATAAAAGAATTGGTATCGAGTAGTATATCAGGTATCATAAAATGTCCTGATACTTATGACAAAGAAAGATTTTCTATACAGCAGAAATGTATCGATGATTCTAAAAATTCCAAGACTACTATTATAAAGGCTCCAGCAGGTTTTGGTAAAACACTTATAGGAATAAACTGGGCATTGGATAGAAAGAGAAAGATAATTTGGGTTTGTCCAAGAAACTCAGTAGCAGAAGCAGTTTACAGAAACATAAAAAGTGAAATGGATTTACTTGATGTAAAATGTAGTGTTGAGCTTTATCTAACTGGAAGAAGAGTTGATGGAATTAATATTCGAGAAGATGAAGATGATGAGTTCAACTCGGATATAGTTGTGACTAACATAGACAACTTACTTTCTCCAATGGTAAAGAATAAGACTGGACATAGACTTTTTACAACCATTGGTTCTGATGTTATTTTTGACGAGTTCCACGAGTTAGTATCGAATCAGCCTTTGTTTGCGGCATTCATAACATTTATGAAGGCAAGACATCAGGTTGCTAAAAATTCCAGGACGATGCTTCTTAGTGCCACTCCAATGAATATAAACGAATTATGGGACGACTATAACAAAACACTGATTCTTCCTAGTAAGAATAGTCACTATCCTTCGGCACATGTTGGTGTGTACAAAGCAAGATTTTCAAACACAATGGGTAATTGTGAAAAAGGAAAGCTCACAAAGCATAACTCAGTAAGGAATACTCAATTTGAATATGTTGAAGGATATGATAATATTCTTCATAGTAAATTCAATGATATAGACAGGAGCGCCAAACAAGAAAGAATATTGGATATATTCGGTAAGAAAGGTAGTGGTATCAATGATGGTAAAAACCTTTCTTCAGCTATGGTTGTACAAGCAGCAATGGATATTTCTTTTGCTCACCTTTCTACTTCCATACATTCACCTGAGTCGGATGTACAAATATGTGGAAGAATAGATAGATGGGGAAATTTACAGAATTTCAATCCAACTATAAATTTTGTATCTCTTGATATTTCTCAAGATGCTTCTGAAAGAATGTCTATAATGTGTACATACAATCTGAAGCTCAGAGAATTGTGGATTGGCCATCTTAGAAATTCGATAAAGAATGATTCGCTTATTACTCAGAATGACCTTTACAACATATACAATAGCTTCTATGAGAAGTATGGAAATGATGTTTACAACTATATAAGGGATTCTTACATAAATGGTCTGAACTCTAAAGTTGGTTTGAATACTTTTGCTCCAACCAAAAAGAAAGATAAAGATGGATTTTCAAAAACTGTGAATAACAAGTCTCTAAGAAGTCCGGGATTATCATACAACTTTTCTTTACAGAAGGTAGACTCTGATGATTGGTTAGGACCAGATGAGATTGTTGGACTCAGTGATGGTTTTGAATTGAAAAGGAGGTATGAAAATAAGGGTTACCAAATTGATTCAAAGTTTTGTATGAAGGCACTAGCCAGAGCAGGATTCGAAGAAATAGAATCAATGCTCAAAAAGAAGAAGTTTCCTAAAAGTATAGCGCAGTGGTTTAGAATTTCTTTAGACCCGGATACACCTTTGCCGGATGTTTCCAGAGTCTATAGTCATGAGTTAGGTATTATTGAAAAGGATGATTTGAAAACACTCAAAGAAAGGATGTCAGAAAATGGGAATTAGGTCAATTTATTTCAGAGCAAAGATTGTCGGAAGAGGTATTGTCAACTATGATTCTAAGGACTCTGTTACAATTGTAAGGAGATGCTTTCCAGAATTCAGCGCAGTATTCAACAATAATGGAAAGCAAGCGAAAAACATAATGCTTGCTAAACACGAGTATACCTACAAGACTGATAGTAATGGTAACAGAATCAAGAAGACTTTTGACAATGGAGATGAAGTTTATGAATGCGAGGCAAAGGTCAAGATTTCTGCTGAGTGTCTTCGTAGTCATATTCTTGGAGATGACTTCCCTTTTCACAACAATGATATAGTTCACGCACCAACTGCTTTGGTAAAGCTGTTGGCTTCTCCTGCTAATCTTTTGAAGGGACATATGTTTACAATCAAGGATGATTCTACATTGAAAAGAAAGTCTCCTGTGAATACTTGTGATGCTGTTCAAACAAGCGAGACTCATCCCAACTTCGAGGTCCACAGTGCCAGAGTACCAAAGAATAGAAAGAAGTCCAATGATGATGAAGGTAACACTTCACTCTACTATAAGGAATCTGTTGGTGACATTGAGTACCTTTTCGAGGGTAGTATTGATATCGATAATCTTCAGTTCATCTCAATGTCAAATAGGTACGACAGAATGGCAGTTCATCCAGATCACGTAGAATTCTTTATCAAGAATCTCAGTAAGAATCTTGGTTCCGAAGTGAGTGATTGGGGATGGTATCAGAAGAAGACTGCTGTCAATGAACTTCCAGAAGAAGGTATTCTTCTTAGTCAAGAACAGTGTTTGTTTCTTGTAAAGGAATTTCTGAAAAGACTAATGAGTCTCCGTATAGAAAAGACTAAGGCATATGCCAGAGTTGAAGATGTAAAGATTATGTATCTGAAGGACCCACTGAATGATAATCCATCCAATGAGAGCAATTATCATTCTATCAGTTCAATAAAAGATATCAAAGTCAAACCGAGCGACCTTGAGGTTTTCTACAATCAAGTATCAGAAGAAGATGCTGTTGCTCTCTATGATAATATATCGGATTCAAAAGCATCTGCTAAGGAAGTTGCTCTTGCTAAAAAGGCAGCCAAGAAGACAACTAAAAAGAAAACTGCTAAGAAAGAGAATATTCTTGGAGAAATCATATGAAAGCTTTGATACTTGAAGTTAGGGGTGCTGGTATTTTTCCATATCATAGACCGAATGGTATGATGAAAAAACAGGTCAGCCACTACAAAATTCCTCCTGGTAGGTTGGCAACGAATCAAGTTGCCAACTTACTGAGAGTCTTATGTGGACAGAGACCAGTACCTTCACTAAGAAAGGTTGAATATACTGGAGACAAGTACTTTGATGATCTTGCTGAAAAGTCAAGAGCATTAGTCCACTCATTTTATTTTGATGATAATGAAATGAAGGCTCCTTACCCAAGAGAAACGAAGGCATCACAAAAGTCATCATTACAAGCCTGGAGTCCAGTAAAGGAATCTATTAGACTGAATGGAGTGAACTATCCTGTTAGAGGTTTCTTTACTTGGGAAAGAGTAAGAAGAGAAGTTGGTGATGAAATCTTTGAGAAGATAAAAGAAACACTAACTAATCTTGGTTTTGAGTTTAGTGATGTTTCGCGTATGAAAGATGCTATTAGTTTTCTCAATACAAAGAAGAAGACTAAGGAAGTCAAAAATCTGTGTGATTTGCTCAAATCCAATAGAAAGACTTCTATAAGTAATGCCATCCTGAACGATGAGATAATAACTAAGAAAAATAATAAGGCACATATGGCTGACTCAATAAGTATTCATTGTGCTTGTAAGAAACTTAATGGACTAATGGTTGGTAGATGGCCTGAGTCTATATCAAAGATAAATGCCACTATTGTTGTACCAATGGATGATGAACTTGAAAAGAGAATTTCTATGGGTACTGGCACAGCCACATTTATGGAAGGTGGACTTGTCAAGATTGTTGGTATTCATCATTGGACAAACATAATTGAGAAAGAAACATTGCCTCTTATGAAGGGAGAAGAATGTTATGTACATATCGAGAAGAAGCCCAATAAACGAAAGTAATGACTACAAGATTCATCAGAAGGTGAAGTCATTATTTGAGGGAGATCAAAAGGTTCTTTGGCAACAGAATAGTCATTCTTTATATGTATTGAGTGAAATTGCTCCTGGTAAAGAATTGGATGATTGCCGTCAGATTGACATTGGTGATGTTACTCAGAAAGGCGAGCAACATATATTCAGTATAAGAATGAATCCTGTTTACAGGGATACAAAGACAAGAAAGAAAATTAAGATTGATAATGACAAAACAAATGAATGGGTGAATAGAAAACTCAAGGAATCTGGTGTTGATGCTAAGTTCAAATTATCCTTTGATGGGTACAGGACATACTCAAAGAATGGATTGGAGGTTCCTGCTTGGACTGTGATGGTGAAAGGTTTTCTTACTGTTATAGATTCTGAAAAGTTCAGAGAAGCATTGACAAATGGAATAGGAAATCTCAAGTTTGTTGGATATGGAATGATAAACATATTTGAATAGCGGGAACCACAATCTATCATAAAAAGACTGGAGGTTTCGCGCTTGTTTCAAATCAATGAGTTATGTAATTCTTATGGTTGTTTGTTGTGATTGTAAGCCTGATTTTTGGGTGGTTCCCGGAAACCTGGTTTTGGGACATTTGAAATCAAGGACTTACAAATGAATGGTTGCTATTCGCACATACGTGCGAGTTGAAAGTTTCCCTTGTTTTTGGCCGGTGAGACTCGTAAAGTGTTGCTATTCGCACATACGTGCGAGTTGAAAGTATCTTCGCTAAACAACTTATGGGCTGTTTGGATGTTGCTATTCGCACATACGTGCGAGTTGAAAGCACATTTTCGGGGCACTTAGTGAGTTTGAAAGGGGTTGCTATTCGCACATACGTGCGAGTTGAAAGACAATCTTCTTCTGAGAGAAAACCCTTCTCCTTGAGTTGCTATTCGCACATACGTGCGAGTTGAAAGTTACAGTCCTTTTCCAAGTCTCCAGTCCAAAATGTTGCTATTCGCACATACGTGCGAGTTGAAAGGTATCCTGACTTCATTTCGCTAGGGAAGTATAGTTGCTATTCGCACATACGTGCGAGTTGAAAGAGGATAGACTAGATAAACGATTTTTGAATACGATAGTTGCTATTCGCACATACGTGCGAGTTGAAAGTTATGTCTCGCTTTATGACTTCGTTTTCTTCAGCGTTGCTATTCGCACATACGTGCGAGTTGAAAGCGAGGAGTATCTAATTTGTAACGGTTGTAACGGTGTTGCTATTCGCACATACGTGCGAGTTGAAAGTCTAAAAGCAGGAAAAAAATGCCTTTTAGTCAGGTTGCTATTCGCACATACGTGCGAGTTGAAAGCGCAGGTGCTCAATCATCTTCGTATACTCTGGACGTTGCTATTCGCACATACGTGCGAGTTGAAAGTAAGTCCACTTCTGAGAGGACAGGATTTAGCAGACGTTGCTATTCGCACATACGTGCGAGTTGAAAGTGTCCGCCATATCCAGAATGGACCGTATTGTCTCGTTGCTATTCGCACATACGTGCGAGTTGAAAGGTCTAATATTATATATTAGTTCGGGTACTTTTTCGTTGCTATTCGCACATACGTGCGAGTTGAAAGCTATCTCCACTACAAAAACATTCTTGCTTTTGTAGTTGCTATTCGCACATACGTGCGAGTTGAAAGAGCTCATGCGTTGGCATTGCTACCGTTATATTGGTTGCTATTCGCACATACGTGCGAGTTGAAAGACGCCCACCACCATTGTTAAGGAGCATCCCTCGTTGCTATTCGCACATACGTGCGAGTTGAAAGAATTTCTGGACTGTGACCGGGGATATATTATGGATGTTGCTATTCGCACATACGTGCGAGTTGAAAGGTTTGGTTTGTCCTCAAGTACCTGTATAATACCAGTTGCTATTCGCACATACGTGCGAGTTGAAAGACGCCCACCACCACCATTGTTAAGGAGTCCTTCAAGGGGTTGCTATTCGCACATACGTGCGAGTTGAAAGTCTTGTTCTTTGGTTGGTAAAATCCTATACTTGGGTTGCTATTCGCACTTTGGTGCGAGAGAAGAAAACTATTGACAAACATCCCGGAATACATTATATTATTGTTGTGGGTAAAAATAGTGGGTAAAAAAATATGAATTACAAACAACACAAACTTAGTGGGTAAAAAAATATGAATTACAAACAACACAAACTTATCGAAGTCCATAGTGGAGGCCAGTACGGTGCCGATATTGCTGGCCTTGCCGCAGCCAGGGATATGGGTATCAAAACTGGTGGATGGGCTCCTAAGGGTTGGAAAACAAGATATGGTCCTAGACCTGAACTTTGTAAGCTAGGATTGATTGAGCATGATTCTAGTAGGTATCAACCAAGAACTTATGCTAATGTCAGGGATACACAAGCAACAATAATACTGGCATACGACTTCAATTCACCAGGGACTATTTGTACTAAGAAGGCTATCAATTTTTATAATAAGCCATCTTTTGATTGTGATTTGAATGATTTACCTTTTTTGTTTGATGTAGTCGAATGGATTGACAAAAACAAAATAGAAGTATTGAATGTTGCTGGGAATTGTGGAAAAACAAAAATACAGTCTTCAAAAATATTTCAGGTTTCAAGAAAGTATCTGAGTTGCGTTTTCAGAGCTTATAAGGAGGACTAATAGTGAAAAAGTTCAAATTCAATTTTCTACCAAATACAAAGTTTGTTTGGATTAATGAGATTGTTTGCTATAAGGATCAGATTAATATATGGAAAATGGAAGAAAAGTTCGTTATAAAAATTGAAAACGGTAGAAAATTCGCAGGAATCACCGGTCCTCGGTTTTATGAAGTTGGGTTTTCTATTCCCGTTTCAAAACTAGTCTTTACACAAAACGAACTAAATTTTAGTGAAATGGATGATGCTCCTGAATGGTTTTATCTATCAAAAACAGATGCTTATGAGAAAGGTAGAAATAAAAAGATAAATGAAGAAAATAAACAACCTCCAAAAATAATGAGTCCGGATGATTTCACAATTAAAAATTCATTTATACATAATGGAATGCCCAACGACATTTATATTTTTAAAAATAATCATTATCCTTTTCCATATAAGTTTCCAGTCATTGGGTACTGTGATTCGATGGATGTTACTTTCAGACCAAAACCAGATTGCTATTGCGTCATGTTTTGGATTGATGATAATGAATACTCTGGTGCTTACTGGACTCATGCTCATATGAATAATTTTGATGATTACTTTAACCTGAATAAGGATTGAAAACATGTTCAAGAAGATGAAGGAAGAAATCAAGAAAGAGATACGAGAAGAACTTCAAAATGCTGTTTATGAAATAAAAAAAGATATGAAGTCTCAAGTAAAGGAAATAGTTTCCGGTATGACAGCAGATGCTATCACATCAGCATTCAGTGATAGTGCTTCGCTTTCTGGAGAGTATTCGAATTACTTTCGTGAAACATTCGACAAGAGGATTATAAAAGATGCTTTGATTTGTGCTGTTGATTCCAAAATCAATAGTAAGGTCAAAGGAGTTGTCGATTCCAAAATCAATAACGAGTGGTTTGTTGATGAAATTGTTGAACGAATAAACAGAAAGCAGGTTGGAAAATGATTGGAGTCGCTATAACAATTGCCGATGAACTTTGGTAATAATTTTATCAATTTTGTCAGAGAGTATCGAAAATTGTTACCAGGTATATACAAAAAATACTAATCCAGATAATACTGAATATGTGAGAAGGAAACAATTACTTGGCATATCAAGGAGAATTCCATGAGTGATAATTTTTCATGTGAGAACGAATGTTGCTTCAACTGGGATAGCAAGAGATTTTTCTGTAGCTGTAGAATTTGTGATAGAAAAGGTTCCGCATCTTTTCTCAATCAATGTAGAGCTAACAAGAAGTTCAAAAAAATTCAAAATGAATACAAATGTAAAGTAACAAAACTTGTTGACTCAATGGTTGAACAATTTGAGAGGGAAGAAGATGAGTGATTATAAGTTCACGATTGATTTCTGGAACGAAGACCACTATAAAAATTTTAGAGAAGTTTGCCTACAATTATCACTTAGTAGTTTAGGTACAAAAGATAGTACAGTAGAAGTTCTTGAAATAGGAACATTTGAGGGAAGAACAATAACCAAGATTCTTGATGTTGTACACAACTCAAATGCTGTGATTGTTGATCCAGACCCAGGACCAAACTTTCACCACAATCTTGACAGATGGTTCGATTCAGGAAGACTTAGCTGGTTGGAGAAATATTCATTTGATGCCTTGACAGGTTTCAAAGGACATGTGTTTGACTTTATATACATAGATGGTGACCACAATGCTAATGGTGTTCTTGAGGATGCTGTACTTTCTTGGAGAATTTTAAAGAAAGGTGGCATTCTCTTATTCGATGATTACCTTATGGAAATAGGAGACCCTTGGTTCTACATGATGCACAAGGAGTTTAGCGAATACAAAGGACTTACTTTCCATCATCCAAAAGAAGCAATAGATGCTTTTCTCGCGGTTTACAAAGGTCAGTACGAAGTCATCATAGACAACTATCAGATTGGAGTCAAAAAGATTTGTGAGATTGGAAAAAAGAATCTCAACAATGGCGAAGACAATGCTGATACGTTTTTGAAAAGGAGTTTATATAATGTACAACATTCAGGAATTGATTGACAGACAGGTTAAGCTTCTTGAGGAACTGGAAGAGCAAGAAGTAAATGTCAGTAAAACAAAGCAACAAATAGAAAGTATTTCCAGCCAGATTTCTGAACTGAAAGAACAACAGGACTTTGGATCGTTTAGGTTTGTACATCAGAACATGCCTACAATTTTACAGAAGGTAGCTCCGAAACATAAGGTTCCTCCTCCAAGAGAAATAAACTTAGAGGGAAATGACTCTACAACAATGGTTGCGAGTATACCTTGGTCAACTGAAAAGTGCTCAGATGAAAACCCTTGTAACATAAATGTTTGCCCTAGATGTACACTTCAACATTTTTTCAAAGTTCTTGGGAAACTTTTAGCCGATTATTATGTAAAATAAATTATTTTAAGTTTGCGTGGAGGACTAAATGAAAAATGATATTTCGATAGTTGTTGAGATTGATTCACCTTTGAGCGACACCAACGCAGCTATTCAAATGATAACTAAGTTGCTTAGGGTAAACAATTTGAGTATGGATTTGTCAATATCATATGCTTATGACTGTGAGGAAAGTGGTTTGTATTTGCCCAACCACAAAGGTCAATCGCATAGGATATTTGTGAATCCATTGAACTGTAGCACGGAGGAAGACATACTTAGTAATACAAAGTCAGAACCATTCTGCCCCGGATACTGCGCGGACTCAACTTTGTTTGGGGTCACCATTCACGAATTCTGTCACCTTCTTCAGTATCAAGTTTACGAAAACATAATTCCAGAATACGGAAAAGAGTTTCCCACTGAAAGAATTTACCTAAACGAATATTGTAACGAGACTTTGTTTGATGAACTAGCAGAAGTAATGACGTTGTATATTACTAATCCTTTCTTGCTGAAGATGATATCCAAGAAGCACTGGTCTTTTTGTAAAAGATTTTTCAAATCTCCTGTTGCCTGTTCTGAGCAGAGATGCTATATCATATACCAGGGATTTCCTATTCACGTAAAGGATCATATGAGAGATAAGTGGGGAATTACTTATGACTACAACATTGAAAAATTTGTGAGGCTTCCAGAGATTGCCCATTCTAATAAAACATCCAGACCCGGAGATTGCTAAGTTCGCATGGATTCTTTCAAAATACTTTTCAAAGCGTGATGAGATAATGCCGGAGAAGATAGTGTGAAGTCATTTACAATCTACCAAATTCAATTCGGTAAAAGTCCATTGAGCTTTCTTGCTCTTGCTGATAATGATATTCCTTTCACTATTATATCAGAAAATTTTGATATTGATGACTCAGTCGTGTATGAGTCATTCAAAACAAACGAAGAAACTAAGCTTATAAAGAGTATTGTAAACAACAACAAGAAGTCTATACTGAACATCAATAATGATAATATATCCGACATCATCAAAAGAACTATTGGATATAAAGTAATATGGAAAAGGTATTCATTAGGTAAATGGAATTCATTTATACAAGGATTGATAGAATACTCTGGTTGTGAAAACTATCGTATAGAAATGAAACACCCAATAGACTTGAATAACGATATGATAGGTGGAATGGTTTCTTCTGGATTGGAAACTAGAATCAGTATAATTGATAACATTCAGTCAATATTGAAGAGGAACAAAAGATGGAAGAATTAAATGGTTGGAAAAGATGTATTGTAACAACTGAGTCAAACTTCTTTCCAATATTTTCCAAGGCAATAAAAAGTGTCAAGCCAGGAAGGGAAACACTAACCATAAGTGTGATAAATAAAGCTAGAAGTGACGCAACAAAAACTCAGATAAAGGATTTGTTTAGATTTGAGTTTGACTGGCAAGGAGATGATATCTGCGGTATAGAAGTTTTCAAAAAGGAAGGTTAGTATGAGAAATTTTCTTGACGAAGAGTATAAGAGATACAAGGAAGGTAAAGGAAGGTCACTTAGTCACAATATACCAACACCAATGGTTGATGAAGAACCGGACTTTACTAAAGTAAGGCAGTGCCCAGAATGTAAGGGATTTAATATTAGTGTTGATATGTCAACGAATCAAACAACATGTAATGATTGTAAGAAGGGAGTTGAGCCAAATAAAATTGACTTTGAAAGAAAGATTGAGAAGATAAAAGAACAGGAAGAAGCCAATATAGAGTTAGCTAAAAATAGAGGTGTCATAATTGACTAATTTTAAATACTTTATAACAGGTCCTCATATCAACTTATATGAGTCAAGTGCTTCATCCAATCTGATAAGACATGAAAGCTTCTCAGCAAAAATAGTTGACGAGAACTACAGAGAAGTTTTTCACTTAGAGTTAAGTAAAGATGAGGTTGAAATGTTTAGGGCTATAATGGAATCTGATAAAGGTGCTCTTCTCTACAGGACTCATGAGAAACTCGGTGATATTGCTTACTTCAAAATAGACAAACATGAAAAAGTCTCCATTCCAGATGGAGCAAAGTTTCCATAATAAGATATTGACAATCAATCTTGAATATGTTATATTATTATTGAATTGAAAAGGAGGTTTATGAATGAGATTGAACACATATCATGAAGATGTATAAATGAACCAATGAAAGACAAAGCAAGAATTGATACTGAAAGAAAGTTTGTATCTCATATTGATACGATTGAGAAGTCTCTGTGTCACCTCAGTGAATCAGTATCAAGACTAAGAGATGCTTTCCGACCAGTCATTCGTGAAAGTGAACCAGTTAAAGAATCTACAAATATTAAAAATCCTTCTTCTGCCGGTTGTGAATTTGAGTCATTTATGGAACAAACAGAAAGAACAATCATACAAATAGCAGAAGATATAAAGGACATAACAGAAAGAAGCGCTGTGTGATGGAAAGAATACAACCTTTCTTCAAGCTCAACAAGAGAAAAGGTTTATTGGAATGTTGGAGAGGAAGCTCTCCTACCTTCCATTGTTTGAATGATGATGAAATTTCGATTGTTGAGAAGCTTCTCGATCGTGACTTTATGACTGCTCTACTTTACAGAACAAGCAAGAATAAGGGAATATCTGAATTGTGTAATGACATTATTGAACAGAGAGGATAGACATGACACCTTCTTTTATTGAATCATTACAAATGGGATTTATGGCATTCTGTTTAGTTTTCTTTCCCGTACTAGCGGCAGTACTAACAATGTGTATACTTGCCTTTATTTTGGAAAATATGGATAGAATTGAGAATCGGTTTTTTGGTAAAAAGTAAAGTTTCAAACAACGAACAAGGAGTTGATGATGAAACAGGTTTTCCGTATGTACAAAAACGCTTTTGAGATGGCTTGTATGACTGAAGATACTGATGAGTATGTTGCTGGTTGGTCAGATGTTGTTAGAAAGGAAAAGCACCTTTTAGAAAATATAAGAAAGATGGTTGCTGACAAGAAAAGCCAGGAAGCAAAGACTCTCGCAGTTCTCCACTGTAAGCACAAGAAAGAGTCAATAAGAACTCTCGCTGACAAAATCATGAAGGGAGAAGATTTCGAGATTGAGGATAGAACTACAATCGAATTGTGAGGATTTGATGATTCCTATAACGCATAAGAGAGGTCCTCTCAAATGGAAAGTTGAGTTCACAGGAATTCGTGGTGGATTTATAAAAGCCAGAATAGAAAAGAATAACATTAGCTTCTGTAAGAAGTTTATGTTCAGAAGTGATGATTCTTTTGATACGGCGATAAGAATTCTGGATGATAAAGTATTCAGAATTCTTCATCTCAAAAACAATGAAGACCCAGAGCTTGGCAGACTAGCAAAGTACGCAATTGAATCAACTGTCGTGGAGAAAATAGAAAATGTTTAGCGCAGTCAACATAACATAGATTCTTCATGGTAGAATGGATGGTATTCCATCATTTGATCTAAAGGAATTCAAAAATTATTACTACAGACTATTCAGAGTTCAAACCGAATTCTATAATACTTCTTATATTGACTTCTTGTGAGTTTGTAACGACAATGAGATTGTACTCTTTGTGAAGTCTAATCTTCAGGACAAATTCATACCAATGGCAGTAAGTGAAGAAGAAGGTCAGAAGTTCGTCCTGAATAAGAATGACGGAGACTTTGAAGCATGTAGAAAAATTATTTGTAAGGAAGGTGACTGGAAGATGTATACGGTAGATGGAATTGCCATACTCGTCCTTGATTTCAAAGGAATATGTCCAGAGGTCTATCTGTTCATAGTTCCATTTTATCATTAATTCCATCCTCTAACATATTGAGGTATTCTTCTACAGAACTTATGGTGTATCTTTTACCACTCTTACTGTCCTCTATTGTTATAAAACATCTTCCAAGTGAAGTCGTCAATTTTATTTCCTTAATCATTCTCACTATATCAGTATAACAAAAGAAGAAGTCCTGAGTCTTCCCAAAATCAAATAGCTTTTTCAGTTTCCAGTTAATCAACTTTACCGTCCTCAAGAAGGTCAAGATATCTTTTATTTGATGAACTTCCTAATATGAATATTCTGCTTATGTCTTCTATATATCCAACTGTAACATACCCTAAACGATTTTCTGAATTCTTTATTGTTCTAAGCATCTTCATTGAGTCAAAATAATCATTTAAGCTAGCAAGTGATGGAACCACCGTTTGTTTATATACTTTCCACTCAATCATCTTCACTCCAGTACATATTTTTTATACCTGTAAAAAACCACTTGTCACATGGACTTAATTTATCTTCAATGTTCTTCATCTTGACAGCATCCATTAGCATTTCCTTAATTTTCTTAACTTCACTATCATGGAATGCATAATGTTCTAAATCATCCACTCCGTGCCATTCATCTATTGACCTTAACCTCATTGACCATTTAATCATGATTTATAAACTCCTCATAAATTTCTAATCTTCTTTTACCAGATGGCTTTATTATCTTCTCTCTGAAAAGTAATTCATCCATCATGATATCAATATACTTGTTGAAATCAGCAGAGTTATATGATGTCATAACTTCCGTGACTTTCCCAATATAATCAATCTTAAATTCAAGACGTGTAATATATCCATTATATTGTTTGGGCTTTATTATCTTCCATTCTCTCTTCATCTTCTACCCACCATTTGTATCCGAATACTTGTTGAAATAAAACTGCGTCTGTCATAGCACTTAGCTTTAGACTGTTTGGACCTTCTCTTGTACAGGCTCCTTCATCTATAAGTTCTAAATCATCAGTAATAGCCATAAAAGTGTATCCTTGATATCCCTCATAGAAAAATCCATCCGTTTTATCGGCTCTATAGTACATCATATGTCAAGCAGCTCCCTTGTTGTGTGTGTACCATATCTTGTTTCTAAAATTGATTTGTGAACAAGAACATCCATTACTCTATTAAGTACAATATTCTTTTCCAATTCATTGCGGTGTCTTTCCATTAATGTATTACATAAAGGTCCTCTTCTTGATTTGTACGAGATTGAAGGTGAATCATTATATTCTATCTTAGAATTCCAAACAAGACCCTGTTTCTTAAATTCCCATCTTATCATAATATAACATTTTCCTTTTGATTAGTCAAACTACCTTCTTCTATCTATAGTGAAGACTTCAGTTGATTCCATATTGTCAAGTTTCTCACTGTACCATCTCTTCCAATTAGCTTCACTATCCCTATAATCTTCCTTCAATGACTTCTTCTCAATAAACTTAACAGCCAGTTTCCAGTTGTAAATATCCATTAGGTTTCTGACTGCTCTATCTATATTCTTTGTCGTTCTGTAAACTCTCCACTTAATCATTCATATCCTCCATTTTACTAATAAAGTCATTCCAACCATTACATATACCAAGTCCATCAACAGTGAAAAACATGTCTGTAAAGTCAACTATGTTTCCTACAAGTAATACATCTGTAAGGTGAGAAGGCTTGATATCAAAGTTATATAGACTATCATGTCCTTCGCTTTTATAAATTTTCCACTTAATCATTTTCCAATTTCTCCAAATAACATTCTTTTTCCATTTTAACAATTTCAATGAAATCCTTTATATCTCTAGGAGTACATGTTTCACCTTCACATTTTCTTTCGTCAACCCATTGCTTGAAGATAATGTTTACATTTTGCTCAATGAGATCAAGTTTTAATAATACGTCGGTATGAGCAGAAAGTTCCACGATAGAATGTAATGATTCACCTTCAATTTTCAAAATTTTACAAAGTTTCCACCTAATCATTCACCAAACTCCATTCAAGCCACTCTTCCCAACTCATCATATTTCTTCTCTGACTCTCTCTCTATACTTTTTAGACTTCAATACGTCAGTCCGTATACCAATCCATTTGTCAATCTCTTTCTTGTGCCTCTTTGCCTTATTAACAATCATCAGTTTCTCTATCTTCCATCTAATCATTTTTCAACATCCTCAATATATTCTTCAAATATGTTATAGAATTTTCCACAAACAAGTAATCCTCCAATTTCCTCAAAGACGCAACGTACTTTTAAAATATCAAAAATTATATCAATTTCGTCTGGATAGTAAATCCACATGTACTTGTTGTCAAGAGTCAATTTGTTATGATTGTTTTGATTACCTATCTTGTCTATTTTACACATAATCATCCAAGTTCTCCAGATTATAAAGGTAATCATCACAAGAATTTACAACAATAAGTTTGAAACTATTAAGGTCAACGTCGTTGTATATTAAACACATTCTTCTTCTTATTTGTTTTTTCGATTTGTAAGCATCCATGAGAATATTGTAGTTGTCAATTTTCATGAAATCCTTATGAAATTTCCACCTAATCATGGGTAGTACCTCCTGTCATCGATAACACACTCATCGTATTTTTCTATAGTTTCGACCCATGCGGAAAAATCAGAGAGACTTAAATCAGGATGTCTCATATATATTTCTTTCTTTTTCATCAAGTCCATTTCGGAATCTATTACCTCCCGACAAGAGAATAACATATAATTCTCCATATGTTTCGAAACTCTTTTCGCTCTACACCATTTTACCATATTAATTACCACATGTCAACCATTGCTTCGAAGACTGCTGTTATCTCTGCTTTGTCAACTGTTGTCCACTTTGCCTCGTATATCTTTTCCATGAACTTTTTCATTTTCAAAACGTCCATCAATGTTTCTATGTAACTGTCTATTTTTGAATTGATTACACGATATTACCAATCTTAACAATACTACCATCTTTGGTAGTTCCACAAATACATTCCAAGCAATGAAATCTTAAAAAAATTGCCTCGATGCCTGTCACTTAACCATCATTATGATCTTCTCCTGCCAGACCATATTCAAGTTTCAACAATTCAATTTCTATCAGACTTTCTATAATATTATCGGATAATTCATATTCTTTCTTACAATCCAGGACTTCATAGTTTATTCCTTTCTTCTTTTTCTTCGACCCAATCAGATATCCTTTCAAAGTCATCTTCAGGAAACATTTCCTTAATTACCATTATGTCCATATGCGACAACAAGTTATCTATACTTTCCCTTCCTATTCCGTAAAGATGTTTATTAGCTTTCCAGTACTTCATACAGAAAATCCATCGAGACTTCCGAACTCATTATAGTAAGCATACTCTTCAAATGAGTAATAGAATGTTTCATTATCTAATTTGGTTCTTTCCATCTTCTCTTTTTTCAATAGAATATCCATCTCTTCCATAATCATATATTCCAATTCATAAAAGCCTCTACCTAAAAACCTCTTGTCAATTATCCATCTCATCATTCTTTATTAGTATTCTGGTTTGTAAACAATACACTTCATTATACAGAATATTCTCCGTTGTTATTGTATCACTAAACTCCATTCCATCAAGTAAACATTCCCATATACTATCCAACATCTCAGAACCGTCAAACATCTCTTCATGATATAATTTCTTAGCCAAGACATCCATCTTTCTTATAAACGAGGAACTGCTGTGTAGTTTTTCATCACTACATTCTTTCTTGTTTCTAAAGATTTTCCACCTTATCATTCCATATCTTCTCCTTTAAATGTCCGCCGATGACCAATACCATATATTCCTACATTCCTTTGTTCGTATTCAGCATCACAATCACATAGCACCATTCTGTTCCTTAACGCAAAGAATACGTGAACCAATAGGCATACTTACAAACTGATAATCACACAAACTCAATTCGAACTTATAGATTACTTCCATTTCATTCCCCTCTTCAAGTTCACAAAGATATTTCTCAAAACGTAATCTTGCCTTTTCAAGATCACTTTCCAAATTTCTTTCGTCAATCCATGCTAACCTTAACATATGCCAATGAGCCAAAAAACATCATTACTTGATTCAACAACAAAATTAAATCCACCTTCCCATTCTTCACCAAACTCCAATTCAATCAAGTACTCTTCCATCAAAATAGATCACTTGATATGTTATTCCTTTCCTCAAGTAAGTCCATCCACAAAGGCACATAATGCTTATATCCAATCCATCGAGACTCCCGAACTCCAGAAAGTAAAGATAATCATCCCTTGTGAAACCCCCCCATAACATGAAAGTAACGAGTATCAAAAAAAAATACCAAATGTTTTGTAGTAGAAATCCCAGGAAACAAGATTGTCAATGTATTTACCAACATCCATATACATAGATATCCTAATACGATTCTTTCTTTCATCTGTCAAAACACTTATTTGATTGAGATTCCAGTATAAAACATATTTTAACTAAGTTCTTAAAATAAAAGAAAGTTACCCACGATTTATCCACCACTTACTAATAAGATAATAACATATGAGAAATAGGGCCTACCGTCCCTCTTGCTGTGTACATGGGATGACTACGAAACATACACAGAACACACACAGAACACACACAGAACAGAGAGGACTTGGTAGACTCTCAGCAAGACTAGGTAGACTCGGTGGACTTGGTGGACTTGGTGGACTCGGTGGACTAGGTAGACTCGGTGGACTTGGTGGACTTGGTGGACTTGGTGGACTAGGTAGACTCGGTGGACTCGGTGGACTAGGTAGACTAGGTAGACTCTGATAGGACCACTGTATTATATAATAAAAAGTCCTCCTCCAGTCAACCTAATATATAAAGTCAACCTTTTATTTGCCTTTTAGTCAACCCACACTCGGATTATCCATCCAGGTTTCCAAATTGTCATTTCTTATTTGACAGTCTCCATTCTCTTCTTAGTCAACCCACATTTCTCTCAAGTCAACCCACATTTCTCTCAAGTCAACCCACATTTCTCTCAAGTCAACCCACATTTCTCTCAAGTCAACCCACATTTCTCTCAAGTCAACATGTGCTATCTGAACCATCATCGACCATCTCTAATGGTATATCGAATCCTATTGAATTCAGTATAATGATAATGGACTTTGAAATGTATCCAATGTCCTTCTCAAATCCATTCAGTCTCATCTGTATTAGGATAATGTTTGCTGTGACCCAGAACATCCAGATTGAGAATATAATTGATATGAAGTTGACTTTACACCATGTAAAGATTGACTGAATAAGTCTTACCATTTCTGGAGACTCCTTTCCCTTTGTAGAAGAGTCTCCGTATTGCTCTCTATCATATTATAACATATTCCGGGAGTCTTGTCAAATATATCTTGTGTTGTGTTTAGTCAACTTTGACAAATGGAATTTGACTTATATGAGCCTTGATTGACAGATGAAAGATGGCTTACATAAAAAGTTATCCACAAGTTATCCACATTTAGGCGTTTAAGTTTAGGCGCCTAAACTGGACTCCGAGTGGGCGGGCTACCCTCGCCCATGGCCTCTTCTGGTGGTCTTCTTGCCACCCTATGATTATAATATAAATGATGGATGCTGAAAAGTCAAGTACTTTATAATATTTTATAGTTATTGTGAATCCTCTCACAATAACTACTGTTTTTCCGTGGGTTTTCAGAAAAAAATAGATTTTATTGTGAAGATTGGTTCAATAAAATTTGCTATTGACTTTTCCTTTGTTTGGCTGTATATTATAGACGTGGTTGAGAGACACTCATATAAAGGAGAAGAGAAATGAATGATACTTCAAAGCAGTTCCTAGATGAAATGAAAGCCCTCTTCAGAAAGTACGGCGCTTCGTTAGAGATGGAGGAGGATATTCGCAGATGGGATGGGAGTACATATAAGATGACTGTATTCGCCTGTACCAAATACGATGAAGATGGGAATATGATTAGGGATGAAGTGGACCTGGACCTCGGACATTATTTTAATGGTGAGTGAAAAAACTATTGACTTTTCCTTGGTCTGGCTGTATATTATAGATGATCATTCAACAAGAGAAGAGATGAGATGTTTCGATGGAATGGATTTGACAGAGATGAACTTCGGAGGGCATTCGATGGAGTCTGCGATAAGGACAACTGGAAGATGCCTATTGATGTTTTGGAGCATAACAAACACATTTCAGAAGGAGTTCTGCCATGAAAGTCCAATCAAGTAATCTGACATTCAACAAGTATGCTGGAATGTATACTGGTACCATGGATATTAAGGACAATGTTCCTATGAGCATGACTGTTGTTTCTGGTGGTGGTATTCACTCAGACTATAACCTGGCATTCGAGACTCCTTCTTATGCCATGTATAATGAGTCCGCCAAAAAAAGAAACCTAAAGGGAATGAAAATCTTTTTCAAAAACTAAGGAGTGTTTCAATATGAGCAAGAAAGTACCCGGAAAGTTCTATGCCTTTGTCCATGATCATTGTGGCATCGACTGGGTTTGGTCGACTGATAACAAGTGGATGGCTCGATACGCTTGTACTCCAAAGCCACTGTCATACAAATATGCTATGAAGAAGGCCAATGAACAATTCAAGTACGGGTCAGATATTTCGAGAGTGACTGTCATCCTCGACGAGGAATATGAAAGGAATGGTCTCTAATGGGAGCAGATTAATTCATAACGTACTCGAATGGTGAGAACGCAAAAGAAGCATTTCAACTTGCCAAAAGAGAATCCCTGGAAAGGGCCGGATATGAGTACACCGGTGAGATTGGAATGAAGAATAGTTTCGTTATGTTTGAAACGCCCGAAGGAATCGACGAGACCAACGTAGAAGAGTATATTGTAGAAGAGGACCGCGACCTCTTGAATGATAGTCGAATTTATAACAAGTGGGGTCCTTGTGGTTGTATGAAAATTGGTCCGAGTCTGTTTGTCTTTTTTGGTTGGGCTTCTTCGTAGCAAACATCATGCCAATAAAAATCAAAAAATATTATATTGGCTATTGACTTTTTAGTCCCCAAGCATTATATTATATGTGTAGTGATTGAGAGACATTCAAACAAAGGAAAGAAGAGATGGGAACTCGTTCAAGAATTGGTTATCGTGATCCTGAAACTGATAAGATTGTGTCTGTCTACTGTCACTGGGATGGCTATCCCTCGTACAATGGAAAGATTCTTCTGGACAACTACAACACTCTGGACAAGGTGAAGGACCTTGTTTCAGGTGGTGATATGTCCAGTCTCGGTCCAAGGTGTGACCTGCCAGAGGGACACTCCTTCGAGAAGCCGGTCGATGGTTATACTGTCTACTACGGCCGAGACCATGGAGAGAAGAACGTTGGTCCGATTGTTTCAAAGAGTATGGAAGAGTTTGATGATATTCATTCGGACCAGGAGTGGGAGTACATGTTCATCGACAGATGGCTTTATCGTAAATTTGGCGATAGCAAGTGGTACACTCTAACCGTTCCTTCAAACTTGGACATTTTGAAATGCTAAGTTTTCTAGTTTGTAACCGGCACCGTAGGGTCCGGTAACGAATCGCTTGAGAATATTTAAGGCTGCGTTTAAATCAGCATTGTCTTCGTGGTTACATTTAAGGCACTTAAATTTCTCACCGACACGATTCATTCTATCAGTAGCACCACATTCTGGAATGGAGTTTGTAACCGAGCAACTGGGGGACTTTTTATATCTGTTTATTTAGGCGCCTAAACCAGAGTCCGAGCTCGCCGTTCACTGGGCCACCCCACACATATAATATACAGTAAGACCGGGGAAAACTCAATAGTTATTTTAAAAAAGTTATCCACAAGTTATCCACACTAAGCAAACATCGTGCCAATAAAAATGAAAAAAGATTAAATTTCCTATTGATTTTTTTACTGTTTAGCTGTATATTATATGTGTGGGAAGTGAGAGAGAGAGAGACAAACACTCTTCGAAAGGATGAGAGATGAAATTCCCCTCAATGATCGATTGGATGAATGATTACGGGATGAGAGAACTTCATCGGATTCACGCGGACTTCAACAGAATGTCGGATGAACCGGACTTGTCATTCTCTGATTTCGTGGAGCACCAGTACGAGGAAGACAAGGAGTAGTAGGAAGATGAAATGAACCAGGCCAAAGCAATTTCCGTGCCAATGGATACGGATGGTGAGATTGACCTGGAGAATGCCAAACAGGTGATGGTCGGAGTCGTTCGGCATCTCTGTGAGAATCCTTTCTTCATTATGTTATCGATCGGTTCTGGGACACTGTGGTTCCTGGCATCGAGAAGGCACTGAAAAAAATGTAAAATTGGGGGTTGACATTTCAGCCCCCATCCATTATATTATATGTAGATAAAGGAGATTGAGATATGGCAAAGTACGACAAACTCCCCGAGACCAAGAAGAAGAATGGGTATCTGTACAAGATGGTCACCCGTTCCAAGAATGCCGCAGTCTACTCACAAGAAAACATTCTCCACCCGGAAGATACTTCTATAGACTACGAGGTATTCAAGATCAAGGTATGTAAGCCCTACTCGATGGTTCAGAAGCACGGAAAGAAGAAGGGTAAGGTCTACCACTACACTGCCGCAGAAAAGTTTCCTGGAAACAGTGATTTCGGCATCACGGCTTGGGCATACAGCACCAAGGAGTCTGCCATGAAAAAGTTCGAGGAGATCAAATAATCTTCTTGACTTTTCCTTGGTTCGGCTGTATATTATATGTGTAGTCAGAAAGAAGAGAAAGAGAATGGCTTCATCTATGAGAATGCCAGTACCATTCAGCTCAAAATCTACAACAACTGAGGAATTCAATGGAAAAGAAGTACATAGCAGCCCTCCTGGATGAAGAAGGAAACGAATGGTGGTATGAGCAAACCATCAACGGCCAGGACATTTTCACCAAGAAGGAATCAGGATTCTGCCGGCCTAAGATACTCTCGGAGACAGAAGCAATACAGATTGCCAGGAGAAACGCAGACGAAGACTCAGAAGCTGCTATCGTTCTTTTCGAAGGAATCTGAAAAAAACTATTGACAAACCACTCAGAATTGATTATATTATAGATGTGGTTGAGAGAAACAATTCAAAGAAAGGGCAGAGAGATGGGGTTCCCACCCAGCACATATAAGCTATAGAGGGACCCAGACCCCTGGACCCAGTGGAATGTTAGAAAGTACCAGAAAGAGCAATCGGTGTCTACCGAGAGATGCGGGAACTTGGAAAACCCGCCTGGGCATGTGGCCCGGTAGCTCAAATTCCTTGGTTGTTGGCCAACGGGTGGGTGGCTGGTGAGGGACGCCTCATCAGCCACTTACTTTTTCAAAATCCATTTAGGCGCCTAAATAAAAAAGTGAAGAAATCCAAAATTGGCTATTGACATTCTTCCTGTTTAGCTGTATATTATAGATACACAGTTGAGAAGTGAGTTTGTTATGGTTGTTTTTGATGGTGTTGTTTATAAGTCTAAGGCTGAAGTGGTTCGTGAGTTGTTCAAATCTGGAGCACTCAGAAACGAACCCCAGGACAAGAATCGGATCGCCAGAATGCTTGGTGTTGCTCCTCAGACAGTCCACGCAACCATTGTTAGCTACCTGAATGGTGGTGCTAGGAAACCCGTAAGCAGAACTACCACGGACAACTTCAAATCCGTTAGGGAAGCAATCAATAAGGCATTCGACAAATGCTATGAGGTTGCTTACTCCAGAGCAAAGAATCTTCCCAAAATCGACATTCTCTGGGACCTCAAGGGAACCACGGCTGGGCAGTTCCGTGTAATGAACTACAGACCCCACTTCAGGGTCAACCTTCAGTTGGCCTCTGAAAATCTCGAAGACTATATCAACCAGACCATTCCTCATGAGTTCTGCCATTATCTAGTCTGGAACGATGACAGATTGAATGGTTTGTCTCGTAGCAGACCCCATGGTGGTGAGTGGAAGTTCTATATGACCGTTTGGTTCAACAGGGTTCCCAAGGCCACGCACAACTATGACGTTTCAAATGCCTGCCGTGGTCGTCGTTTTGAGTACAAATGTGTTTGCTCGACTCACTGGTTGAGTGCCATCAAACACACAAGGGCTCAGAAAGGTTTGCCTTATACTTGTAAGAAGTGCCGTACAGTGGTTAAATTTCAGGGCTAAATAAACCTTGACATTCAACCAAAAAAGCTGTATATTATAGATGGAGGTTATGATGGAAGTCTCATTCAAGAATATAAACGGAGTAAGTGTCCCTAAGCTTAGGGGTGGACGAACCACCAAAGTCATCAGGGACAAAACCAAGTACACCCGCAAAACCAAATACAAAGGAGCCAACAAATGGCAGCAGTAGTGTCTTTCATTCTCTGGGCAGTATTGATCGTTGGTGGAGCCATAGTTGGCACAATGGTTGCTATAAAGCTTCTGGGTCTAATCTGGGCCGTGCTCAGTAACGTTGCTGGAATCATCTTCGCAGTTATCGCCGCGGTTCTCTTTCTGGGTTTTCTTTCATTTTTCTTGTAAAAAACTATTGACAAACCAGCCGAAATTGATTATATTATAAGTGTTGAGATTGAGACTGAATTTCTTCAATAACAAACAACCAATCAGAAGGAGTCCAATAATGGCTAAAAAGAATTTCAGGTCCGTGACCATCGACGGTGTGAAGTACGATTCGGCAACTGCCGCAGCCGTTGCTCTTGTTGAGGCAGGCAAGTCCCTTTCCGAGGCCGCAAAGGCAACCGGGATTACCTACCAGACCGTGTATGCCAATACCAGGGGCAAGGAGAAGCGAGTAGAGGCTGCCGCTCGACGTCGAGTCCTGGCTCACGGTCAGAAGGGCAAGCTCTCTGCCGATGAGATTGCCACCAAGGTTGGAATGTCCACCAGCCGTACCGTTGCCATCCTGAAGAAGGCCGGACTTCAGGTCATCTCCGCCAAAGAGAATGCAAAGCTGGAGAATGCTTCCGAGACCAAGAAGGGCAAGAAGGGTACCCACAAGAATCGTGCCAAGAAGGCAGAGACTGCCGAGGTCACCGAGGCTCCCGTGATCGATGAGGACACTGCCGCAATGGAGGCCGCCATGGCCGATATGGCTTCCGAAGATTCGGACGCCTAACAAATCTCTCTCCCTCCTCTCTTCTGAAAGTCCCTGCCGTCCTGGTGGGGACTTTTTTTTATTTTCCTATTGACTTTTTAGCCAACATCGATTATATTATATGTAGAGAAAGGAGATGGGAAATGACAAAAAAAGACTACATCAAACTTGCCAAAGCAATGGAAGTTGCCAGACCGAAGAGTTATTTGAGCTATCTCAATGAGAAGCTCGAGTGGAGAAGGAACCAGTACTCCTCTGTGAAGCAGTGGAGGCACGGGTGTATAGTTCTGGCAGATTCGCTTGGTGCCGACAATTCCAAGTTCAATCGTGAAACTTTTCTGAAAGCTTGTGGTCTGTGATATGAAAAAGACTTGTAAATACTTTTACTGCCAATGTGAGTTCGAACCAGAGGACGAAGACCAGGAATTCTGTAGCAATGATTGTGCCAACGCCAACCTCCATTATGGTGCTGGTTGGGACGACAGAAACGATATGGAATATTTCTTTGCTGATGATGAAAATAAACCTTGACTTTTCCTTGGTTTAGCTGTATATTATAGATGTGGTTGGGAGAGTAACATAAACGAAGAAGATCAGATGAAGAACTACAAAAAACAACCTGAAGAAAGAACTTGCCGAGCAGTTCCGTGCCAAGGACCACCAGAAGAAGGTCATCTACAAGTACTGGATTCCTGAAGAGTTGAATACAAGGAACCTGCTGACTCTGTTCATCAACAAAACAGACCCGGATGCTTTTGCCGAGACTGCTGCCAATCTCGCGAAGATTGCCAAGAACCACGGTGCCCAGATTGTAAGGAAGTCTCGTAACGTTCACGGAGAGGAGTACTTTGCTACCAAGTACACAAAGCAACCCGTCGACAACTCACTCTGCTTCAGGACTCATAGACTTGAAACGGACTCCGAGTTCGAGGAAAGACTGAAGAATGAAGAGTACTGGTTCATCGAAAAGGAATTAGAGAAAGAACGGTTGTCGAAGAAGGTGACTGAGAAGGAACGTATCAAGTCGAAGATGACTCCGTATGAAAGAAAAGTACTTGGTATCAAATAGAGAAGGAAAAAGACTATTGACTTCTTACTGTTAATTGATTATATTATATGTGTGGTTGAAAGAGTGACCCCCAAACGAAGGAGAGATGAGATGAATCCCAAAGACTTAAAAGTAGGAACTATTTTCACTCCCAAGTCGTTCGAGGCAACCAAGGCAAGATTGATCGCTGCCGAGGAGATGAACAAATCAAACCGTGGTCCTATTAACGACAATGACATTGCCTATTTGAACAAAGTACTCGACGCACCCGTCGACATTTTCATTAAACTCGTCTGATGAGAAGATACAATTAATTTGCTCTTGAACCTTTCAGTCAAAGAAGTTTCTTTTCTGCTTCGTGGTTGCGCAGACAATCCAGAGCTTCACGAAAAGATTGTCGGTGCTTTGGGTGAACAAGACCCGAACAAGTGTTACGTCAACCCGCTTGATTTTGGTCCAGCAGTCATTCCCTACGGTTGGACTTACCGGGGTCCTGGAGGAAGTGATGAGACCATCAAGCAGGCAATCGACACAAGAAACAAGATTCTGGCAATAAAGATTCTGAGATATGCCACCGGACTTTCCCTGAAAGAATCGAAGGACATTATTGATTCCATTATGTGAGTTTGAGTGGTCCTTTTGATAATCCCTCGGCGGGAGTTCGCCGGATAAAGCCAAGTAGGCAAGGAACATGGCACGCGATTCGCCCTGATAACTTTTAGAATTTTATACATTGATTTATTTAGATATGACTTAGTTTGAAGAAAGGGCTTGACATTCAAGCCCTTTTTTATTATATTATAAGCATAGGGTGGCTAGTCCATCAGAAGAGGCCATGGGCAGGGGTAGCCCGCCCGGTCGGAGTCTGGTTTAAACGATTAAATAGAAAGTTGAAAATAAACCTTGACATTCAACCAAAAAAGCTGTATATTATAGATGTGGTTGAGAGAGTGACCCATTCAAAGGAAAAATAAGATGCCTTCAACAATACCTACCCCGACAGATGCCCAGATGAAGTCCGAACAGAAGCTCTACAAGCAGGGCTACGAGTGGACTGGATGGGCATTCGATGCTTCTGAGGATGCCGATGGTATCCTGCGTGACTCCATCTTCATGACTCGTCATCGCAACGGTCGAACAGATTATGCTGAGGTTTACCCAGACGGTAGCATCAAGTAAGCAAACACTGTGCCAAAAAAATAAATTAGCTCTTGTGTTTTTCTTGGTCTGGCTGTATATTATATGTGTGGGAAGTGAGAGAGATAAACCCAACAGAGGAGAGAGAATGTTTGAGTTTTCTCAGTATCAGAAAGACCTCTTCAGTGCCATCGAGTCCCAGACTGGTCACCTGATGGTCAATGCTGTGGCTGGAAGTGGAAAGACCTTTTCTTTGCTGGAATCGATGCGGAGAGTAAAAGGTGTTTCTGTCTTCGTGGCTTTCAACAAGTCCATCGCCACAGAGCTTGAGTCGAAGGTTCCCAGTCACGTGACTGCCATCACTCTTCACTCATTCGGACTCAAGGCAATCATCAAGGCATTTGGGTATACTCGTGTTGACAAGTTCAAGCTCAACAAGATCATGAACAAGTACCCTGCCACTTCATTCCTGGACGGGATGACTGGCCGTGAGAAGGCTCAGGTCTTTCAGGTTCGTGAGCAGGTCTCGAAGCTCGTCTCAATCTGGAAGAACACCCTCATTGACTACAAGAACAACGATGAGGTAATCAAGGCTGCCAACTACTACAATGTCAACTATGACCCCTCAGTCCTTGGCATTGCTCGTTCCATCATGGAGAAGTCAGTCGCCATCCACAAGTTCGTTGACTTCGATGATATGATCTACATGCCCGTTGCTCTTGGTCTCAATGTTCCTACTTTCGACAATGTGTTTGTCGATGAGTGCCAGGACCTCAACAGGTCTCAGATCGAAATGGTCCTGAAGATGGTCAAGAAGCCCAACGGGCGAATCGTGGCTGTTGGTGATCCCAAGCAGAGCATCTATGGTTTTCGTGGTGCTGACACCGAGGCAATGCCTCGGATGAAGGAAGTCCTCAAGGCAACTGAGCTTCCACTCTCTGTGTGTTATCGTTGCCCTACTTCTCATCTGGAGCTTGCCAAGGAGATTGTTCCTTACATCGAGGCTGCTCCTGCTGCGAATGAGGGTACTGTCGATTACATCACCGCCGAAGAGTTCATTGACAAGGTTGATACCAACTGTGAGCCTCTGGTCCTCTGTCGAACCAATGCTCCTCTTATCAGTTATGCCATCAAGTTGATTCGTGATGGTAAGAAGGCTTGTGTTCGTGGGACTGACATTGGCAAGTTCCTTCGTGGTCTTGTTGTCGGATTTCAGGCGAAGACTCTCTCTGAGTTCAATCAGAAGGTGACTGAGTGGCAGAATGCTCAGCTCGAAGTTCTCAATAAGCGTTGGGCTTCCAGTGCTGTCAAGGAAACTATCATGGACTACGCAGACGTCCTTGAGGAGTTTTCCAAGCAGGCATCTTCACCCTATGACATTGTGAACATGATCGACCGGGTATTCTCTGACGAATTGAAGGGTACTGTGTTCTCGACTGTCCACAAGGCAAAGGGTCTGGAGAACAATACTGTATACATCATTCGACCTGAGCTTCTCCCTCTCATGCGTAAGGACCAGCAGCCTTGGGAGCTTGAGCAGGAAATGAACCTGAAGTATGTCGCACTCACCCGGTCCAAGGACAAGCTCGTCTTTGTCCAGAAGTAAGGGGGTAACATGTTTACATTGGCATGTACTATTGTTGGTACTGGTATAGTGTTGTTGTACATTGGTTACATGCTACAACAGGAATATGAGAAAGGATATTCAGAAGGACTCGCTCACGGAATTGAGAAAGGTAAAAAACTGGAAAAATCAGAAACGTGATTTTGAGGGAGTCTGTTTTTGGTGGACTCCTTTTTTAGTTGTGAGAATGCTATAGTGGATTTTTTCTGGTGGGGATTTCAGAAATATTGAGAATTGACATATGAGAAATGCTGGGAGGGGAACTCAAAAATCCAGGTTACAGGATTCCCAAAAAAGTGACTTCTTGACAATTCGGAAAATCCGGGCCGTGACAATCGAGTCCATTTTTACCCAAAACCTTTGAGTCCTCCAATGAGTCTCTATTTGAGTCCTCCAATGAGTCTCTATTTGAGTCCTCCAATGAGTCTCTATTTGAGTCCTCCAATGAGTCTCTATTTGAGTCCTCCAATGAGTCTCTATTTGAGTCCTTCAATAATTTCATTTTTTTACTGTTTTTGGGATTGAGACACCCCCACCGCTTTTCTGAGAGCATTGTAAGGTACCATATAGGGTACCCCAGAATTTTAATAGAAAATTTTTACCTTGCGCGGGAATTTTTTTATTTGACATATCTCTTCTGGGGTTTTATTATGCGTAAAAAGATTATTACAGAACTTCCCCGTAAATCTTCGGGTGGTGGTAGCTATGCGCTTTATTATATCCTGAATAGGAATTCTGGTATAAAGGTGTGTAGGAAAAACTTATCTAAAAAGGATATAAAGAATAATCATTTTAGCATAAAACATATGGTAGAAGAATTTGTTTATTTGAAGATGTTACAGGATACAGGAATGGTTCCTAAAGTCTATAGTCTTACGTGGGTACAAAGGAGTAAGTTTAAATGGGCTGTAGGTATTGTAATGAAGCATATTAATGGAAAATTCATTAAAGATGAGTTTGGTGAGGAGTATAAGGCATTTGAGGAGAAGTTTATGAGTTTGGCAAAGAAGTGTGGATTTCATGTTTATGATTGGAGCATAGAGAATGTCATTAAGGGTAATAATGGTAAAATCTACAGAATAGATTTTACCAGCAGATTTGTTGATCTTATAGGGAAGAAAAGATTGTTTAAAAAGATGTTTGATGAAGAGTATGAGAAATTGATTAAGGCCTTTCCTGAAGGATTAGGATGATTGATATAAAAAAAACTATTGACATTTTTATGTGAATTGTTTATATTATTGTTGTGATGATTGAGATGGAATATTCAAAATCAAATTCCCTGTAAAGGAGAGAATGTATTATGCTTGCTTTTCTGTAGATATTGTTTATTGCTTTTGTTATGGCTGTTATTGCCTTTGCCTACCTTATTTTTACATATGATTACATCGAACTTGTTTTGCCTGCTCTGGTCATGTTTGGAATTTTTGTTCCGATGTTTATGATTATTGATGTCAGTACTCAGAAGACAAATATTGATCCAGAATTACACTTTACATCGACTGCTGCTATTGTTGAGTACAATGGAGGATTACCTGAAGATAAAGAGCGGAGATGCGAAATTTGTTCTTGTTAAGGGAAAGAATATGTTTGGACTTAATAGTGGAAGTTACATGAAAATTGTTGATTGTGAGGATGAATGATATGACAATAGCATTTCTTATTGGATTGATGATAATTTCACTTATGGTTATTCACTCAGGTAGTAGAAAGGTTGATGTAATACCATATAGACCCAAAAACATTTCCTGATGGATTTGAAGCACATCTTTTGAACAGTATTGAAATGTTCAAAGCGGGAATCAAGGTTGATCCAAAGAATATAAATATGTTCTAAATTTTTTTGACCTTCAAGTAATCCAATAAATATAAGGAGTTTTTTGATGAATCGAAAAAAAATCTGGTCGAGTGAATTGGAGGATATGCTTGAGCAAATGGTTGATTATATCCGTCAGTCAATAATCAATGAAACTGAGTGCTTCGCAGACTTCATGAAAAAAGATGAAGTCGACGCACAGTCTCTGTCAGTTGCTAACTACAAGGCTGTTTGTTTGCTGAACCACGCAAACCAGGCAGTAATCATCAAGTCCGCCGGTCTTGATGAGGGAGTCAAGATCATTAAAAGTCTCGAAGATAGTGCTCAGAAGGCTGTAACAGAGGCTCTATACAATGATGTAATCGACAAGGTTCCTCCAGAGCTTAGGGATATGTTCAAAAGAAAGTTCGGTCCTGATGATGAAAATGAAGAGGATGTTTGGTAAGAATGAAGTATTTCCTTGGATTTCCAATTTCATATCACTGTAACCTAAGGTGTACTTACTGCTTCAACCATGACTTCTACAATTACATTGATAATGGAGTTGGAGAGAACTTATGGCATGACAAAAGAACTTTCTCTCTTGAAGAATACAGAATATGGAGAGACAAACACCTGAATGATGCTACTGAGATAATCATGCATCTATATGGTGGTGAGCCATTCTGTAAGCAGAATATTGAGGATGTATTCGATATTATCGAATACGTCGATAAGGAGAGAATAGACTTACTTACCAATGGAACGTTCGATGATTCAGTCATCGATAGAATTGTTAGCTACAAAGGCAAGATTCATCAGATAGGATTAACATTCCATAGGAAGATTCTAACGGAAAGTAATGCTCTGAAGAGTATGTTCGAGAAGAATGTCATAGCACTAAGGGATGCTGGTATAAAGGTCTATGTGAAAGAACTTCTCATAAAGGATATGAGAGAGGACATACTTCAATACAAAAGGTTCTGGAAGTCACAGGGCGTTGAGCTTAAGATACAGGATTTTAAGGGAGAAGATAGAGGGATAAGCTCAGAAGAGTACAAAAAATATACTCCAATAGATATTTTACTGGTTCATCCTGAATTTAAGCACGGAAATCCTTGCTCATGTAGAAAAGGATATAAAAATCTCTTTATAAGGGGATTCGACGAAAAAAATATTTGGCCTAAGGGTGGAGATGTAATTGCTTGTTGGTTTGACCAGAGAGTGGTTGGAAGTATACCTGATGACTGGTTTGATCCTAACTACGTCATATCTGTTGATAATAAAGGCCAAAGGAACGTTAAGTCAGCTAAGAAAATCTACAGAGGTGACACATATAAAAAACTGCCTTTGAGGTAAACGTGGGAATCGTAAAATGCGGGAACACAATTACTTCAAAAAAACTATTGACAATACATCCGTAATTGATTATACTATATGTGTCGTGAGAAAGGATATGATGTGAATAAGAAAGAATTTTTTCAGAATGTGAAGGATGAAGGATTTGTTCAGGGCGAATATCCCTCAGTTTTGGTTAGTGAGAAAGACATTCGCGTCCAGATAATGATGTATGATAAAGAAGGCCAGCTTGTAGAAGAAGCTTATGATGTAAGTTACATTGAAGTATGGGCCAATGATGAAATCCGTTGGGACGGAAAAATCGAAGATATGTACAGCCCTTTTGTGGAATACGATGTAGAAAACGACAAAAAGCATTTTGTGGACTTCGACGAAATCATATACGAGCTTTGAAAGGAATTTGATATGTTGCCTAATGACTTGAATGAATGGAGCAAACATCAATTTGAAGAAGCTATGGACCTCTTCAAGAAAAGTGCTAAGCTGGATAATGATAATACGGATGAAAATGATGTAAAGAAAGAAAAACGTCCTGAAAGAGATACTACTATCAATAAGGACGATGTTACTGACCTCAAAATATTCCTCGGAACTTGTGACAGCATCGACGAATTCATCAGAAAGGTGTAATCATGGGAAACAGAAAAGGATATTACGTGTTTGCTAATGTTGATAGCTCATGTATCGATGAAGTCGGATTTTTCAGCCTAAATGAAATTTATAATGAATATCACCTTGGAATCGTTAGAATCGTGTTTCACAACGGAACAGTGTACGACTACATGAAAGTTCCTTACAAAGAGTTTCGTTTCCTCGTAAAATCGGATTCAGTAGGAAGATATTACCACACACATATCAAGGGTGTTTACGTATCATCCAAGGTTGACAGTCGAGATTCCGATCCATTCAACAATAACTGTCTTGAAGACAAAGATGAAGAGTCCTCATCGACAAGCTCGAAAATCACGATCTACTCGGTTTATGAGCCAATGGACACAATTGAAGGACGTGGAGGAAATCGAATTCTCGGGCACTTCATGTATAGAGAAGTAGCTGAACATGTACTCAGAGAATATGCTACTGGTGTAATGGGAAGCAAAAGCGGAACTGGTATCCATGAAATTGAAGTCAACGTAAGTGAAAGTGTATTTGATTATGAGGATTCTCGAAAAGAAAAAGTTCGAAAATCAGCTCTCGCGAAGTTGACCGAAGAAGAGAAGAAAGCTTTAGGTCTTTAATTTTTTCAAAAAACTTATTGAGTGGTGGAGCAACCATTAACCCTCTGGTATGTAGGCCAACTGAATAAGACTTGGAACGCTGTTCAGATGTAAGTCCTGCTCCACCACTCTTTTTTAGAAATTGGATATTTTTTTGTTGACAGAGGAGATAAAATGAGTATGAATTTTGGTGGAACTGAAACTAGTAATGGTTGTTAGTAATAACTCTTAGACTTGGAGGAATAATATCTTGAACCTTATAGAAAGAGAGATGTCAAATGATATGCTATAGAGATGTGACATTTTGTCCTTTTCACGAAAAATGCTCAAAGAGCAAAGATTGCCATATGGCTTTAACCGATCAGGTTAAAAAAGATGCCGTTAAATGGTGGGGCAGCGAAGATGCCCCCATCTGTGTGTTTTCAAGTAAACCAGATTGTTTTAACGAAAAATAGACTCAATAAACTAAGAAGGTCTGAAATGGAAAAGTTTGTTACTTATTTGGGCATTGGAGTTGTAGCTTTGGTTCTCATCACATTGGTTGCTTTGGTTTTCGCGTTCCCAACACTGTGGTTGTGGAACTGGTTGATGCCATCTATCTTTGGTTTGACAAAGATTACATTCTGGCAGGCTCTTGGAATTAATATTCTCAGTGGTCTACTTTTCAAGAGCAATATAAACACAAAGAGCTAAGGAGATTTTGTCGTGATAGTTTACCAGGGTAAGGAATATAGTAAATCGTCTGATGTTATTCGTGAGCTTTATGACCTTGGTCAAATTTCACTAAACTCAGATGACAAGAAGAGAATTGCTGAAGAGCTAGGAATAGCTCCCCAGTCAGTTCACACAGTTCTGAAAAGACATATTGGTGGAGCTTCTGTAAAGACAAGAGAAGCTAAACCCAGGAAAGTTAGTGTATCAGAAACACAAATCAAAAACAAAATTAGCCAGAAGATTGCTAAAGTAAAAAGTGGCAAAGGTCCAATAGTTATCAACGATAAGTCAGATGAAGTCAAAGAAGAGTTGATGAAGGACAAAAAGAAGATTGCTGTTACTTGGGCACCTAATCAGTGGGGATTGCCGATTACAAATCCACCAATGTATATCATTGACGATAATTACGATCCGAACTGGATGCCACCACCTGAAGAAGAAGTTGTGAAGAGCTGGGAATAATGTATTGGAGGAATTGATGAAATTTGAATATGTTTTGGGGTCACACGATGTTTATCCTGCTGTTATGATATCTGAAGATGGAAAAATTCTTTTAATAAAAGAATATGAATCTTATAAAGGCGGTGAAAAGTATACGGTGAGAGTTGAAAGATTAGACACACCCAATACAAATGATGATGAAAACAGAAGGTTATGAAATCCCTATGAAAATTAAATTAGAAGTTAGAATTGGAGAAGACTAATGGAATATTACATTAGGGCATCCGAAAAAAGAATTGAAAACTTTGCTAAGGACTTCAAAGAGGATATCGGTCCTTTCACAAAGACTGCTATTCTGTCAGAATTGAAGACAATGTATATGGTTGGTAACAAAGCCAAAATGCCGAGCTTCGATGAAGTTGAAGAAATCTATATGAGGATGGATGACGTTGGAGACCTTCCTAATGATACTTCAGGAAGATTGAAGGCTTTCTACGAAATCATTTCCAGAATGATTGTAAAATGATTGTCTGTGCTAACTGTAAAAAAGAGATGAAGTGTTTCAAAAACGGTTCATACGTTCGATTCAAAAACGGTCACCATGTGTACGCAGGTGACCAGTATGAATGTAATGAATGCGGAGCAACTGTAAACGTAACTAATGGTGCTCCATACTTTGATCCAAGACCACCTTCATTTGAGGGCGACGATGTTTGGATGGATTGAAAAACCAAAACCTCTTGAAGAGGTTGACCCATTTTTGGCTGAAGAGTTTATGAAGATTGCCAACGGTAAACATCCCACTGTAAAAGCCATTGACAATTTTGATATAATTCTAAAGCAGAGAATGGTAGTTAGTTCCAAAGTTGGAAGAAATTCTCCATGTCCGTGTGGGTCTGGGAAGAAGTATAAAATGTGTTGCGGTAAAAATTGAAAGGAGAAAATGATGATTTACGACAAGATTAACAGTGACATCAAGAAGGCTATGATTGGAGGTAACAATTCAGTCAGGGACGCTCTTCGTTACCTAAAGTCAAAGATTCAGCAGGCTTCAATTGACACAAGAAAGGAAGTAACTGACGAAGTTACTATCTCTATAATAAAGAAGCTTGTGAAGCAGAACCAGGACTCTCTTTCTTACAATCCAAGTGATGCTGAAAAGATTGAAGGTGAAATCAAAATCTGGGAATATTATCTCCCACAACAGTCCGAAGTTACTGACGAGCTTATTTCGGAAATCGTCAAGGAAGTTGGAGCAACTTCGATCAAGGAAATGGGAAAGGTAATGGGAGCAATCAAGGCCAAGTATGGTGTCAACATTGACATGGGTAAGGCATCTTCCAAGGTCAAGGAAGTTCTCAGCAAGGAGTAATCATAAATGGATTGGAATATTAGAGAAATCAGAGAAAATGTATTCATTATTGAAGCCAGTAGTCAGTATTACTTGACTTCAATGTTTATGAGACCTCAGGAGTTTTATGAATCTCCTTTTCGCAACATTCAAGGAAAACATTTTTCAGTAGAAGAGTACATGGATACTTGTGCCAGATTCAACGGAGAGTTTAGCTACTTTACTGATTGGAGTGGATTTAATATTCCTTCGACTTCATTGAGATACTTTTTCAAAGTATTCCAATATGACTTCACCATGAAGGAAAGAATACTCTTTGATTTAGTTCGTGAAAAATGTGATCTTACATCAACAGAACCTTTCTATTTGATTGGTACTGTGAGAGGAGAATACGAAGCTCTGAGGCACGAACTTTCTCATGCCTACTTCTTTCTATACGATTCATACAGAAAAGGAATGAGGAAGCTTCTTGACAAACTTGATGGTGAACTCTATGATAGTGCTATTTATAGACTTGATGATGGATACGGTTATAGCAATTTTGTTTTTGAAGATGAGATTGTGGCTTACTTAGCTACCAGCAAAAGAGAGGATGTTATAGAGACTTTTGGTTGGTCGAAGTTTACCAATATTAAAGTGCCAAATACATTCAAAAAGTTCTTCAATAAGTTCGACGAAGATTTGATACATAAAGAATTATAAAATATTTTTGCCTATTATAAGATAAATATTTATTTAGCTATTGACTTTCTGGATGGAATATGTTATATTTTATATATCATTCCAACAGAAAGAGCTTTATGAATATCTTTGTGCTTGACTATGACGTTGCGCTGTGTGCTTCGTTCCATAACGACCGTCACGTTGTAAAAATGATTTTGGAGAGCGCTCAGATGATTTCTACTGCTTGTAGAATGAGTGGAGTTGATGCTGGCTACAAAGCCACACATCAAAACCACCCTTGTTCAAAATGGTCACGTGAGAGTTTGAGCAATTGGCTTTGGCTTCGCAGACTAACTCTTGAGCTTAACATCGAATGGCAAAGACGTTTTGGACATTCTAAAAATCACAAGTCCTTTGATGTTGTAAAGTCTCTTCCTTTACCAAAGATAAAAGATGTTGGACTTACTCCTTTTGCTCAAGCTATGCCAAACATCTACAAGAACGAAGATGCTGTAAAGGCTTACAGAGATTACTATATGGGAGAGAAGAGAGCTATTGCTCAGTGGAGAAACGGAGAACCTTATTGGTGGAAATGATAAAATGAAAGTATATTTTGAAGGTGAAAAATCAAAAGCAATATGTCCTGAATGTAAAGACATTGTGGAGACTACTTTTAGGTATGAAACTTTGAAATATGACAATAAGGTTATTCCAAATATACTTCAATCGTTTTGCGATGTTTGTGGTAGTGCTTGTTCATTTCCACACCAAGAAGTTGGAAAAATAAAATCTTATTTGAAGAAGCACGACGTAAAATAAAGTTGTTGGAATACTCTTCGGAGGTGATAGAAAATGACAACATACAAATAAGTTCATCGAACAAATAACAAGCATCATAAATTTTTAGATCATTGTATCTCAACTTCGAGTCCCGAGTTACTGGACAAAATTGAGAAAGAAATGTATAACAGGAGATTATTAAAATGGGCTTTGGAGATTTTGTAAACGGAAAAGACCTTATAGAAAAAGCAAAAGAGTATGCCACTGAGAAACATAAAGGTGTTACACGTAAGTTCAGTGGAGAGCCATACATCAACCATCCAGCAAGTGTTGCTGATATTGTCAATGAACACGGCGGGACTCCGGAAATGATTGCTGCTGCGTGGCTTCACGATGTTGTGGAAGATACTGATACACCACTTAGTGAGATCAAGGATTTGTTTGGAAGTAAGATTGCCAGCCTTGTTGATGAACTTACAAATCCACCAAGTGTAGATAGTGGTGAAAAGAAGTCAGAATACATAGCAAAAAAGATGGCTGTTATGTCTAGTGATGGATTGACAATAAAGCTTTCTGACAGATTGAATAATGTTTCTGACTTTCCAACAGCAAGTCCAAAATTTGTAAGAAAGTATGCCCCCAAAACCAAGTTCATATTGGACTCATTAGAGGATAGTGGAAGACCTCTCAACAAAGAACAAAAGATACTTGTTGCTAAAATAAGAAAGATGATTGAAACACACGTATGAAAATATTTAAGATTTTATTCAAATCTTTTCTTCTTTTAGTTACTATAGTTAGAATAACAATTGTATTTTGGTATTCTGAGCTAACGAGGTAATTATGTCGGTAAATGGTTTTATAAACCTCTCAGAAGTTCTTTCGTGTGATAAGGAAACTCACGTTATAATTCATAACTTTCCTGATCCTGATGCTATATCATCAGCAATGGGAGTTATCCAGCTTATAAAGACCCTTGGTTTCAAGGCTGGTAACATCTATTACACCGGAGAAGTTTCACATCCACAAACAAAGTCAATGGTAACATTGCTCAATGCCAATCTTGTTGACTACACGAAGGAACCATTTGATGGTGGTATCGATGCTATACTTGTAGATACCAACAATGTTGGGGAAGGTTCTAATCAGACTCAAATAGAACCGGATAGCGTCAATGTCGTAGCTGTTATAGACCATCACAAAGGAAAGCATCCAAAAGGTGCCAAGGTTGATAGTCGTCACGTTGGTTCTTCTGCTTCTATTATTTGGGAGTACCTTGAGAAGGCAAATTTTGACTTCGGAACAGAAGATGGTAAAATTCTTGCTACTGCTCTTGTAGCTGGTATATTTACCGACACCAACTCTTTGATGTCTGATAATATATCTTCTCTTGACTTCGAAGCATATCAAAGTCTTCTTACAAAGGTTGATAAGCAAAAACTCAAAAGTATAATGAACTATCCTTTGCCAAGTTATCTTTTCGAGCTAAGACAAAGAGCATTCTTGAAAGAAAATCAGATAATAGAGGAGTCTGCTATCATTGCCGGAATTGGTATCATAAATCCATCTAAGAGAGATGCTCTACCAATCATAGCAGATGAGCTACTTAGAATGAATGGAATATCAACCTCAATAGTTTTCGCAATCATTGACGATAACATTGATATCTCAGTAAGAAGCTCAGATATTACTCTTGACGTTAGCAAGTTTATTCAAAGTGTGTTCGGTCACGGAGGAGGAAAGCAAGGAGCAGGAAGGGCAATAATCCCTCTTGGGTTCTTCTCCATGAACGGCAACGATGAAATAAACAATGATATTTGGGAAGTAACCAAGAAAATGGTTATGAATAAGGCAATGAATAACGTGAAAGGCGAATAGATTGAGTTACATTGTTTGGATTCCTATACTGATATCATCGATATTCTTTATGTCATGGGTTAGCTGTAAAAGTGACGAAAGCTGGAACTGGTTCTGGCTTTTGTTCGCTTCTGGATCACTTCTTCAAATGTGGCCATGGGTAGCAAGATACTCAAACAGAATTGTGTTTTAACTAATTAAAGAAAATTTGAACTTTTTGTAAAAAATATGTACTTTTGTCCCAGAATTTATATAAATACATATAAAGGAGGGTTGAGTATGAAATTATCAGATTATGCTAAAGAACAAGGGGTTTGTTATAGAACTGCATATAGGTGGTTTAAAGATGGATTAATACCAAATTCAAGACAATTAAGTACGGGTACAATATTAGTTGATAAGGAATCTAAAGATACCAAAAGTAAAGTAGTTGTTTATTGTCGGGTCAGTAATCATTCACGAAAAGAAGAAATGGAATATCAAGTTAATAGATGTATAGAATATTCAAATGCAAAAGGATATTCAATAGAAAAAGTTTATAAAGAGGTTGCATCTGGGATGAATGATAATAGAAGGGAATTATGGAAAATGATAGATTCAATACCATCTATAATCGTTATAGAATATAAAGATAGATTAACAAGATTTGGTTTTAATTATATTGAACGATTACTAAATAAAATAGGATGTAAAATTGAGGTCATGAATAAAGATAAAGAAGATGAAAAGGATTTAATAAAAGATTTAATTTCTATCATAACTTCTTTTTGTTGTAGATTATATGGATTAAGAAGAGGGTATAATAAGGCAAAAAAAATTAAGGAACAAATAGATAATGATAACCTATAAATTCAAGATAATGAATAAAATAGATATTGATGATTACGTTAGGGAGTTTAATAACGTGATTAGGTTTTCATATAATAGATTTCAAGAGGACACTAAATTATCTTTGTCTGATGTTGAGAAGTTGGTTAAGTCAAGGATGAACAATATAAAGTTTCTTGATAGTTCTTTAATTAAAGTAGCGGTTAATAAAGCTAAAGGTTTGATTAAAAAAGATAAGGTTATCTTTGGTGGTAAAGGTAACTTTATTAAAAGAATTAAAGGATTAATTACTAAAGATGAATGGAAAGATTTAAGGAATTTTCCTCTAATGTTAAGAGGTTCTAAATCAGATAATAAAGGTAATAGAAAATCTGAATTAAGAATTATAGAAGATAATTCAATATTATTAAAGTTAAATAAACAGACACATATAAATGTTCAGTTACCAAGAATGAACAAGAATCAAAAGTCAATCTTAAGTAAGGTGCAGATATTGTCCGAAGAGAATAAAGGTTGTTTTTCAATAGAGATAAACAATGATTATGTTTGGATTGTTATAGATGAGAATTTAATAAAACAAGGGGAACGTAAAGTAATTAATGATCGTATTTTGTCATTTGATTTGAATCCAAACTATATTGGGTTATCCATAATTGATTGGAGAGATCAAGACAATAAAGAAGTTATTCATAAGGAAATTATTTCTTTTAAAGAATTAAACGACATGTTGCCTTCAACTGATAAAAAGAAAATTAAGGTAAACAATAAAAGAAGACATGAAGTTTTTAATGTTTCAAAATACATTATCAATCTTGTTAAACATTATAATTGTGATCTTGTATGTTTTGAGAAGTTAAACATGAAAAGTAAAAATCATAAAAAAGGTAAAAGGTTTAACAGATTAGTAAACAATAATTGGTTAAGACAACCGTTCATACAAAATTTAATTAAAAGATGTAATATAGAGAACATAAAGTATCAAGAGGTTGCACCCCAATATTCATCTTTTATAGGACAAATTAATAATCCTGATGATATAGATTCTGTTGGTGCGTCAATTGAACTATCAAGAAGAGGATATTTATTTAATAAAATATATAAAGAAAAATCAATACCAAAACAAGATATAGTTTTCCCAAAATTTAATATTGGTTCTTTAGATGATCATTGGAAGAAAACACTAAAGAATAAATCAAACAATATTAAATCATGGATAGAACTATATAATGTTTTTAAGAAATCTAAATCCAGTTATAGGTTTCTTTTTTCCAAAGATAAATTCTTTGGAAATTCTTTTAGGTTATTTTCTCACAATAGCAACATCATGTTGCATATTTGTACATAAAATATCTAACTGTTTGATGCTATATTATACGACTCATTAGCCGTAATAACATGGACATTCAGCCTAATGTTCTTTTCTGGCACAAGATTCTCCTTACCTCAATGGATCGGTACAGCCCTTGTTGTTTCTGGGCTTTTCCTTATACAAAAATTTTGAAAAAGCTATTGACAATTCGCCGTTAATTGATTATATTATTGTTATGAGAATGATTTGTCGAAGGGATACGTTATGAAAAATGTCGAGAAGTACACTTTCGAAAGTCCATACGATATGGACGAAGCTATCGTTAGCGAGCTTAACAAAATAGCTAAGAAGTTCGACAAAAAGTATTCGACACTTGTTACTTGGAAAAAGACCGAAAAAGAAGTCTACAAAACATCTGCTACTGGATTGAAGTTCCCTGTAACATTTCTTGTTTATGACATCACTGTAAATCTCCCAGTCATTAAATGGAATGGATACGAATACATTGCTACACTCAAGAAGGAATGTGAAGACGAAGAAGGCAATCAGGTCTTTACTTCACTCGATGATGACTTCTCCAAATACTTTGATACAAACTTCAGGTGCGATCACTGTCATACAAATAGAAGAAGGAAAACGGTTCACATCTTCAGAAATGAAGATGGTGATGAACTGATGATTGCTAGCACTTGCTCCAAGCAGTACTTTGGTATAAATGTAGCCAGCAAAGTTCAAAATCTATTTGACTTCTTCTCCAAAGGAAAAATTGGAGCTTCTCTTAGAGGAATATTTGAAGGAAGATGGATAAAGTCAAATCCTCTTGACAAGAAAACATTCTGTAGGTTGTGCTATGGAATAATCAAGAGAGATGGTAAGTATCACTCTGGCGGATGGCACGGAGCATCGACTAAGGATGAAGCTAATCAATATTTTCATCCATCACTTTCTTTCCTAACATCAGAAGAAATTGACAATCTTAGAATGGAGATTGTCAATGTGCTGAAGCTTTCAGACGGATTTGAGTTTGATAGAATGGTTGAGTATTGGAAAAGCAAGGACAACAAAGATAACTTTACCAACAATGTCAATGTAGCACTCGACATGAATAGACCTCAACTTGGATATCTTGCTTGGGCTGTATTTGACTACATGAAAGAAGTTGAGGGTTTTGGAAAAAGAGAAGCCAAAAAGGAAAGTAACTATATAGGAACAGTTGGAGAAAAGATAGAGTCAGCAGCGACAGTCAGAAACATAAAAGAAGTGTCAACAATGTTTGGAAACACTTCTTTAGTCGTACTGGAAGACAATGATAATAATATTCTGAACTGGTGGACATCGACAAGTCTCAACTTCAAAGAGGGAGATGAAATAGTAATCTCTGGTAGAGTAAAGAAGCACGACGAGTTCAAAGGAACCAAAATCACTACAATCAAAAACTGTAAGGTCTTTAAAAATGATGAATGAAGAAGAAAGAAAAATAACCAAAGGAATGGCCAAGATTTTCTTGAACTGTGAGAACGGTCTTGAAATCTTGAAAGAAGCATGTGATGAGTTGATGAAAGAAAGTGCTATGAAATCAGAGGCAGATAAGTCTGTAGCATATCTTGAGACTTCTATAGGAATTAGTAAACTATCATTAGAATTTTTGAAGGAGAAGAAGTATAATGGCAACACTAAAGGTCGAAGTAGTAAAGATTGACGAAATCAAAGAACATCCAAACGCAGATGCTCTTGAAATTGCCATCGTAAAAGGTTGGCAATGTGCTGTCAAAAAGGAAGAGTTCAAAGTTGGTGACCTTTGTGTCTACTTTCCTCTTGACTCGGTTCTTCCAAAAGAACTCTCTGACCACATTGGAATTACGAAGTACCTAGCACACGGAAGAGTAAAAGCTGCTAAGCTTCGTGGAGAACCTTCCTATGGTCTGCTTTGGCCGGTTAACAAAGCTGAAGACTACATCTATCCTCATCCTTCTGACCAAAGAAGTTTCAGTGATGGAATGGACCTTACTGAGGCTCTTGGTGTAACCAAATGGGAGCCTCCAGTAAAGCTTAACGTTCAAGACGCCGAAACTCCTCATACTCTCTTTGACAAGTATACTGAGATTGAAAATATGAGGAACTATCCTGATGTTATTCAACCGGGTGAAAAAGTTTATATTACTGAGAAGATTCATGGGTGTGTTAATTATCAAACAAAGATTTTAATGGCAAATGGAGAGGAAAAATTTATAAAAGATATTTGTAAAGGAGATTTTGTTGTTTCATTTAATGAAAAAACAAAAGAATTTGAAATTAATAGAGTCTTAAATGTTTTACGTCAAAAGAAAACTTTTATCAAGCGCAAAATATTTAAACGAAAGTGATGATATTGAAAATTATTTTTGATTTTAGCATTTTTTTTGTTATGAACTCAATATAATTGTTGAAGTATATGGAGACATATATCATTGTAATCCTAATAAGTTCAAAAACCCGGACGAATACTGTTGTAATTACTCCTTACGTTGAAAGATACGACGAAAGAGTCGGGAGAGTCATTATGAAGTATGTTTTCGACCAGTATCTTACACGTAAAGGTGGAACAGAATACAAGTAAGGAGATATTATGAACTGTAAAGAACTTAATGAAATTGTAAGAAGAGTCAGAGACCATGGTATTGCTTCATTGACAAATGAGCAAATAGCTGGTTTATTTGAACAAGCTATTTGGAGTCATGATAGTATTTGTGATTGCGGAGAATGTTTGTCAGAATTTATAGAAGAAATTTGGTAACTTAAAGAAAGAATATTGTGATATGATTGAAGAAATTGCTTTAAATTTTATTACTAAGTCTGATAATGATTTTGAAAATTTTTTAAAATCTCAAAACTTAATTAAAGTCGTAAAAGAAATTTTATCAACTTATGTTTCTGATAAGAATTCTTCTTTTCTTAGAGAAATGGTATCTTGTCATATTGCTGGATACAAACACTCGACCGAAAAACTAGGATATGATGGTTATAAAGAAAAATTACCATGTGAAATAAAACCTCAGAATGTAGATAGAGATAGTAAACGCCGTCTAAACTTAGGAGGTTCTTTTAGTGATTTTACTTGGAAAAAATTTAACAAATGCTCTATTGATAAATTAAATATGATTATGTCAGGTTTTGTAGATGGAAAATTAATTTATATAATAACATTTCCATTCAACTGCGAAGAGTTTAAGAATCATCTTTTGAAACAACTCAATAAGAAATTACCAAACGGAGACATAAGTAATGAATATATAAGAAGCTGCTCTTGGTCATTTATTCATATTAAAAATGAAAATTTATCATTAGAATATTTGTCAAGTGACTATATAAAATATAGAAAAAACATGACAAAAAAACTTTTTGATTTTATACAGGAAAAAAATTCCAAATGAAAGATACTTTAATTTTGGGAACAAATATTGAAATTATATCTGATTTAATTTCAAAAAACGGAGAGTTTATAGATTGTACTATTACAAGTCCTCCATACAATAAATATGAAAAGAAAAATTCTGGTAAAATAACCAAAGCAGTAATCTACGACAATTTTTCGGATAGTAAGCCAGAGGAATTTTATCAACAGGAGCAAATTGATTTATTAAGCAAAATTTGGGAAGGAACTTTTCCTGGTGGAAGTTGCTTTTATAACCATAAAGTAAGATATATAAACGGAAGCGCAATATCTCCTTTTAATTGGCTAAACAAAACACCTTGGAAATTAAAACAGGAAATTATATGGGATAGAGTAATTGCTTCAAATATTCGTGGATGGAGATTTTGGAATGTTGACGAAAGAATATATTGGTTATATAAACCTCTTAATAAAAATGATAGAGGTATTGAGCTAAAATCTAAATGGGCAAAAATGGGTTCTATTTGGAGATTTCCTCCAGAAACAAAAATAAAAAACCATCCTGCGCCATTTCCTAAGGAACTACCAAAAAGAATAATTATGTCATTATATGATAATAATTCACACAAAACAATTTTAGACCCTTATATTGGAAGTGGAACAACAGCAGTTGTCGCCAAAGAATTGGGACATCATTATATTGGAATTGATATTTCAGAATCATATTTAAAAATTGCTAAAGAAAGAATAGACGAATCTTGTGTTTATGATACTGGAATTTCTCAACTTTTCGAGAATTAAAATGATGACAAGAATGTCTACAGTTGAGATATGAGATGGGAATCTTACAAAACATGGAGAACCAGCTATGAAGAAAATCATAATGATAATTTTGCTACTGATACTATCATGTAGCAGCAGCAAGCAATTTATTATTCTTGACAACCCACAAGAAGCAAAAGACTTCGAATATGAAATTTCAAAAATCGATACTCTTGAAAATGGTTGGTACAAAGTTTACATCAAGGATTGAAAATGAGTTTTTGGAGACCAGAAATTTTATCAGCACCAAACATTCCTAAGCCACTTCACACAGTCAATCCAAGATCAATCCTTGGAAAGGACTGGTGGAATATCAAAAGAAAAGAAGCATACGCAACCCATGGATATAAATGTTGGGCTTGTGGTGTCCCTAAAAGAAGTGCTTATTATCATAAATGGTTAGAAGCACATGAGGATTATGACATTGATTGGAATACGGGAACGGTAGAACTTAAGGAAATAGTTGCTCTTTGTCACTCATGTCACAACTTTATCCATAATAGTAGACTTTACAACATTTATTTGAATGGAGAAGTAGACTTTGATAAGGTTTGGGATATTCTTGAGCACGGTTTTGATATCTGTATCAGAAATAACATTCAGCCTTACTATGGTGCTTTCAAGGTCAAATATATATTGGAAGGAATGCCAGAGGACAAAGCCGAAGATTTAGCCAAAGAATTTGGATGGTACCCAGAAAATTTGGCTGGTTGGGATAAATGGCATCTTGTTTTAGAAGGTAAGAAGTACTATTCTCCATTCAAAAATCTTCAGGAATGGGAAAATCATTGGATTTGAAAAAAACTATTGACTTTTCCTTCAACATTGATTATATTATTAAATGTTGATGCGTGGACACTAGCGCATCGGGTTATTAGACTGAGTATCTGATGCCTTCAGGGCGGGTCAATATGGCGCTTAAACCCCGCCCCTACCAGTGTCAGAATTTTTGAAAGTGAGTACAATAATGAAATTCAAAGTTGGACAAAAGTAACTTACCACTCATTCGACATACACGAAAAGGGTATTGTAAAAAGCCTTTCTGATAACGAATATGTATTCGTTGTATATAATTGTGGTGGAGAATGGGACAACTACAAAGATTACACTGCGGCAAGAACTCGTATTGCTGATCTAACAATTGGATGGAAGTTTTCTAATAGTATCTACTGAATTCGAAGAAAGAAAAGAATATATTCTTGGCTTAACTTTGGATGATATGCGTAAGTATATTCACTATAAAGGAAAGCAAATTGATGAAAATCTTTCTAAGGAAGAACTGCTTGAAGTTATTTTATATCTTTATAAAAGAGAACAGTTGGTAATAAATCTTAAAAATACAATATGTGAGGAATGTAAAGCAGAAGACGAACGCGGAATTGAATGGTAAAGGAGATAAAAATGTTTGAGATCAATGGAAAGTATACTAACGCTAAGGTTATGATTGACGATGTTGAGGATGCTTGTGTTGGACAGATTCACGGCTTAGTTAACCATCCTGTTTTTACTAATCCAGTTCGTATTATGCCAGATTGTCATACTGGAAAGTCAAGCTGTATCGGATTCACGATGCCTATGACTGATAAGATTATTCCAGCCGTGGTATCTGTTGACATTGGATGTGGGATGTTGGCATTGAATATCGGTAAGGAGCTTCCTCTTACCATGTCGAAGCTTGACCACAAGATTCGAAAGCGTGTTCCTTTTGGCTTTGATGTTCACGGTCAGTCAAGCCATGACAAGTACGATATGAAGAACTTCCCTTGGCGAGATGTTAAGACTCTTGCTCACAACTTCTCTTTGGCTTACAATGAGAAGTTCGGAACCAACCATTACTTCGACGGATACGACATCAACTGGTTCGAGCAGAAGTGTAAGACCATCGGTGCTGATCTTGGTCGTACTGTAAAGTCCATTGGAACTATCGGCGGCGGCAATCATTTTTGTGAATTTGGACATGACGGAAACGGTGACTACTGGATTGTTATTCACACTGGTTCTCGTAACTTTGGTAAGTGTGTTTGTGACTACTGGCAGAACATGGCTTCCAAGGTTATTCGTGACCAGAAGAATGAAGAGTTCAGGAATCGTATCGAGAAGATTCGTCAGGACTATTCTGGAATGGAGATCAAGAAGAAGATCAAGGAGGCTCGTAAGGAGCTTGGTCTTGACGTTTTTGAAAATGATAATCTTTCTAAGGACCTTCAGTGGCTCGAGGACGAGCACGCAATGGGATACCTTTACGATATGATATTTGCTCAGAAGTTTGCTGAGGTTAATAGGATGAGGATTGCGGATATCATTCTTGACATTCTTGGTGTAGAGCCAGTTGACAGGATTGAAACCGTTCACAACTTCATCGACTTCCGTGACTTTGTTATTCGTAAGGGTGCTATCCGTTCTTATGTTGGTGAGCGAATGATTATTCCTTTCAATCCAAGAGATGGTATTCTTATCTGCGAGGGTAAGTCAAATCCAGAGTGGAACTGTTCCGCTCCACATGGAGCGGGTAGGCTCATGTCTCGTTCTCAGGCTAGGAAGAAGATTTCAGATGAGATGGCCGAAAGTGCTATGAATGGAATATTCGCTTCTGAAAAGCCAAAGGATGAATCACCTTTGGTATATAAGAGTTCGTCAATCATAGAAGCATCTATTGAACCAACCGCTTCTATTTTGAATAGGGTTGTACCAATCATGAACATGAAGGCTGGTTAATCTCTTCGCATAACCAGCCTTTATGGTTTTTCTTTTTGCGGAGTACGAGAAGTATACTGAGGCTTGGGAAAATGAAAAAGGAAAAATCTTGACACAAGTAAATGAAAATGTTATATTATAAATAAGAACGAATGCTCGGATAGCCCAACTGGCAAAGGCGACGGTTTCAAACACCGTACAGTGTGGGTTCGAACCCTCTCCGAGTACCATTTTTGCTGGCGTAGCCCAACTGGCAGAGGCAACTGGTTTAAGCCCAGTACAGTGTGGGTTCGAATCCCACCGCCAGTACCAAATAGGAGGTTGAATTATGAAAAATAAAAAAGGACTTATCGTAATTGGAGTTATATTTTTTCTGGCTTTAGTAAAATTATTTATTTACAAAATAAACAATATTCCAAAGAAAGTAAGTCAACCTTACGAAGAAATGTTTATATAATGGTTACTGAAGTAATGCCATATATAGAAAGATACGGTGTTATAACTGGTGATAAATAATTTTAATTTCTTTGTAATTTTATGTAAAAATATAATTGTATAAATAATAATAAAATCTTAACATTTACAGATATTTTATGATAACCTATAAATTTAAAATACAAAATCAAATAAACATTAACGAAGATTACATTAGGCAATTTAATAATGTAATTAGATTTTCGTATAATAGATTTAAGGAAAATCCTAAAGCTAAGTTAAGCGATATTGAAAAGATTGTTAAAGAGAAAATGAACAATATAGGGATGCTTGATGCATCCATAATTAAAGTAGCGGTTAATAAAGCTAAAGGTTTGATTAAAAAAGATAAGGTTATCTTTGGTGGTAAAGGTAACTTTATTAAAAGAATTAAAGGATTAATTAC